AATGACAAAAACTTTTGTCGTTGTCGCGACATAAATGACAAAATAGCGACAGACAACGACGACACGACATAAAGTTAATATAAATAATAATAATAATATAAATATTAATAAGAATAACAATATTAATAAGAATAATACGGATTTACTATGTAAATCCTTTTTTACATTTTGTCATTATATTTTGGCTAGGTATGATTCGCATTGATACATGTCTTTGGATGGTTAGAAGTAGCCCCATATATGGTACGTTTGTTTTATAATATATGTATGTGTATTATATCAACCCTCTAGCGAGTTTTTGCCGACTCGTTTCACTTCGTCGGCAAAAAGCGTCCCAGTCATGGGACTCTCGCTTTGTCTGGCTTGCTAAAGCAAACCATCCAAAATAAGATTTGAAACGGATTTGGGCAATGATTAGTTGGTGTGTAAATGTTTGTATAGTAATTGGACAGATATTTTTGATGAATTTTATATATTCTGGATTGAATTATAAAGAAATTGTTGGTTAAATTAGCTGTTTTACAATTTTGATGCCGTAATAATTAAGAGAAAATTTATAGCAAAAGTTTAATATATAGGTAATTATATGTTGTTATTTTACGATTCATATTGTTAATTTAATCTGATAAATGATTTGTTTTATAATTTATATAATGGATAATTTTGTATAAAGAGACGTGTAAAATGGGTTTGATGATAGAAGATTATTAGAAAAGAGTGCCGTTTTATGTGGTAGTGGTTAACGATATTTAGATGATATTTAGGTAATATTTGACACAATGATAGTGAAAAAGTTTAGAGAAATTTTTCTGAGTTAGTGTATATGATAACCTCGTGTACCCAACATTGAAAAAACCATTGCAAACGCTAGTTTTATGTACCCCGGATGCGTGATTACACGTCGAAAAAATCAATTTTCTCAAAATATCAATTTTGAGAAGTTTTTTGCTTTTCTGGCTGTCAAAACACAAAAAAATTGTGCTATGTTGGTGGTGGGCAACGGCTCAGCGGTTGACTGAGCTTGTTAGCTTTAGCTACTTAACTGTAGCAGATTGGAGTTAATCATGTTGAAAGTTACTTTGGCAAATGGTACTGTTATCGAGGCTTCTACCGTTGAAGAATTGGCTGCTGTTCAGTCTCTTCTTTCTTCTTCTGTTCCTAGTAAACCTACCAGGACTACTGGAATGAGTGCTGCTGAAAAGTGGGAAAAGAACAAAGCTGACAGAGCCGCTGAACGTGAGGCATTTTACAAGACACATAAATGTGTCAAGACAGCTGACGAAAATAGGGCTATGGTCTATGAAGCTATTGGCTATGTTCCTAAGTCTGGAATGTACTTTGACAAGGCACTTTACAAGGCTACTGCAAAGAAACTTGGCGTTCTTGGTAAGTCCGGTAAGGTTGTCGGCACTTATGAAGAGATCAAGTAACGCGACCTAATCCCTATAGCCTCTCACCCTTCGGGGTGAGGGGCTTATTTTTTTGTGTGAACGGTTTTGTATTTTTTCAAGCCGTTCACTTTTCTTATGTTCTCATGTCTATGTGTTTTTGCATAGATGCGTTTTTATATATTTCACCGGGCTATGAGGTGTGAGTCCCCATAGCTCAACAAACAAACACCCAGTGTGAAACAGACGAGCATTATATGCGAGTCAATAATATTTAGGAGGTACAAATTATGAAAAAGTCAATCATCATCTTCTCTACTATCTGTCTCATGCTCATTGCCTATATCATTGGTGTCAAGGTTGGTCGCAACGAGGCTATTCACAATGCTTACTTGGTGAGTGACGACGGCGATACCTACGTCATTGGTTACGGCTACAATAATGACGACGAGCTTGACGATGAATATCATGAATACATCCGAGAGGAGGAATAACCTATGAACAAACTAACCCTTATCCAATTGCTCAACGTAGCAAACATCCCTTTCTTATCTTACACTGACAAGGTTGTCTTTGTGGTTGAGGATGAACTTCACGAATGCTTTCTCGATGAGAATGACTGTGTAGCCGCAGAAGAAACATGGTCTGACGGATGCACACTTGATGATTATGTCAAAGAAGCTGGGAGGAATGATTTATGAAATGTATCGATTGTTGTTACTGTTGGAAGGACGAGGATGATAAATATCCTTGTTGTCATTGGGCATCCAAATGTCCTGATGACATTCCACCATGTGAGGATGAGGAGGCTGATGAATAAATATGAACGTTGAATTCCTACTTAAAACTCTTGCACTCAAGTGCAAAAATATCATTTGCACCGACCTTAGCATTGTGTTTGAGGTCGGTAATGTTTTGCATGAAGCAATGTATGCACATGGTCATGTCTATCAGGAGTACATCTTGGATGACATGACACTCAACGACTACATTGTACTTTGCAAAACTCATCATGTTCACTATCAACAAATTGCTTAGTAGGAACACAAAATGACATTTACATTCACTGACCTGAAGAATCTCTACTGAAGTGATAGTTATGACATCTACTAAAAAAGTATCCACTACACATTGAGTACTAAATCACTTGACTGTGATGGTATTTATGCTCGACTCAAATTTGGAGGTAATGATATGAACGTCAACTGGGATGAGCAGTATGCTCAGCTTGAGATGGATGAGGCTTATGACAAGTATCTTGACAGGTGTGCCATACTCGGCATGCCTCCAATGCCTTTCGGTGTGTGGAAGAAGTACTACAAATAAACCTGTAGCAAAAGCCCTTGACTTATGTCGAGGGCTTCTCTATGGGTTTATTTAATGACTACCCACTAGCAATAGGGGTTAAGGTCAAGCTCATAGGAAGGAGCAAACAATGACTAAGTTTGAGCAAAGAGGCATCAATTTCCAGTATGATGCAACAACTAAGGAGCAAGCACAAAAATCTTTCCAGTATTCTTGCGATTGCTGCTGCAACAAGGGTATGCGCATTGATTGCGACCACTGCGCAATCAGCTACACCCACAAAATGGTTGTGGCGTATTTTGAAACTAAGGAGGAAGAAGCCCACTAACAATTAAATGTCACTGGTCAAATCAACAAGTATAAAACAGGAGGATTGCAATATGACTAAACAGCAGCGAGACATCATTGACGCCAAGAAAGAAGTATTCCGTGGTTTCTGCCTCAAGTGGGGCAAGGACATTGAGCGCCGTTTCCTTGATGAGTGCTCCCGGCGTCCTAATGCTGACCCTCAAATCATCATGGACAGGCTGACTCATGACAAGATTCAGGAACGTTTCGATGAGTTCTACGGATGACTAGTCATAACTCATGCTGGCTAAGCAACGAGGTGTGCAACGTCAATGAGTCACAATTTTTCCGATTGGCTGCGCCAGTTCCAACTGAATAAAACCTATATGAAGCCCTTGACCTTGCGTCGAGGGTTTCCTTATGGGCTTTGCTCAGACGAGTGATTTACGTTACGAATCAAACAGACAAGTGTAAAACACGAGTCAAATTTAATAGCCGACGGGCTTAAAACGTGGAGGTTTTATGAATAAGCAGGAAGTTATGAAGGCTCTGGCTATCTGCGGTGGTATCAATCGTGTGGGCTGTGAGGAGTGTCCTTACTATGGTGTGGAGAGCTGTGATGCTCGTATGAACAACGATGCTATTGCTCTGCTCAATTCTGAGCCTGAGCATAACTCCAAACCCGCTTATCACACCGCTTATATCTACACCAAGCACGACAACCTGAGCAAGTGGTTCGATGCGAACTGCGCTAAGTTCATTGTTGACGGCAACATGGAGTATTCCGAACACTTCGTAAGAGCCGAAAAACATTATGCTCAGGAGCGTATCGTTAAGCTCGTTATTCTTGTTCGCCATGAAGATGGCAAGTGTTACTGCCGCATCAAGTGTCCCATCAATCCTCTGCCCATTAAGGGCGAGTTTGAAACTACTACTGCCGCTGATGTGGGCAGACTGATTATGTCCATGGGCTGGAGCTTCAGCCATAAGATTGAACTCAACTCTCCGCTTTACAAATAAGGCGGAGCGCAAGGAAGGTGGTGATGCCAAAACAATTATATCCACGCAAATCATTAAATTTTAGGAGGTAAATCAAATGAAACTCAAAAGCGAAATTCCTTTCATCAAGGCAAACTTCAGTAAAATCACTAACTTGCCTGAGTACGCAGCAAACCTCAAGGCAAACGGAAACTACAAGGACTTCGGCACTCGTCTTGCTTGGGATTGCATTCACGCAACCATCCCAAGCGAAATTGTTTGCGGCTGGTACGACAAGTACATGACGACCACATCACAACTGCGGCAAAGGCTGCATTAAGGGAAATGGGGGTGCTCTAATGAAGGCAAATGAATATATGCGTCAGCTTAAAGCCGCGTTCCAAAAGGCAGATGCAATTTATGAGGACACAATCATTGACATCTGTGGCAGTGAAGGGCTTCTTTCTCTAAGGGAAAGCCGCCTGATCGAACTGTGCGGTGTTCTCGAAGGCAGACGACTTTATACCATTTAAGGCAAATGGAAAGGAGAATGTAAAATGACTGACTATCAAGCTCAAGCGAAACAGTTCCTTGCGGACTGCAAGGCAACAATGGAAATCAACTTCATCGGAAAGGAGATCCCTTCTCACTGGTTGGGTGAAACCAAACCGCACAACAAGTATCAGTTCACCATCACAACTCCAAAAGGCAAATACACAAGCTACTTCTGGGACAGCCTGCATAATACAGAGGTAGGCGAAATGACTGCTGATGACCTTGCGCGTAAGAAATACAAGGCACATTATGATGTGCTTAGGATGCACGAAAGAACCAATGTGTTGCGTGAACTCAAGTCTCTCAAGACAAACGCAATTCCAACCGAGTATGATATTCTTGCAGCCGTAGAGAAATACGGCTATGACAGCTTCAGCGACTTCTGTGCCGAGTTCGGTTACAGTACTGATAGCATCTCTGCAAGGGAAACTTTCCTTGCTTGTGGCGAGGAATATGCATGGCTTCGCCGTATCTTTACGGAGGAGCAAATGGAAGAACTGAGGAAGATTCAGTAATGGAACTCAATATCAACAAGGACGAGGCGCAGTTAATCGACTGTGCCTTGACTTATTACTTGAAGCAAGGTGCTGCACGCTGGTGTCAAGATTGGTTCCCCAAAGCAGATTTGGAGTGTATCTTTAATCAACTCAACATCATAGAAGAATTGGAGGAGTAAAACAAATGTTTCGTGTTTATTTTTATGTTGGCATAGATCTCATTGTCAACGGAACGATGCAGTATCTTCCCAGACAGGGAGAAAAAATAAAGCTAAACGGTAAACTGTATAAAGTGATAGATGTTGTGTACCTAATTGAGCAAAGACCATCCTCCACAACAGAAGTCGTAATTAGGCTGGAGAAATTTTAAGGAGGTGGAAAGCAAATGGAATTTCATTGGCACAAAGGGAATTGTCTCCCTGCCGAAGAATGGAAAACAATTGCTGTTTGTATGCAACAAATTGGCAAGGCAATTTATCAGCCATGCCTTGGTGGCTGCACTGAAAACGGGAGAGATTATTATGCCGTTGACTTTATCTGCACTCCTAACGAAATAAAGGAACTGGCAGAAATCCTAAATGACTTCGTAAAATCAATGCATAAGGAGGTAAGGCAAATGAGTAGATGGTGTGAAAAATGTACCCATGAACCATACATAAGTTGCAGCAAACGTTGTCCAGCGTGTGGCTTGTCGTATGATGAAGCCTTAGCAAAGGTTGTTATGCCTCATAACAACCGTTCCAAGGCAGAACAGTGTCTGATTGACAACGGAATTGAACCAGATGAAGCACCTGTTGTTCTTCAGGCATTGGGTTACATTCTGCTCGATGAAGAACTTTATCCAGAGGAGGAATCAAAATGACCATTCAAGATAAAATCGGCATTATTTATGCTATTTCTGATTGCTCGGGTAGGTCATGCGATAATTGTGCCGCAACGAACGTATGTCGTGGCGGAAAAAGAGCCTTTGTCATTGACCTGATAAACGAAGTTAAAGCTCTTATCAAAGAGCGAGATGAGGCAGTTGCTGAACTTGCCGCCCTCAAAGAAAAACCCGAAAATTAAACAATACAAAATTATTACTGAAAGGAAATAAAACCATGAAAAAGATTCTTGCTATCGTTCTTGCCCTGCTCGTTATCCTGTCCATGACTGCTTGCGCCAACTCTACCATGAAGGCAACTGAGCCTACCGAAAAGGAAAGCGATATCATTGAAGATGCATTCGTAAGCGAAATTGATGCAGAGTTCAAGTTGATTTTCGGAGATGATATACTCTTCTCCATGTACGAGGACGAATGCTACTCCATCGTAATTAGCTTTGAAGGAATTCAAGATATCTATGATTATTATCACAGAATCCCTGACGAAGTATCTGACTCCATCGCGGAAATGAGCAAAGCAACTTACGAAGCAGGTCTTGATAATATGTTTGTGCTTGTAAGTGATGTTGACAATACAGAATTGCTCATCATCTACAACGGAATTGATGTAACGAAGGAGGTGCTCAATGCAGACTGAAATCAAATGTGAACATGGGCATTACGTTGCCTATGTGAATGGAGAATTCTATTGCAGCGCTGATACATACAGCGAGGCAGAAAGAGAAATTGAGGAGGAATAAATTATGTTTCATGTTGGCGACATGGTAAAAGCACTTGATGATGGAAGTCATTATACCATTACAACGAGAGGTTGGATTGGGTATGTGACGAGAGTAATCAACGACGACACAATCTGTGTATCTAATAGCATGCCTGGTATTTTTAAGGAATGGAGAGTGTCGGCTCGTTATTTTGAGTTAGTTAAATCAACTTGTATTGAAGAAAAGGAGGAAAATAAAATGGATGTAAAAGAAATTATCACTGAGGAAGAAAAGGAAATGCTTCTTGAGGACATGAAGCATCTGCTTGATGAGTATGACTACGACTACACCGAGGAAGCGCTCGACAGGATCATTAACACATGGGCAGAAAACAAGGCAGACCTTATCACCGCTTTCAAGAAGCATCCGAACTATCTCAAAGGCAAATTCATGATTGTATTCAGCCACAATTTTGCACGCGAGACAAGCACCAATGCGCTTAGAGACTTTGCTAAATGGCTTCTGGATTTGGACAATGCACTTGCAGTAAGGGAATTCATGCCTGATGACATGAAAGACTATTGCACGTCTTATGGTAAAAAACTTCCTGAAGCTATCTTCAATTTCGTTATCAATCTGTACCGATTCTCTGACCAGTACATTGACGAGGCAACCGCAGGTAAATTTAATGAAATGTTGCCTGACATTCACGCTCACAACGGACAGAAGATGAGCCGCGTTATGAACAAGCTGCTCACATACATTGGCTACAATAAGCTGCCCGACTACAATAGGGAATTTGCAAAGTATGCTGATGCAATCAATCCGCTTCAGATTGTAAGGCATACCGTTCTTTCTGTGAACCCGCTTGATTATCTCACCATGTCGTTTGGTAATTCGTGGGCAAGCTGCCATACCATCGACAAGACCAATAAGAGAAATATGCCGAACAGTTATGAGGGGATGTGTTCCTCTGGCACTGTAAGCTACATGTTGGATAAGCCTTCCATGGTATTCTATACTGTGGACGCAGCCTACGGAGGGAAAGATTTCTGGCATGAGCCTAAGATTAACCGTCAGATGTTCCATTGGGCAGAAGACAAACTCGTACAGGGCAGACTGTACCCGCAAGACAATGACGGAAACGGTGGTGCATATACTCCTTACAGAGAAATTGTCCAAAAGATTATGTCCGAAATCTTTGAATTTCCGAATCTGTGGACTGTCTCAAAGGGAACTGATGCGGCAAGCGAATATGTGGTATCCGAAGGCACTCACTATAGAGACTATGAGAGCTACAGTAATTGCACACTTTCTCGTCCGAAGGGAAGCGAGAATGAAGAATACTTCACAGTTGGTCATGCACCGATTTGTATCAAGTGCGGCTATGAACATGACAAACAGGGAAATATTTCTTGCTGCGCTAGTAAAGTAACTTGCGCAAATTGCGGTTGTCTCATTGAAAGTGATAGCGAAGAAGTCGTTTGGATTAACGGAGAACCGTATTGCAGCGATTGTGTAAGCTGGTGCGACTGCTGTGAGAGCTACGTTGTTAGCGGTGTAACAGAAGTAGATGGTGGCAATTTTGTGTGTGACGATTGTTTGGAAAATTACTACAGACAGTGTCACGATTGTGGAGAGTACTATAGGAAAAGCCGCATGACATATGTAGGTTCCATTGAAGATTATGTTTGCCGCGATTGTCTTGAAGAGAATTATTGTTTCTGCGATGACTGTGGAGAATACTTCAGAAGCGGAGACTTGACAGAGCATAACGGACGTTGGCTATGTGATAGTTGTCTTGAAGGAGCGGAAGCACAGGAAGAAGACGATGAAGAAGAAAACTCCGAGGCAAACGCCGAAGAACAGGCTATTTAAGGGAGGTAAATGAATATGAATAAAGAGTTTGAAAAAATCTGCCGCATGTCTCAGAAATCACTAAAGAATCATGTGAAACAGAAACTGGTAAAAACACACGGCGAAATTGTCAGCGGGGATGGTTTTGTGTTTGCACAAGGCAAATTCCCCGTGCTCTTGATGGCACATCTTGACACAGTGCACAAAAGCTTGCCGACCATGGTTGAATATGATACAGAACAGAACATTATTTCTTCTCCTAATGGAATTGGAGGAGATGATCGATGTGGTGTATACATGATTTTTAAGATTCTCAAAAAATATAACTGCTCAGTCCTTTTCTGCGAGGATGAGGAGATTGGATGTGTTGGCGCAGGGAAATTCATTAAAACAGAACTTGCAAAGGAACTTGATTTTAATTACATCATTGAGTTCGACCGTGCCAACGCAAACGACGCAGTATTTTATCAGTGCGCAAATGATGAGTTCGAAAAATTCATCACAAAGGAATTTTATGAAACAGCATTCGGTTCGTTCTCTGATATTTGCGAGGTTGCGCCATTCATTGGGTGTGCGGCAGTGAATCTCAGCTGTGGATATTACAGGGCACATACCACAAGCGAATATGTTGTGATTTCTGAAATGGAAAGGAGTATTCAGGAAGCATGCAAGATTCTTGAAAGGACAACGGAAAACGACAAATTCAATTATGTGGAAAGCTATTGCAGTGCCGCAGCAGATTGGATTGATGATATGTATGATGACTATTATGGCAGCAAGTATTATGTTGTCGAATATGTAGACAAAAATAATATTATGTGCTGGTATGATACGATTGCACATTCCAAGGCAGAGGCAGTCGGCAAATTCGTTATGGAATGCCCCGACATTCCTTTCGAAAATGTAATTGACGTCATGGTTGACAGTAACGTATATAACTATATCTAACAACAAAACAAAATTATTGCCAACTGGCAGAAAGGAAATTGACATCATGAAAAACATCACTATCATCAAAGCTAAGTACATTGTGGAGAGCGACCGTCGTAAGGGAAAGGCAGTCATGTGTCTTGACACTGGTGAGGTATTCACTAGTGCAAAGGAATGTGCAGATAAAAAGCATATGCCGTATGATAATTTTGCATATAAACTGCGCGATGGCAAGATTGCCGTGGATGGCAAACTGTATTGCTATGTCGAAGACATGAGCTACTATGCAAACGCTATTCAGTCCAGAATCTATGCAAAGGCAAAGATGGAGTATGATGCGGCGGTGCTCCAGTTGGCAGAGATTGAGCGCAAAAAGACAGTTGCAAAGGCAAAGGTTGATAAGCTGAAAATGATTGTTGAATGAGGAGGTAAAGTAAAATGAAAAAAATTCGCAAATGGTTCTTCAAGTTACTCACGGGCTATGATCTGGTTGAGTATGAAGACGTAATGAAAGAATGGAAAGCAACACTCGACCTTGCAGAAAGAATTGCGAAGACTAATCAACGCCTTGTAAAGCATTCTGGTGAAGTTATAGACCTACTGAATAGTTATCTTAATGAGGAGGTAAAGTAAAGCAAGTTGACACAGCAGTATAATAAGGGTAAAATAATTACGAATAATGTATAGGTCTTGTTAATAAAGGGAGGTAAACAAATGGTTGTTATTTTACTTATTATCATTGCTTGTGTACTACTATTCGGAAAGGACGAAACAAAAGACGGGATTATTGCTCTCATTGGAACTATCGTAGTCTTTGCAATTATTGCAATGATTGCAAATGCATGTGGATTTTTAGACTAAACAAAATAGTTTGTCCTATAATAGGGCAAACTAACACGAAACGAAAATACAATACGAAATTAAAGGGAGGAATAAATATGAACGTATCAAAAGAAATCAAAAAGGCAGAGGCAATTAACCGCATGAAAGAGCTTGGGCTGTTTGCTCCGTGTATCAAGGCATTCAAGAGAGGCGAGGTGCAGCTTTCTGAACAGACTGGAGGTTTGTATGAGTTCAGCAGCGACAAGGAACTTACTGCAAAGGTGCAGGAGTTTGAAAAGGAAAACAATGCGCTTGTGTATCATGTAATTCATACTCCTGTAATGATTGACGGTGAAGTAATGGATATGTACAATTTCTTGTATGTATCGGATTATCAAGAGGAATACGAAATGGACAATGCCGACATTAAGGAGGGGTATGTGCTTGCATATGTGTGGAACAAAACCATTGACTACTTCAGCGAGTTCGGCAGCATTGCAGTCAAGGGACGCTTCGGTGGTTTGGTGCGAATTGGCTAAGAAAATTTGTTGAATATGACATATTGAATTTTGAGAAAGAGGTGATATAATAAAGGCAAAAGGGGCTGATGCGAATGGAAAACAAAGAGTTGCAAGAGGTGGTTGATGTAATACTTCAGGCGCTACTTGAAATGGAAGAAAGATTAAATAAGAAGTTCGATGAAATAGACAAGTGGTTCGACAAGTTTGAAGAAAAGTCAAAGTAAGCGAGGGGCATTTGCCCCTTGTCTTACGCAATACAAAATTAACGGAGGCATCTTATGAAACTTTTACTTAGACAGTTTGGAGACGAATGCTACGTATGGAAAAATGCAGAAATGAATGATGAAAAAACATTTATTGTAGATGGGAGAACTGTAAATCAGGGAAACGTCGTATCTATTTATAGAGACAATAGAAATAAATTCGTCAAATGTTCGCATTGTGGCACTATTCTCAAGAACACTGACGCAGAGATCAAAGAGCATAGGCTCATGAGCACAACTTCTACAACATGCTTTAGATGCCCAAACTTAAGAACATGTGAAGAAATTACAAAGTCGATTAAATATGTGTTACAAGATGACGGTAAGTATATTGCAACGGTCAAAAGTGAAATGCAACTCAAGTGCCGTCAAGGTTGGGGCAGATTGTACGACATCAATTCCGAAGATGCAAGAACTGGTTGTAAATATAGAGGATGTATTGATGCAACGATGAAAAGCATTCAGGATATTTTCACAGAGTGTCCCGGTATTTTTGATGATATTATTACCATTGACTGTATTCTAGATACAAATTTCGAAGACAGAACTTCACATAGAAACGGCATGACATATAAGCTCAAGGGAAGAGACAACATTGTGGCGGTTGTAAATAAGATTGGTATTGTTGACCATTTTAATATCAGTCGTTATTCGCACTGCTGGGATGTTGTATATTCAAAAAAGTATAATGAATTTTATAAAATTTGGAACGGTTTATATATTAAATGGAATCCAGATGACGAGGATATGCCGCACGGAACCTTGCAAAGAATCAAAGACAGAATTGCAAAGCTGTATGCTTAAAGGAGGACATAAATTATGGCAAGATATAATGTTGGTGATCGTGTAGTTGTAAGAGAAGGCCTGGGGACTCGTTCCAGTAATTATGCATATGGATATGGCGACGGGATGGAGCAATATAATGGGCGGACTGTTACGATTGCAAGTTCCAGTGGAAATCAATACCGTATTGAAGAAGATAACCGTCGGTATTTTTGGGGTGATTCTGATTTTGTTGGTTTAGCAGATGGCTCTAGTGTTCCAGTAACTCAGCACACCACTTTTACAAAGGCAAACCTGAAAGAAGCATGGGGCCAGTATTGCGACACCGACAAGCTCGTTGATGATGTAATGTCGTTGCTCACAAAGTATAATCACAGAAATAGTGAGCACGGCGTTTGCACTATGCTTAATGAATACTTCACCAACAAGAAAGACTTGATTGAGCTGTTACAGAAATCTGAGCATTACATGGGAGATATGCGCATGATGATTGACATTGAACTTGCAAGAGAAAATAGTTCAAGGGACATTTGTGATTTCTGTGATAATTTCTATGTCAATGTAGGTGCAAGTAAACTGTTGCTAAAGTACGAAGATGAGAACGGAAAGAAACTTGAGGATTATCTTAGAACTGGAGTAAAGTACATTACGGCAAAAGATTTGATGAAGCGCGAAGTAGTTTCCAAGTTGAAGAAAATAACGGATGTACAAAGTAAGTTCGCAGATGATGGGGCAACGATTGCATCTCATGCAAATGAAGATGAATGCTACAATGTAGTACGTGAATTTAGATGGATAAGTCTTTCTACTATTAGCAAAGAATTTTCTGATAGCATGGACGAGAAATATAAAGTAAGAGAAGGTATGAAAACCAGTCGCGCCTTTAACCGCGTGTGTGGCTTTTATGGAGTAGATAAATTACCTGAATATAACAAACTCTTTGCTCAGTATGCAGACATGGTGAGCGGTCTTAAGCGAAAGCTAAAGTTCTTCATCAGTGTGAATCCTATTGACTATCTCACGATGAGTTTCGGTGTCAATTGGGCATCTTGTCATACGATTGACAAAGAGAATCGTAGACATATGGAAAGTAGCTATCACGGTATGTACTGTGCAGGAACTGTGAGTTATATGCTTGATACAACGTCGATTATCACATTTGTCCATGACCATGTACCCACTGACTGGGAAGACGGTAAGATTTATCGCTGCATGTTCCATTACGGACAAAACATTCTTGTGCAAGGACGTGTCTATCCACAAGGGAATGATGGTAATACAGATTTGTACAAAGTATTCCGTAATTATGTTCAGAATGAGATTACGCCGCTGATTGGGATTACTGATACTACGTGGACGAAAAAGACAAGTGGAGATGTTGCAGGTAATGTTAGCTCTTGCGGGTTGCATTATAAAGATTATGTTCAATTTAGTTATTGTAATGTGTCTTATCCAAGAGAAAGAAGTTTGGCAAAAGACAACGTGATTATGATTGGTCATACTGGCATCTGTCCTTATTGTGGAAGGGAATTTAGTGCAGATAAGGGAGCAATTAGCCATGCAAATTGTGTAATTTGAAAGGAGAAAGAATAAATGTCATACAACATGCTGGATATGGAACTTGATTATAAGGATCAGATTAAGTATCTTGAGTCCGAAGTCAAAAGGCTGAAAGCAAAGTGCGATAGGCTTATCCGAGAGAATAGAGAATTGAAAGGAGATAACAATGAGAGATCCAAAGAGAATTGACAAGTTTTGTAATATGCTCAAGGCATACTTGTATACGGGTGACGACCGGAGGGCTATGCAGTTAGTGTGTAATCTTCAGGCACAGATTGAAAGTGATGGATTCTATCTGGAAGACGATAAGGCAATGGAACTGATTGGGCAGATGTTAAAAGGAGAATAAAATGCTGATTAATTATAACAATAATGAAACTAATCATGTAAAGTTTGTTTCTTATACTGGGAAATATCCAAATCTTTGCACTGGAGATTTAACACTTGAAATTGATGGAGAGATTGCAACGTTTGGCTATGTCTTTGAGTCTAAAGAGAAACCGAAATACCATCGGTTTTGGAGTAGCGGCGGTGGTCTAAATCCCAATTATGAGGGAGCGTGGCAAGGCGAATGGAAAATTGATATTAATGATATTCCCGAACAGTTCCGTAAATATGCAGCAGAAATTGATGAAGTGTTCAATGATAATGTCCCGTGGGGATGTTGTGGTGGATGCATTTAAAACGATACAAAATTAAAGGAGGATTTCATTATGGGCAACAGGGCTGTAATCACTACGAGGGAGAACTTTAATAACGATGGAGTAGGTGTATACCTGCACTGGAACGGAGGTCGAGATAGTGTACAAGCATTCTTAACCTATTGCAAAATGAAAGGATACAGAGAACCGACAAGTGATAATTATGGGTGGGCAAGACTCTGCCAGGTGATTGGAAACTTCTTTGGCGGGGGGCTTTCTATTGGGATTGATACGTGTAGTCATCTTGACTATGATAACTACGATAACGGAACTTATATCATTGATGGGTGGGACATTGTAGACAGAGAATATTTTAATGAAAACGAGCAGTATAATTACGACTTGTATGGAATGCTTTGCGACATTGATGATGCACAGCCAACAAGAGAACAGCTTGGCGCAAATAAAATAAAAGAGATGATTAATAAAGGAGGATTTTAATATGGGACAGAGGCTTGTAGTAACAGTAAAAAGCACAGGAGAAGATTTATGTAAAATGTATTTTCATTGGAGTGCATACACAATCTCAGCTCTAATGGAAGTGAGAGATATGATGGCTGAGTTTCCAATGGAAACAAATAGTAAAGAAGATGCAATTCTTTACTTCATCAGATATTGTGAAGAGTATGGTGGAGGTATTGATGGTGGTATGGACAGCAAGGAATGGAATTATATCACTAATAAGTATCCGAATTATAAGTTCAAAAGCGAAAACATTAATAGAAATAGAGGGTTGATTGCAATTTCTGAAGATGGGATGGATGAAATGCAAAGTTGGAGCGAGGGAGATATTTATATCAATCTTGATGAAATGACTGTGCATAATGAACTTTTCTTGTATTATGACGATATTGATGAATATAATCGAGAGCTGGCAGACCGAGAAGATGAATCTATTACGCTGGACGAAATTCCAGAAGTAGGAGAGATTGGAGATTTTGATCTTGAAGATATCGACGATGTAATTGCAAATCTTGAAGATATCCCTGGTTATGTTTGTCGTAATGGAAATGAAATTTATGAATTGATTGCTTAAGGAGGATTTAAAAATGAGACAAAGTGAATATATGCCAATTATTAACAAACTTTTTAACAAACATATTGAGGGAAATAAACACGTTTTCGATAGTTATTGTTATAACGATCACAGAGCATGTGATTTAATTGTTGGCTTCAAAAAAGACGTTGAGAAACTTGGGTTAAAGTTCTCGAATTGTCATCATGCAAACGGAATTGGAAATAACAATGATTATACAATTTATCTCGAAACACACGATGACGATGGTTTTGTAATCAAGAAGGAAATTGCAAATTTCTATTATTGCTACGGAATTTATGGTGGATGCTATGTGCTTATAAAAGATTTAGCAACAGGAAATACAATTAAAGTAAGTCGTGCAAGATAAAAAGAGGAAAAATTAAATGACTCGTAAAAAGTATTACAAACTCGTTAATGAATTTTTTCGCATTAAAAATTGGGAGGAAACTTTGGACAAGTATCCAAAAATGTTTAATGCAATTTGCATTTATTGCTTTAAGCTTCCAAAGAGAGTTCGCAAAGACCTGTTCACAAATCTTGTGCAGGGAAATTGGATTCATCTTTGGGAGACGGATGAAGAAAAAGAAATGAACATTGTAGAATTGTGTAATGACCTTAGAACAGAAGTATTTTATTGCAGCGACAGAATGTCTTGGGACAGACTTTGCCGGATTCATTGGTATTGGCAGAGAATCCAAGATAGATTGCGAATGCAGAACAAGGCGTAGAGAAATCTACGCCTTTTTATTGACAATAATACAAAATTAATGTATAATGGAGGTACAATTATGAAAAAGACAAACGAAAATAAAGTATGGATGGACAGAGAAGATTATATTAATTATCTTTCAGTAAAGACAAATGAGGTACATATAAGCGACCACAACAGTAAGACAGGCCCTTTGTGCAATGACTTAGCATTTCCCGTTTGTACTTGTCGCGAAGATGCCCCATGTAGAAACGGCGGCTGCTATTGTATGAAAGGCAGACAGCAAATAGCAGTTGTACAGGCCGCATATACAAGAAACTTGAGACTATACAATACAGATCCGGTAGACTTTTGGGAGCAAGTAAAATTTAAGATTAAGCACCGTCCGTATCCGTTGTTTAGGTGGACAGATTGCGGTGATATTCCTGATGCGGACTTCTTTGTTGGGATGGTTGACTTGGCAAAGACGTTTACCGATATTAAGTTCCTTGCATATACAAAGAAATATTGGATTGTAAATGAATGGATTGATAAGAACGGAGACTTGCCAGATAACCTTACAATCAGATTTTCTGCATGGCATATTGGTTGGAAGGTAGAAAATCCTCATAATTTACCGGTTGCTTATGTGGATTTCAAGGACAAAACTTTGAATCCTGAGTTTCCGAATGGGACAACTGGTTGTCCTAATCAAAAGGATAAAACAATCACTTGTAGTATCTGTAGAAAGTGTTTCAATAAGAAAATTCAATCTGTTAAGTTTGACCAACATTAACAATACAAAATTAAGGAGGAACGGAGATGAAAATATTTGCAGTATCAGACATTCATTCGTTTTATACGCCTATGAAAGAAGCACTTGATGAAGCTGGGTTTGAGTCTGGGAATGAGCAACAGTTGCTAGTAGCGTGTGGAGATTGCTTTGATAGGGGCAATGAAAGTCAACAGGTTTTAGACTATTTAATGAATGTACCAAATAAGGTACTTGTCAAAGGCAATCACGAGAGCCTTTTCGAAGAGTTTTGTCAGCGCCGCTATCCTATGTCTCATGACTGGTCAAATGGTACGGCAAAAACTATTATGGATTTGGCCCCAGAAGCAAAAAACTGGGATGTCGCTTGCATGGTTGCAATTGAAAAGATGAAGCCGCTGCTAGATCAAATGGTTGATTACTATGAAACAGAAAACTATATATTCGTGCATAGCTTTATTCCATTGAAGTGTAATGATAATTATCCTGCGTATTATACAAAAAACAGAAAGTTTGAGTATGATCCAGATTGGAGAACTGCTCATGCTTCTGCTTTTGAAACTGCAAGATGGGGAAATCCACTTGATCTTGCAATGAAAGGGCTAAACAAAACAGGAAAAACAATCATAGCGGGCCACTGGCACTGTTCGACTGGCTGGGCAATGGAAGCTGGTATCCCTGAGTTTGGATATGGTTCATGTTTTGAACCGTATTATTACAAGGATGAACTAATTATGATTGATGCTTGTACAGCTTACACGCACAAAGTAAATATACTTGTGATTGAAGATAAATTAATTTGAAAGGAAATTAATTATGAAAAACTGGTGGAGAATTCCCGCTACACAGGATGCCGAGTATGATGAATATGATTATTATTATACAAAACTCCCGAAAGACGAAGCCAATTGGGAATGGTATTACAGAAAGTGTGATGCTTGCGGAAAATATCATAGGTTGAATTTTTATTCCAACCATTACTTTTACACGTATGACGGTTGGGATTCGTTTGATTATGCTGATTGTTGGAAGTGCAGATTTGAGAATAAGGTTTGGAGAATCAAGAATAAAATTAAAAAGGAAATTAAAGCTTATAAGCTGGCGTTTTCTCTGCTAAATAGAAAACATTCTGTTAAGAGAAATCTTGAGTATTATAAACTTGGGCTTAAAATTGGTAGAAATTGAGACTCGTGAATAACGGGTCTCTTTTTAATTGAAAGGAGATTAATTATGCAACATATTATCAAAAAAGGATATAAGTTATTTGAAATGAGGGATGACAATAAGTTATTCCCTCTTTTTATTTCTAAGACTACAGAAACACCAATGCATGAATGGGTTATGGCGGAAATAGTTGAATATCACCCTCAGTTTGCACATCGTCCGGGGTGGCATTTGGGTGCGGTAATCCCCTCTGCTCCATGGCTTATGTCTGCAAATGGAACTTATAAAAGCCAAAGAGGAAAACGCTTCAAGAGAGTTTGGTGCGAAGTAGAATATGTGGCAGATATTGATTATACAGAAATTGTAGAAAAGCTTCCTAAGAAATGTTTTACAGATAGATTACCTGATAATGGATTTTATAAATTCAGAGAATCTGGAAATAGACTCTGGGTTATCGCTGATAGAATCAGGATTGCAAGAATTATTAGTGAAGATGAAAGACAGAACATTTTGGTATCTATGAATTATAACGAAGCAGAAGCATTTGAACCTTATCGTAAGGCAATGAAAAAGAGGATGGCGAGTTGACAAAATATTCTCAAAATTCTTGACAAAACAAAATTAATGTGGTATAATAAAGGGAAGGAAGACAGCCATGGTAAAGACGAAAGAGGATTTAACAGGAAAAACATTTGGAAGATGGAAAGTTATTAAACAAGCAGAAGATTATGTCCGAAAGAATGGCACGCATGAAGCAAGATGGTTGTGTGAATGTTCTTGCCAACAACACACAAAAAGAATTGTTAAGCAATGTGATTTAAAAAATGGCCATAGCCAATCTTGTGGATGTTTAATGAAAGAAATAAATGCAGAAATGCATTCAAAGAAAAATGAAATTAAAGAAGTAGATGGATATTGTATTGGGTATACCGAAAATGGCGAAGAATTTTGGTTTGACAAAGAAGATAAAAGTTTAGTTGAACAATATTATTGGTCGTATGATAATAAAGGATATCTGAGTGCACGTGATGGAAGCAATAAACATGTAAGGCTTCATAGATTAGTAATGGGAGTGACAGATTATGAAACAAAAGTTGATCATAAAAAACATCCACCACTTCCAGAAAATCAATACGATAACAGAAAACAAAACTTAAGAATCTCTACTAATCAAGAAAATTGTAGAAATACATCATTAAGTAAAAATAATACAAGCGGAGTTACTGGGGTGTGCTATTCCAAAAGAGAGCAAAAGTGGAGAGCTTATATAACTGTAAACAAAAAACAAATTTGTCTTGGATATTTTTTAGATAAAGATATGGCAATTAAAGCGAGAAAAGATGCTGAGGTTTTATATTTTGGCGAATATAGGTATGACGAAAATAATTAATACAATTACAAAACAAAATTAATTAATTACAATGAAAGGAGAAAAGAAATGGAATGTCTTTATGGAACACATTCTGATAATATTTGTGCGATATGTAAATTTCATTCCGTTGGACTCACTGTTAGACAATTAAAGAATAGGGAATGCCTTAAAAAGCAATGTCATTATCTTGTAAAAAATGAAACTCATGACTACTGGAGGCAGAGAGCAGTCACAAAGCAAAGACGCATTGATAGAAAAGAAAGATTATATGGAGGTATCAAAAATGTATAAAAAGGTAAAGTATAATGGAGAACCTGCATTTGTATACTATAACGCAAATCCAAAAGGAAAAAATACTGATGATTGTGTAATTAGAGCAATCGCAGCAGCAGAGGGAAGAGAATGGGTGGACGTGTTAAAGCAACTGACTGATTATGCAATTAAAACTGGGTATATGACAACAGCTGTAGAAAATTATACCATATATTTTAAGGAAAACGGCTGGACAGAAAAATCACAGCCAAAGAAAGCGAATGGTAAAAAATATAAGGCATATGAATTTGCAAAAATTTATAACGGGAGATGTCTTGCTCATGTTGGAGTGCACCACATGAGCTATTTGTGTGATCATAGCTGGTACGATTCTTGGAACTGTACGGAAGGCGTCATAGGGAAATATTGGGTTTATGAAGGAGAGATTAAATGAGCTATGCTAATCAGAATTTTAATGAATGGCTTGCAGATAAGCAATTGAGCGGAAGATACAAGACAAAATTATATCTTGATGGTGATATAGAATGTCAAGCAGATCATAAAATCTATCATCTGAAAGGAATATATTATGTTGATTCAATGTATAATAATGGCGTTTACAGCTGCGTTAATGAAGATGGGATTGGAATAAGTGCAAAGCATAAAGATTTGGTTAGAATTGTTAAGCAAGTATATAACCAAAAGGATGTAGACAATTGGGTTAAATCTTCACGAGATAAAAATCAGTATGTAGATACTTTCAACGGAACGCTTTGGTATATCGTATTGATGATTTTAGTAAGCTTATTTAATGGAAGGATTGTAGGCTGGATATTCATTACGATTGTATATTTTATATGGAAATATCAAAAACATAATTAATATTAAGGAGGTAAATTATGAACGGAAGACTTGAAGCTGAATTAAATAAACAAAAGTTAATTAAAGACAAACTTAAATATTTGCCTAAAGTTTTCGAAGAATTTTATTATTACATGGAGGATGATGATAGATCATATAATACTATTGAGCATTATATTGATTATAATGTAGAATTTATGAACTATATTACAAACGGGAATAAAGATGAATATTATTATAAAAATGTAAATTCAACGCACATCAAACAATTTATTAGTTCACAACGTACTAAAGAAATTAATGGAGAGCTGGTTAGAATCGGTGATAGCATTTTGGCTACAAAATTTTCAGCTATTAAAAAATTCTTTTCATTTTTAAGTGATTCTAATTATATTGATGAAAATCCGGTAGAAGGAGTTCGAAGACCAAAAGTTAAAACAGATCATACGGTTACATTTCTTGAAGAAAACGAAATCAATAAGTTGTTTTCAAACATTAAAACAATGGCAAATGAAAGATTATTAAATAGAGATTTATGTATGTTTTCTTTGTTTATTTCTACTGGTCTTAGAAAATCTGCATTAGTGCAGATCAATGTAGAAGATATCAATTTTAAGACAAATACAATTAAGGTAATTGAAAAAGGAAGAAAGGAAAGGTTAATTAGTTTTGGCGGAAATATGAGACAGCTTTTATTAAACTGGATTCAAGATAGAAGAGATTATTTTAAAGTAGAAGAAAGTGGGCCATTATTTGTTTCTCAATGGAACAATAGAATGTCTACAAAAAATGTAGAAATGTTGTTGGCGAAGTATCTAGATGGTGTGAGCGATAAACATATCACAGTTCATAAACTTAGAGCAACTGCTGCAACTCAAATGGCAGCACATGATGTTCCAGTTCAGGTTATAAAGGAAATGTTGAATCATGAAAATGTTTCCACAACAATGAGATATGTTGCTGCAATTGACAGCCAGAAGCAAGAGGCAGTTAATATTCTTGATAGCATCGTGAAATAATCTTGACTAAATTAATATTGTATTGTATAATGTAAACCATAAGGAGTTGAAAAGGAGATGTTTGACAAAGAACAAAAAGAGGCATTTATAAAGGAATATTTAAAAAGTAAGGTAGTTGCAAAGACTAGCCTTTATGCGGTTTTCAGAAAGACGGAACCATTTGAAGAGAAATTAAATAAAGATGTATCACAATTTACAAGAGAAGAAATATTGGATATGTTTGCGCAATTCAGAGCGAAATCTGTAAATTCATTATTAAATTACGCCATCATATTGAAGCATTATTCACGTTTAATGCGTGGAGAAAATGAATATGAATCAATTACAAAGGCAGATGTTGTGGATCTCATTGATAAAAGCGGAAATATATTATTAAGTAGAGAAGAACTTGATGATATTGAAGCGCAACTTTTAAACTGGTCAGATAAAGCCATAGTTGAACTACTTTGGGAGGGTATATCTGGCAAAAATATGATTGATATATATTCGGTTTCAGAAGAATGTATACAAGGTGATATGCTGTGCGTTAATGGAAAAGAATTTTATATGACTAACAGATTAAAAGAATTGTTACCAAAGGCTTTTGCCGAAACAGAGATCATGAGCTATGGCAATACAATGCGAATAGTTGAAGTAGAAGGCAAAGGAAGACTTTACAAGGAAAGAGCAAATACTAGAGGCGTCGATTCTGACGATCAAAAATTCCGTTATTTCTATCGTCGTATTCAAATATTCAGAGAGTATTTAGATATACCAGGACTAACCATGAAGAATCTTAGCGCATCTGGAATGTTTTACTATATTCAACTTGGTATAAAGGAAACAGGTTTAGCGCTTAGAGAGTTTTTAAAAACTTCAAAAGGAAAAGAATTAGCAATTCAATATGGATTTGCAGAAGACTATTATGTTGATACGATAGCACAGAAATACGAGCAATATATTTAATTATGTTGCTCATTATTCAAATGCTTACAGTACAAAATTACTTAGGATATTGCAAGAAATATACGAACTAATGTTTGCATGTTATGGAAAAGTATAGTATAATAGTAGTACAAACTTTAGACGAAAAGGGGAGAAAAAACATGAGACAATTAATCAAAGCATTAAACGAAATAGAAGGGGCAAATGTGGACATCCATACTGAGCATAAGCTCTTTGGTAAACAACATATTCAAATGAAGTTTGTACCTGAAACGGAAGCAGGATGGGGGTTCTGTGTGCGTGGACAGGCAATTTATATTGATAAAGATGATATTGTTTCATATGATATTGACAACGAAAAGGTGGAAATTAACGGAAAAATGATGCATATTAAAATTATTCCAAGGGCTTGACAAATTGGAAATATGTGGTATAATAAGGGCACAAGATAGGGGTCTGGTGCCCTTGTAACTAACATATTTGCAGAAAGGGGGAAGCTGGATGTCGGTTTGGACATGAGCGTAAGTATGAGCGAGAAATATTATTGGCAGTGTCAACGATGCGGGGATATACATGAGACACGTTTTGAATATAAAACAGAAAATATGTTTGTAGATTTATATTGTGGGCAATGTGAAACGGAAACCCCGCAATTGTATGTTGGAACGGATTTATTAGAAAAATATTTGTATATGAACCCAAATTTCGATGAGCGATTTTTTATTTATGATTAACACAATACAAAATTAATTTAAAAGGAGATATAAAGGCATATGAATAATTTCAGTTTTGTAGGCTATCTACGTAAGGTAAAGGACAAGGAAAATTTTAAAGGATTCGAATCGAAAACTTACGACAGCGGGTGGATGTCAGAAAGAACAAGATTCAATATTGTATGTGGCGATTCAAGCCATCTGGTAGAAGTTAATGCAGGACGTTGGATTGACGAGTCGAAGAACGTTATCTACGGATTTACCAAGGGTGATGCCAATAAGAAGGGTGAAACTTTCCAAGTTCCTTGGAATCAGAGAAATAATCCAGATATCATTGAAAAAATGGCAGGCTTCAAGATCATGACGGTAGATCTCGACACATATCAGCACCGTAAGGACGTAGAAGATAGCGGTGATGCTGAGGCTATTGCTAAGTCTAATAGTAAGAGAAAGCATTTTCTTGCTGGCACTGAATTCTGCGAGTATGTAAATAAGCTAGTCAATAGTGACAAGATTGCAAATGTAAAATTTAGAGTTAACGGTAACGTAACCTATACATATAGCGAAAAGAATGATAGATATTATTCAACTTTTGAAGTGAATAAGATTTACAGAGTAGATGATTCTGTTGAATCTTCAAGTGAAGTCAACATTGATTTTTATTTTGGCAAGGATTGCGTTGATGCAGATGATTATGACGAAACAGGACACGCAATTGTTAATGGTTGGACTCCGTTCTACGATGGAAATACAAAGAAGAATTGGTATTGCCCAATCACTCTTGCAATGAGATTCGGAACAGACGATAAGGGAAAGAAGCAGCTAAAGGGATGGAAGAAAATTTTTGATAAGTTTGAAGATGAAGAAATTCGTAGAATCGTACTAACATGCGACCAGATTAATGGGGCACAAAAAGTAGATATTTCTTATGATGACCTCGATGAAGATACACGAGATAATATTGATTTTGGAATTATCTCTCTAGAAGACGTTATTAGGGATCTTGGTGGTCAGATGTATGGCGATAGAATTCAGGAAATTAGAATCAACAAGCCGGGTCGTGGCTTCACTAAGGGATCTGAAACTACTATGTATACAATTGATGATATGAACCAGAAGCCTGTAAGAGAGATTGCGGCGAAGGTTGAAGATAATGACGAAGAGGACGAGGATATCGATCTTTTTGATGACGAGCTTTGATAAGTAGGGAGATTAATTCTCCCTACAACACAAAATTAATTGATAAAAGGAGATAAGAATATGGCAAGAAAGTATGGACGCACATATAAACTAAGTAAGAATTTTGAAGATTATTCGTATATCATTAACGGAATTGGTGGTATTGGTAAGACTACAATGGTTTATGAAATCGGTAAGCTAATCACTGGCAGTAATGAGGGCACATTTATTATCACTTGTGGCGTAGAAAATAAGCCAAAGCATATTGATGATGCATTCGGTGATGTTGCACCTGATTTTAAGACTTTTACTGACATTGTAAAGGAGCTTTGTGAAAACAAAGCAGATTATTCAGCGACCAAGTTCGTAGCTATTGATTCCATGGACGAATATGCAAGAATTACGGAGAATTATGTTGTGGCAGAGTGGAATAAGACTTGTGACATCAATGATAGAGCGAAGTCAATTTCTCAGGCTTACAAGGGATTCCAAAAGGGCGAGAACAGAGCTTGCGATTTGATGCTAAACCAGATCATGAAGCTACAAAATGCGGGTTATTCGCTACTACTCGTAGGCCACACAAAGACAAAACTCAAGGAAGACGTTATTACGAAGGTTCAATTTGAGCAACTTACATGTAATCTTGATAACAAATATTATAACGCATTAAAGGACAAAGTGAATTTGGTCGTAATGTGTTATAACGAAAACGTTGTTGATAACATTGAGGAGAAGAAGAATGCTTTTACTAAGAAGATGGAGAAGATTGGTCAGCTTACTGATCGTAAGAGAGTGATGGTCTTTGCAGATACGGAAAACGCCGTTGATTGTAAGAGCCATTTCCCGTACATTGTAGCAAAAGCCGATTTTGGAGCCGCCAATTTTATTAAGGCAGTTAGAGATGCGCTTGAAGAACAGAGCAAGCATCCAAATTGCGAAGCCGATATTTCAAAAGTCAAGAAGCTAAACGCAAATGAAGAATCGCTTGAAGACCACGTAACCGTCACAAAGGAAGAAGCAGAGGAGCTTCACGATATGGGAGCAGTTCTTCTAGACGATGAAGATGAGGATCTAGACTCTCCGCCTTTTGATGTAGATGATGATGAAGAGCCATTTGATGTAGAATCTGCCAAGGCAAATTTACGCAGCCTTTTTAAAACTGGCACAGCAGAGCAGAAGAAGGCAGTAAAGGAAATCCGTGGCGATAAGACTTTAGCTCAGATTAGCGATCAAAAGACAATTGAAAAGATGTTAGCTGTGTTCAATAATTAAACAATTTATGGAGGAGGTGGAGGTTCTGCCTCCTCCAATGTTTAGAAATATGAGTGAAAGGAGAACGAAAATGAGGCAAGTTAAATGCCGTAACTGTGGCACATTTATCAATAGAGACTCTGCCATTAGCGTCCAAAATGGAAAAGCAAAACTATGGTATTGCAATTCTTCGTGTTTAGAGCAAGCAACAAAAAATGCGTTAGAAACTGCAAAGAAAAAAGAAGAATATGACTCTATTTTTGAAGAGACGAAAGTTATATTTGGATATGATTTTCAGGGATATAGTCTTCTAAAAAAAGAAGTTCAAAACTGGGAAAAACTCGCGAATAGAAATAAGATATTAAATTATCTTAAAGAAAACGAAAATTATTTATCTTCTATCTTGGCAAAAAAAGAATTTGCAAATGACTATAATAGAATAAGATATTATAGCGTTATTGTATCTTCAAAATTGCACGATTATCAAGGTAAAACAGAAGAGAAAGTTGTCCCGAAGGTTGATATGATTTTTTACGAACCAAGCCAAACGAGCAACAACAAACGTAGATCATTGGAGGACTTGGAGGATGAATTTTAATGAACAAAACAGATTTTATTAATGGAGTTTTTGAATTGTATGACGAGAGACTTTTAGAATCTAGATTAACAGAAGAAGGTAATGTTTGTGGATGTCTACTCAAATCATTACCTTTGTATGATGATTGTGGATTATCCTCTAAAGATTTCGTCACAAAATCAGGTCGGCTTTTATTTATAATTGGCAAACAAATTCGAGATAAAAAATATAGTGAGTTTGATGAAATAAGTTTTATTTCTAATACTAGTGAAGATGTTCGTAATAAAATTAATGATGAGTTTGGCGGGTTTAAGGCAATTCAAAATGTTATGGATGTTGTATCTATTAAAAACTACGATTCTTTTCTAGATGATTTGAATAAAAGCAATATTATTCTGTCGCTGTATAGGAAAAATTTTAATGTTTTAGAAGAAATGACTTTAGATAACGGTAAAAGGGTAGTTCCATTTAATGTGTTTAAAAAACTAACTGCATCTGAGGTTATTGATTTTTACGAAGGCACTTTAGCAACGCTTGATACAAAAATTAATTCTTCGAAAATTGTTGAAGAAGGTTATATTAGTTTCGGAGAAGATTTTGTAAACAGGCTAGTGAATAAAGAGGAAATGGGTGTTAGTTTCGGATCTGCTGGGTTAGATATTTCTGGAAATGAAATTAGAACGTTCCCATTTATGTCAAACGATATTCTAGGATTAAAACATGGTACTTTATCATGCTGGTCGGCGCATTCCGGTGCAGGAAAATCAACCTATATGGTAACGGTGTGTATGTCATTAATTTCTCAGGGAGAACGTGTTACTGTAATTACTAATGAAAGCTCAAAGTCGGATGTAGAGGTACAGTTTTTAATTTGGCTTCTAACAAGATGTCTTGGCTATTGGAAAATTAATAAAAAGAAACTTGTATCTGGGAATTTAACAGACGAAGACCGTATTAAAATAAAAGAGGCACAGCAATGGTGGAATGAACATTATGCAAAATCTATTAAAGTGACAAGTCTAAGTGATGCAGATGCAAGACTTACATGTCAAATTATTAAAAAGGATATTACTCGTGGCGGCTTTTCAACGTTTCTGGTAGATACTTTTAAGCTTACTATTGATAATGGAAGCAACGATGCGGCGTGGATGAGTTTGATTAAAGATACAAGAAGTTTAACGGAGATTGCAATGAAATATAATGTTATTGGTCTTATGACAGTCCAGCTTGCACTTAGTTCTTTAAATAGATGTTGGATTTCTTCAGACTGTCTCGCGGGGAGTAAAGCTATTAAGGAAACCCTGTCAAACTTGGTAATGTTCAAAAAAGTAACAGACATGGAACTTGACCCATCTTCTCCAGTTTTTATCCATCCATTTAGACATAAGCAAAAAGAAGATGGAACGTGGTATGAAGAAGAATTTTTCCCAGATAGGAGTAAAGTATGGAGATTATTTTTTATAGATAAATGTAGACGAGGCGCAGATTCTGGTGATACTGGAATTGCTTATTTGGTTAGATATGATGGGGACTTTTGTTGTTTTTATGAAACCGCGAAAGCAAGACCTACACATAAACTGATTAATACAGATGGTAGGTAAAATAAATAAGAAAGGAGTATATTGTGATTATTAAAAAGAAACAATAAGAAAATAATTTATATATGGTAAAACATTATGTCTAAGAAGAAAACACATGAAGAATATATATCAGAGGTACAAAAGAAAAATCCTAATGTAGAAGTAGTAGAGGAGTATCGAGGGAAAAGGGAAAAAATTTTACACAGATGTAAAGTTTGTGGACATCAATGGCCAGTATATCCAGGAAGTATTCTACAAGGATATGGATGCCCAAAATGTGGTAGAATTAAACAGGCAAACTCTAAGAAAATGTCACACGAAAAATACCTATCTAAACTATCTAAACTAAATTCAAACATAGAAGTATTAGAAAAATATAATGGCATGTCTGTGCCTATACGGCATAGATGTAAAGTTTGCGGATATGGTAAGAATGGGGAATGGAACCCTAAACCTTGTAATATTTTGCACGGAGATGGCTGCCCAGTGTGCTGTTTTCCCCCTAAAAAAATCGGCCAACCTCCAGAGTATAAAAATAGTATATGGGCGAGTGAATATAAAAAATTAGCGGAGTATTATGGTATGGCAGAGGAGCAAATGAAAGAAATTATGCCCATGAGTCATAAAAATATAGATATAAAATGCCCAAATTGTGGTAATATTAAATTAATAACTCCAATGCAGTTATTTAAAACAGGACTTAGTTGCTCAAAATGTTCAGACGGAATTAGTTATCCTGAAAAATTTATGATATCATTATTAGATCAACTTCATTTTAAATATCAATTACAATATTCTCCTAATTGGGCAGATGATAAAAAATATGATTTTTATATTCCAAATTATAATTGTATTGTCGAAACACATGGAGGGCAACATTATAAAGACCAAAAAAGAGGAAGGTCTCTAAAAGAAGAGCAAGAAAATGATCTATTAAAGGAGAATGTTGCGAGATTAAATGGCATTATAAAATATATTGTTCTTGATTGTAGAGAGTCAGTAGAAGAATGGATTAAAAATAGCATTATGAATAGCGATATACCAAATTTATTACATTTTACAGACAATGATATTAATTGGAGTAAATGTAATATAGACGCTTTAAGTAGTAAAGTTAAATATGCGGCAGTTTTATGGAGCAATGGATTATCAATTGGTAAAATTGCAAAGAATATAAATGTAAATGCATGTACGGTAACAAGGTGGCTTAAAAAAGCGGCTAATTGTGGGATGTGTGATTATACGCCAGAAAAAAGTAAAAAAAGGCAAGGAGAATTAATGAGAGGAAGGACTGTCTCAGAAGAATCTAAGAGAAAAAATAGTGAATCACATAAAGGAGTTCAAACTGGTGAAAACGAGACAAAAGCACGCAAGGTAATTCGTTTAGTTGATTTTAAAATTTATGGCTGTCTTAATTATGCAGCACAAAATAACAACATAAGCAATGTCACAATGCGAAATCGTTGTAAAGCTCACAAAGATTTTATGTACTACGATGAATGGTTGGCAGAACAAGAGAATTTGAAAGGAGAGGTACTATGAATGAAGTATATTTAAGTAAACAGACTGTAAAAGTACTAAAAGATTTATTAAAGAAAGAAAATAATGAATTTGGAGGGAAAGACATTCCAGAAAATGAATATGAAAATATAGAAGAAGAAATAAAAGAATTAAAAGATGTTTCTTTTGTTAAAATTACTTGGTTGCCACAGATTAATGAAGTAGAAGATAGAATATATCGTATTCAGATAACACAAGATGGAAAGAGTTATTTTAAGAAACAAAGAGAAAATAAATTTAGATTTTGGTTCCCAACTATTATTTCTATCGGAGCATTTATAATGTCTATCTTTAGTTTTATTTGTGCTTAATTCTCCTCTTGACAAACTGAAAATCTATGATATAATCATAGTACAAAATTAATTGGAAGGTGATAATAAATGAGTAACTACACCGCTTACAACGCCGACATTCACATCGTCAACTCAGAACTCACAGTAGATAAAAACAGAAATCTAACTAGTTTTGATGCACTGTGTGAATGTAATGGCAACCAGCTTGTGCTTACATATGTTGCTGATTCTGGCAATACTCCAGAAGATTGGTGCTTTGCAGTTTTGGACAATATGTACAACAAAGCACTAGAATACCTATCTGACGCCCTAACAAACGAGGAAAATGTATTTGTTAATGCGTTTAGATATAAGGACTCGCCAACCGCATATGATATCTATTATGGCTGCGAAGATCAGTTTGAAGCTCCAGCAGATGCAGCAAGATGGGTTCTTGCGCATGGAGGCATTGAGAATATCGGACATTATTATACTGAAACCAGAGACGGAGAGAAGACCGCAATTGAATTTTAACGGCAAGTAAATAATATAGAAAGGAGCTTGACAATGAGTGCTTAATGAAATCTTGCAAAAACTAAATGAAAATTCAGATGCAATTGTCGAGCTCCTTGACTATTATGAGTGCGGCAAAATAAAAGTAAATACACGCGAGGTAAGATTCGCTAGAGATGATAGACCAGAGAGTGGTCTTAATATATCAATTAGGCTTGAAAATAATGATGCGTGTCTTGTGAAAGACTTTGCACGTAGTGAAGTAAATAATATTATTTCATGGTTATGTAAAGAAAAGAATGCTGACTTCAAATCAGTTTTACTGACAGTTAAACGTATTCTTAATTTGTCCGACGATTGGAGACCACGAAGAAATACACCTAAACTTTTTGGAGGAGTTTACGACTGTATTATTAACAAAACTCAGCCTGAACCAAAAACATACCCAGAAGAAATCTTGAAGCAGTATATTCAAATTGGAAATGAACTTTGGCTTAAAGACGGAATAAGTCTTGAAGTGCAGAGAGAATTTGATGTGTGTTTTTCTCCAGAAGATAATGCAATAATTTTTCCATGGAAAGATGCAAAAGACGATATTATTGCAATTAAATCAAGATATAATGGTACACCACCAGAAGGCATGAGCAAATATTTTTATCCTATAGGCGGCAATATATCAAGCAGTCTATATGGCTATAGTCAAAATTATCAATACTTATATGGTAATGATGTTGTAATTACAGAAGCGGAAAAGAGTTGCCTTCAAGGCTGTACATTTAAATACAGAAATATTGTTGCGATTGGTTCTAATAACTTGAGTGAAGCACAGGCGAAGTTAATATTGCAATTACAACCAAAAAGAATTATTATGGCACTTGATGAGGGTCTTGAATTTGAGCAGATAAAAAAGAATTTGGATTTATTAAAATCACTTGCTACAATGAGGCAAGTGGAACTTTACTATTGGGATAGCACATTAGATTTGGACATTCCATCTAAAGCATCTCCTACGGATATGGGAGCAGAAAAATTTAATGAAATAATGCAGGAACAGCTTGTAGAATATACTTGACAGATTAGTATTTTATGTTATAATGACAATACAAAATTAAAGGAGAAATAATTATGACACCTGAAGAATTCGCTAAAAAGGCGCAGGAAATTTATGACAAGCATGAAGGTTACGCAGGAGAAGATGGTCATATTGATATAGATCGTCTTATGATTAAATGTCTTGAAAGCTTAGGTTATAAAGATGGATGTGATATTTTGTGGAGTATGTCTAGTATTTGGTATTCATAAAAATAAGGGAGAATTAATTATGAGAAAGACATTATGGCAAAAGGTTTATTCGTTCTTTGGATTTTGGCATTACTACGAAAATACTTCAAATGGTAGGTATAGGGTAATATATTGGTGTTGCTTACCATATGGAAAGTTTTTCAGAAAGTTTGATGTATTCAGAAAGAAGGTACAGGAATGATTTGGTATAAAGCAAACGAAGAATTACCAAAAGAAGGTAAGCAATTAATCGTTGCTTATTGGAATCTCAATAATAAGTATAATGCTGAGGCAACATTTTTATGTTCTAGACTTGGTAGTAACTGGATGTGGCGTGATGGATGTACGGAAGATATCAGGAATACAGACCGTTGGACATATATTGAACCGCCGGAGGATTGAATATGGGGAAACATTATATTAGTAAAGATGATATTATGATCGGAACAGAAGTAGAGTGGGGAAATGATAGATGCGGTGAAGTAGCAGATTATTTTAGAACGAGTGTAGGACTTTATTATATCGTGCGGCCATTTGATAGCTATGGAGAGTTAGCACTTATTGATGCTGATGACGTAGAGCCGTATGTATGGAGGAGCTAATAGCTATGCTGACACCAGAACTATACCAAGCATACGTAGATGCTGTTGATAAGTTTGGCAAATATATCCGAGAACATCCAGAAGTTATAGAAGAGGCTGCGCGTAAGTATGCAGAGCAGTTTGTTGACATTAAAGACGTTGCACTTGGAGACAAAGTTCCATTCACAAGAGATTGCCGTAAATGTGCCTATGAAGTTGGTTGTCATGGCAATCCAGTAGGTTGCAAGGACTATAAGAGAGATGTGCCAGATGGAGGTTATTATGGATAATATCACCAAGGAGAATGAATTATGTTGATGAAAATTGCACACCACAATGATGGTAAAGAAAAATGGCAATCACATACCTGTTATTTGTTTAATGATGTTGATGGTTATCATGAATTTGATATAACAAACATTTATGGGTACGGTGAAACAAAAGAAGAAGCAATAGAAAACCTCAAGAAAGAGCTTGAATATTATTTTAATGAACTTCATGCATTGGAAAAGATGCTTTACGAAACAGATGTACTTGACAACGATATTGTTGAAGTTGATTGTCTGGGGAGAAAAATTTAATGAGTGATATTAAAAACTTAAAGTGTTACTGCTGTAAATGCTACGATTCTTTCGATGGCTGTACAGCATGGTCATGCAAAGATGATTTTGAGATTAGTATTGATAAAATCAAGCAGGTATCGGAGGATTATGGGATAAGTATTTCGGACATTACTGCGTTGATTGACTTTGAACGAAGAGGTGGTAGCAGATGAATTATATTGTTGGAGCAGCTATTGGTATTGTGGCATGGCAAATTATTTCTTTTATTGCTTATGAAATCAGCAAAGAGAATGAAGATGTGCTAGAGATGTTGACACTTGGGTTAGTTGCATTTCCTGTAGGATTTGTTAACTGGATTTACAGAGCAATCCGGTTCAAGTGGTGTAAAATGTATCTTAACGGTTATAGATTTTTTACTAATGAAACTGGTTCACTTGTATACTATATGACTGACAAACAAGCAAAGAAACTTTACAGTAAGGGTGAAAATGATCATTATATTGTAAAATGTTCAGAGGGACGTAACTGGAAATCTCCTCCTCACAAAAGTGAAATTTATAGAGGGCAAAAAGTATTTCATGGCATTGATATGGAAAATTATTGGAAGGGGCGGTCAGTGTGACAAACGAAGAAATTATTGCAAAGATTGCTGAGCTAGGAGACCTTAAAGACAAGCCGGTAACATGGGGAGATTTATTTGAAGTCTTGTATGATATGAGCACTAAGATTATGGAAACAATACAAACTGCAGATGAGTGCCAAGACAAGGTTGTTGACAGCTTAGGACAACACGTATTGGAATTGTACAATGAAGCTGAGTATCGTCGTATGCGTAGTATGGCATTTGTTCTCGCTATTACTGGGCATACAGACCCAACTAAATGGTATCCTATTTATGAAGAGTTTTGCAAGGAGTATGATAAGTTAAATAGAAAGGAATGACATGTAATGGGGTTAGACAATGGTGTTATGTTAAAAGTCAAAAATGAAAAGGATTATGAAAAGGCACACTGCCTATTTAATCATGAATCATGGTATGAACCATGTGAATGTGAAGTGGCATACTGGAGAAAATGCTATGGCATCAGAAATGCAATTCTACGAGTAGTAGATCCAAGTGTAACAAATGAATATAGATTTCCTGTGACACTTGATAATATTGATGATATCATCAAGACATTTAAGTACTTTCTACATAAGAAAGAATGGGAAGAGGAAGCGGATACAATCTGGGAGTGGGACGAAAATACGAGACGTAATCAAGCAAGGAATTTAAGAGGATTGCGATGTTTGCGGCGTTGGCTCAGGAGACACCCAGATGATACTGCGTATTTTTATGACAGTTATTAAGGAGGGCAATATGGCAGAAAAAGATCAATTGTTGCAGAATATTTTATCACGTGTGGGACAATTTGAATATAATTTCGGATATGATTCTGTTAAGGCAATTTTTGTAAATGATTATGCATGGAAGCTGATTACAACGTACCGCATATATGAAATGCAATATTTCAATGGTGGTTATGGATGTGTCGGTAGGCTTTATGGATATTTAACGTACAGATATCATGACGATAAGAATGCGCCAGATTTTTATATTGGCGTATAACAGCACGAAATTAATGAGGTGATATTATGAAAAATGAAAAGCCTACGCGTTGTATTGATCCTGTCATAAAGTATTGTCAGAGCTGCGAATATGGCTGGATGTTGTATCCAGATTGGGTTGAAACGGTAGGAGACCTTGATGGATGTTGCTTCGATTCTGGTTGCATATATGGGCTAGAAAATACTCAACCCACGGAGGAAGAGCTTGCAGAGTTTTATAGATGGGTTGATAAGTGGAATAAGGAAGTAGTTTTATGAATACTCTAAACATTGAAGCCAAGCTTGCGCAAAAATATGGGTATAAACCATTGCCAAAAGACTTGTCGAAAAAATATAGACAGTTTTATATTGATAATCTTCCTGAAAGATTTATCATAGGTGGTTCAGATGATACCTTATGTACTAAGAATGGCACAGTTGTATGTAATGGTTATACTCGTATTGTCGTTGGTGACTATGGGGCGTTTATAGAATTTGATAAAGAACAAGCAAACTTTGATAAATATATTATTGCTCCAGGACAGGAATATAGGGTCAATGATCCAAAGTATTCAAAGAATGTAAAATACATTTGGATGACTATTACCGATGGAAGCAATATTAAAATATATAAACAGAAGAAAAAAGTGGCTTATGCAGATTACAGAAGCGGAATGTTTTATATTAGTCCACATGAGTGTGTAATAAAAAATTAATGTTGGTGATGTGAATGAAGAAAGTATTAAAGGCTAAATATGATTGTCGTGGTATGGATAATGGAGAAATTATAGAAACTATTCTTGAAGATAGAAACGTTGATGATATTCAGGAGTTCTTACATCCAAGTGAGGACTCCTTAATCCCATTTGAGAAGCTAAAAAATATAGACAAGGCGTATGAAATTATTGACGATGGAATAGCAATGGGGTATAAATTTTGCGTAGTGTGGGACGAAGATCAGGATGGCCATGCTGCCGGAGCGATTATGACAAAATATCTACAAAGAGCTGGGGCAGAAGTTTCATATTTTGTACATGATAAAAAGGAACATGGAGTAGAAAATTTTGATTTATCTTTATTGAGAGATATAGACATTGTTATTATTGTAGATAGTCTTAATAATGATCCGAATGTTTATAAAAGAATTACAGATTGTGGATGTTCGCTCATAGTGGCAGATCATCATGTGCCGAGTGATGAATTGTTAAATAGTTCTGTGCCATTTGTGCTTGTAAGTAGTGCAGTAGATTATCCGAACAAACAACTGTCAGGCGCTGGTGTTGTGCTTAAATGCTGTCTATATTTCGATGAGATGAACCTTACTGATTATGCAGAGGATTTATGGTGGTATGGGGCAGTAGGTATCGTAGCCGATGTTTGCTCACTTGCGGAACCGGAAAATCGTTATATTGTTAGCAAAGGTCTTAGTCAATATCAAAATCCAATTGTTAAGAAAATGATTGGTACTTATCAGTTTAATACAGAGGCTATTCAATTTAGTATTGCTCCACTAGTTAATGCTGCTATTAGAACTAGGCATAATGATTTATCTGCTCAAATGTTTTTGGCAGAAGACGAGGATGAAATTGCTGAAATTTATCCAAAGCTTAAAGCATGTCGTGAAGAGCAGAATGAAATTGTCAATGGAATGTTACCAGACCTTATGAAGCAAGGTGAAGAGCAATTGGATAAAAAGTTTATGGTGTTTTTCATTGACGACACAGATGCGGATATAACGGGTTTGGTCGGGAACCGTTTACTATCAGAATTCCAGCGCCCACTTATAGTAGTTAGAGATTATGGAGACACAATATCTGGTAGTATGAGAGCTATAGGAGTTCCTGATTTTATGGCTATGGTAAATGATACTGGTCTAGCTCGTTGCGACGGACATGAGTCAGCGGCTGGGTTTACTTGTGATAAAGATAAATTTGAACAATTTAGAAATGCCATAGAAGATGAACTAGCAGATATTGAATTTAGTGTCGATGTTGAGGCTGATATTGAAATTACAGCGGAACAGATAAATGAACAGCTTGTTAAGCAGCTTAACGCTTTTAATCGTATCAGCGGAAAAGATTCCCCAGCGGTTACAGTGCTTATTAGAACTGATAATTATGAAGTAAGTACATTCTCTACAAAAAAGCATTTAAAGGTTATTGATGAGAGTGGAGTTATTCTTGTCAAATGGAATGACCTATCTTGGAAGACTATGGATAATGATGGTGAATTTATTGGGGTTGGAACTTTGGCAGCTCCATACTATGGTCGTAATAAATTTTTCCAGCTTACAATGAATGACTATGTTAAACTTGACAAATCAGAAAAATCGTGATATAAATACAATACAAAATTAATGGAGGGCAACAATGCAGATTAATCGTGTGTGGGCTATGCCGAATTGCCAAACGTTTCAGATTAAACCAATTAGAGAATTAATCAACAAATATGCATATGGAGTTATTGTAGATCCATTCGCTAATGATAGTAAAATTGGAACAATTACCAATGATTTGGATGAACAATATGATACTGATTACCACATGGATGCTTTGGATTTTTTGAAGATGCTTGGAGATAATTCTGTTGATACTGTTCTGTATGATCCGCCATACTCACCACGTCAAGTGTCAGAATGTTACACATCACTTGGCAAAACAGTAAATATGCAAACAACACAAGCATCTTACTGGAGCAAACAAAAGGAGCAAATTGGCAGAATCGTCAAGAAAGATGGTATTGTAATTACTTGCTGCTGGAACAGCGGCGGCATTGGTAAGAAATATGGATTTGAAATTGAAGAAATTCTGCTTGTTCCGCATGGCGGTTGGCATAATGACACAATTGTAACAGTTGAAAGAAAAGTAGTGTAAAAGTAGGAGGAACGTTATGACCTGTATCGAAAAGTACAACGAACAAAAAAATATAACAACCAAGATTATTAGCAATCTTAATAGGGCTAGAGGTCTTACTGTTATTGGAAAAGAAGATCCTCGCAATGATAAGCATCTGATTGGTTTTCATGACCACAGCATTGGGAGTGGGGATATCTCTGTGTGGTTTCATGCGTCATATGGGTATTATGGCGATTCTAGTGGCTATAGTGCTTGTTGCCCAGAGATACAGAAGTATCTTTTAAAGGCGCTTAATTACTATAAGTACGATATTGTAAATTATATTATGGAACAAGCAGAAAAGGATAAGAATGATTCTCTGTTAGCTTGCAAGCAAGAAGCCGAGAGTATTTTAAAGCAAATTGAAGAGAAGGCGTTTTGAGAGTACAAAATTAATGGAGGAGGTGTGAGAGATGAAAGGAAAGACTGGAACAAATTATCCAAAAGGATATTGGGAACAGTTTAAGGAAGATATTGTTTATTTATATAAAAATAAAATAATGTCTACATATCAATTGGCAGATAAATATAATACTACTCCTGTTACAATTGTTAGAAATTTAAAACGATGGGAAGTTTATGATAAATCAACTGCATTTTGTAAAAAAAATAAATTTGAAGATTGCGGAGATTTTTATATCGGATACACACGTAATGATAATTATGAATTTTATATTGACAAAAAATATTATGACTTGATTTGGCAGTATTGTTGGCATAGGCATAAAGATGGATACCTTAGAACATGTATTGGGTATAAAGAAAATGGTGGGAATATTTATAAACTTATGCATGTGATGATTATGGAGGCAGAAGGCTATACTTGTGCAAAAGACGAAGAAGTGGATCATATTAATGGGAAGCCAAATGATAATCGAATTGAAAATCTTCGTATAGTAAGCCATAAAAATAATATGAAAAATGAAAAATTATACAATAATAATACGAGTGGGCATAAAGGCGTATATTTTTCAAAAAGAGAGAAAAAATGGAAGGCTGCTATTAAAAGCGACAATGTGGTTTATCATCTTGGCACATTTAATACAAAAGACGAAGCAATTTGCGCTAGAGAAGATGCGGAAAAAAGATTACATAAAGAATATAACCGTGCAAAAGAAGATTTATATAATGGCACGAGACAAAGTGATTATGAGGTGGCCATATGAGATATAATAATTATCATAAACATACAATGTATAGTAATTTACGCACTTTAGATTGTGTTGTAAAACCAATTGATTACATTAATCGTGCTAAGGAGCTTGGTCATACCACATATTTTACAACTGAGCATGGATTTCAGGGCAATATCTATGAGGCATTCACTCTTTGTCAGCAAAATGATTTAAAGTGCATTTATGCAGTAGAGGCGTATTATGTTGATGATATAAAAGATAAAACAAGTCGTGAAATGTATCATATAATGCTTATTGCAATGACTGAAAACGCAAGGCGTGAGATCAATAAAATAATGTCTATTGCAAATACAGAGGGATATTACTATCGTCCTCGTATAGATTTAAAGCTATTATTAAGTCTTACCCCGTCAGAAACAATTATAACTACTGCATGTATAGCTGGGCGCATGTTTAAGCCGAGGAAAACTGAAAAAACAAAGAATATTATTGGTTATAAAGCAACAACCGTATATGATAGTGGCCCTGGATATATTGATGAAGTTGGACATATTGAAAAAATTCCAATCTATGAAACAATTTCAATAGACGAAGATTATTGGAGAAGTAATTTTTTTGAACCTTTGAGAAATCATTTTGGTGATAATTTTTATCTTGAAGTTCAAGATCATAATGACCAAGACCAAATTGAATATAATAAAAAAATTATTGCATTGCATCGAGCGACGGGCGTTCCTATTATTCATGCTAATGACTCACATTATATTTTACCAGAAGATGCTAAGTATAGAGACTTGTTTTTAAAGGCCAAAGGAATTGTTTATGAAGAAGAAAGTGGATTTTGCCTTGACTATCCTGATTCTGATACTATTTTTCAAAGATATGAAAAGCAGGGCGTCTTAACAAAAAAAGAGGTAGAAGAAGCGTTGCGAAATACTCTTATTTTTGATAATGCTGAGGGCATTTTTATTGATAAAGAGTTTAAAATCCCTAAAGTAGTAGAAGGAGATAGTAATACCATATTAAAAAAACTAATTAATGAGGGATGGAATAAAGAAAAACATAACGTTTCAAAAGAACGTCACAAAGAATATATTCAACAAATAAGATACGAATATAAGATTATTGAAGACTGTGGGATGGCAGATTATTTTATTCTTGACCATTATGTAGTTAAAAAAGCAGTAAAAGAATATAACGCTATCTTAACTCGCAGCGGAAGAGGAAGTGCAGTTTCTTTCTATATCAATAAATTATTAGGGTTAACAGAAGTTGATAGAATTGCAGCGCCTATTAAACTTTATCCGACAAGATTTATGTCCGCTGAACGTATTTTAAACAGCAGATCGTTACCAGATATTGATCTTAATTTTGCGGATACATCACCTGTTGTACAGGCTAGTAAGGATATCTTGGGACAAGATGGCATTTATTATATGATTGCGTATAAGCCGCTACAAGAATCTTCTGCATTTAGACTTTGGTGTAAAGCGCATGATATGCATATTTCTGAATATGATGACATTGCAAAAAACCTAGATAGCTATTTGAATGATCCTAAGTGGAAGGATTTAATTGATGGAAGTAAAATCTTTAGAGGCGTTGTAGAAAGTGTTGCCCCTAGCCCTTGTAGTTTCTTATTGTCTAATGATAAAATTTCTGAAATGGTCGGACTTATTAAGGTTGGAGATGAGATTTGCTGTTGCCTTGATGGTTATAACTGTGATGTTTATAAATTTCTCAAAAATGATTATCTTACCGTTTCTGTCTATCAAATCATTCATGATGTTTATGAGCTAATTGGAAGACCTATTGATGATATTAATACATTAATTAAAAATTGCGATCAGAAAGTTTGGGATGTCTACGCAAAAGGATTAACAACAACAATAAACCAAGCAGATTCAGATTATGATAAGCAGATATTAAAAAAGTATAAACCTACTAATCTTGCGGAACTTTCAGCATATGTCGCTGCTATACGTCCGGGATTTGCATCTCTGCTTAATAATTTTGTTGAGAGAAAACCATATACAACAGGGGTTAAAGAACTTGATGATATACTAGATGACTCTTTTCATTATCTTATGTACCAAGAAAGTATTATGAAATATCTTGTCTGGTTAGGAATGGAAGAAAAAGGCACCTATGATGTTATTAAAAAGATAGCAAAGAAAAAATTTAAAGAAGAGGAATTAAATGCACTTAAACACGAACTATTAAATGGCTGGGTTAAAAATGTAGGAACAGAAGATGGATTTGCAGATACTTGGCAAGTTGTTACAGATGCGGCGCATTATTCATTTAACGCATCTCACAGCCTAAGTGTAGCAATCGATTCAATGTACGGAGCCTATTTGAAGTCACATTACCCTCTTGAATACTTTACGGTAGTTCTTACAATGTATAGTGGCGATATGGATAGAACTGCAAAACTTATTGATGAATTACCATACTTTGGAATTTCTTTAAAAGATATTAGGTTTAGACATTCTAAGGCGGATTATAACTGCGATAAAGAAGAAAATACAATCTACAAAGGAATGTCATCTGTAAAATTTATCAATGCAGAAACGTCAGATAGGCTTTACGCAATGAAGGACGAGCATTTTGATTCTTTCATTGATGTTGTTAAGGCATTTCCCGGAAATAGTAGAATGCTCGATATTTTAATTAAGCTTGATTTTTTCTCTGAATTTGGGAAGATTGGTACACTTTTACGCACAGTAGATCTTTATAACGCTTATGGCGGTAAAAAGCTTCTTAAGAAGGATAAGTGTAAGCTACCGTCCGAACTACTATCAAAGTATTGTACAGAGACTGAGAAGCAGTGGCGTGTACAAGATCAAGACGGACTTATTAAAGAGCTGTGTTCTATGATCCCAGATGTTGATGTGCCAATTCAGAGCAAAATCGAATGGTCTAAAGAGTATCTTGGCTATATTTCAACTGTAATGCCAGATAAAAAGAACGTTGGATATGTCATGGATCTTAACACCAAGTGGAGCCCTCGTGTCACAGTATATCAACTTTGGGATGGAAAAACTGTTGCATATAAGGTACAGAAAAAGGCGTATGAGAAAAATCCATTTGACAAGGGCTGTCTCCTACAATTCAACTCAGAAATGCGTAATAAGAGCCGCAAGGATGAGAATGGGCAATGGATCAAGCTCCCGGAACAAGAACCTTGGTTAACAAATTATTTAGCAAATGTGCAATTAACCTCTTGACAAATCCAAAATCTATGCTATAATACAGACACAGTTAAGAGGCGATTCAAACACTTATACATACTGCGAATCGTCCTCTTGACAAATTAAAATTTTGTGTTATAATCACAATACAAAATTAATGAAGGAGAATTTAAAATGAAGATGATCCCTGAAAAAGACAGAGACTTTCGGAAGTGTTACTTCTGCGGTGGTTTTCACACCAAAGAAAATCCTGTGGCTTTTGAACTGGATGTAGATGAGACAACTATTCCAGAGAGTGAAGCAAAGTTTCTTGGCGGTTCAGTTTATTGTTGTAAAAAGTGCTTAGAGAAGGAGTGGATGGCAACATAATGGAGCTTATGATTTTGGCAGTTATTGCTTTTGTTTTTGGTGGCATCTGGTGCGCTATCTTTGGAAGGAATTGGAGGAAGACAGATGACGATTCTGAATCAATACGAGATTCTTAAAAATGTAACCCCAACTTGGTGGATTATTACCCTTATGGCATTGATTGTATTTATTTTTATCATGACTATTATTGCAACCGAAAGCGCATCAAGGTATGCACTGGCAGTCTTATCCTTTGCTATTATTTTCACCATTGTATGGGGATGGGTAGTGAGGCCCATTGTGACTAAAGAGGACATTCCAACAGGTCGTTATCGTTACGAATGCACAATTGATGATGATGCGTCATTCATTGATATTTATGAGAAGTACATTGTAGTTGAGCGACGTGGAGATTTATGGGGTTTGGAGGATAAAGATGACACTTGATAGCTTATTCCTTTGTCCAAAGTGCCAGAGTAATGACCACGAAGAGATTAGTAAGGAATTTTGTGTTGATGACGGCAAGTTTTATGTGAAATGTCTTTGTAGTAATTGTGGATACCTCTATAAATATCGTTTTTGGTTTGACTTTTATTTGAATGAAGAAGAGGAGAATTGAAATGACTTATACTTTTGGCAGACAGGTTCCCACTGGCTATTATGCGTATCTCAATCGAAAGGGCACTCTCATCATTGGGAGGCAGACTTTTGATGGAAGATGTAATATCTTTTCAGGTAGCTATAGCGAAGCGAAAGAGCGTGGTCTTATCAATCGTCTTGCTTTTGATGCTCCACGCATTCATCGAAATATCGCAGAACATTATGAAGATTGGTCGGAAATTAGTCGTCCGAAGGTTGAAGACAGAGTAGTAAGACACGAAGACTTCTATGAAGGCGACGAAGAAGCGAATAGAATGGGTTGGCAGGTAATGTCGGTGTCTTCGTATTATGTCAATGATCCGTGGAATAATAAGGAATATGTGGGTTATACAAGACTTCTGCGTCGTGTTCCGCGCGATACCAATACGGATAAGGTCATCTATGAGGAGGGCTAATTATAATGAGTATTTGTATTTGGCAGCTTGAAATTATTGATAATGAGACGCATGAGAATATCCACTCGATGTATTTCTTTACTCGAAGAGGTGCGCGAAGCTATGGCGCAAAGCGAGAGAAGGAGTGGAAGGAGAATGGCTGGACTTGGACTTATGGTGGTGAGCCTCTATATTGGGGGAAGGGTGAGGGATTGAGATGACGATTGTAAATCAGTATCCGGTTATGGCGGAACGTTTCCCAGTGTGGGTAATTTTTCTGACTATTCTTGGCATTGCTATTTGTAGTTATATTTTATTTCTATGTTTATCAAATCAATGTTGGAGTGCTGTCATTATATCTGGCTGTTTCATTGCCTCTTTTTGTATCTTATTATTTTTAGGAGCACAAAAACGAGAGACCGGGCGCAATCGTTATGAGTGTTTAATTGATGGTACGACACCTTTTGTTGAAGTGGGTGAAAATTATGATATTGTCGAACAACGCGGAGATCTGTGGATTCTGGAGGATAAAATAGATGAGTAATGTTCGCTGTGATTTTTATGTACAGATGTCAAAGGATAGAAAACTCTCTATCAAAGAAGGTATTACTTTGGATGAGCTTGCTTATGTCCTTTCTTCTTTCTTCGAACGCGAAGAAAATTGGCATAAGATGAAGGAGTGTTGGCTTGAAAATGGGAAGTCTAAGGACTTTCAGCATTTGATGAAAGAAGCACTGCTTGGGGCTTATGACACTTTCTGTACAGATGAATTCGGTTGAAAGGAGATTTGAAAATGAATATCTATAGGATTTGGGTTGATGAGTGGCTTGGATATGATACCTTTGATAGCGCGATTGTTGTGGCTAAGGACGAAGAGTCTGCGCGACATATTCATCCGCGAGGAGAGGCGCGTGGGTGGAATGAAAAAACTCATCGTTATGATAAACCGTGGTATGAGAGTGATGAGCCTCTTGACAGTTGGGTAATGCCGGAAAGAGTAAATGTTAGACTGGTTGGAACAACAGAGATTTTCCACGAAGGAACGGTGCTGTGCGCGAGCTATAATGCGGGGTGAATATATGGGATATCAAGTAAAACTTTGCGAAACAATTTCTGATTTGAAGTCTTTTGTCGAAGAAGCCAACATAAGAGGTTATGAAATTATTACTATGACAACAGCTATGTGCGGTTATAATTCTTACTATGCGGTGCTTTATAGGAGCTGATAGAATGAAAATAACTTACTGCCCGAAATGTGGCGCTAAACTTTATTCAAATACGGCTGGATATTACTGTACGAATCTTATTTGTCTTCTCCATATTCGTCCGAATGGGGAGTGGGATGAGAATCCGTGGTGGTATTATATGCCACCAGAAGATTATCATCGCACTTATTATGAAGTGGATGAAAATCCAAAGGAGGTTCGTCAGTGGATGTAGAAGAAGTAAAGACTAAGGAAAACCCCGAAGTGAAAATTGCTGAAGTTGTTGAGGATATTAGTGATACGAGAGAAGATCCGGCAGAGCTTGTGCGTCTAATACATGATCTATTTTATAACGGTGAAGGGCCATGGTATAGATGATACTGTGCGGAGAAGGTTGTATTCCCTGCTGTGACTTTTGTATTTACTCAATTCGTGATATTTGGGTTGATGAAAATGGCTGGGAAAATGACCAAGGGCCAAAAGGATGCGCGAAATATAATGATGAAGCGCACCAAGATATAGCATTTGATAATGGTTTTTGTGAAGATTTTCATTGTTTTAGAGCTAAAAATAATTAAAATATCTCTTGACAAATAAGAAAAACGTGTTATAATCTAGACAGTAAGAAACACAAAACAAAATTAAAGTAAAATCAAAAAGGAGAATTGAGTTATGACAAATGTGTTCAATGGTATGTTCGGAAAGATTGCTCCCGGTATGTGCCGACTTTCTATGAGCGGAGGAATCGCTGTTAAGACTTCCAATGGCTATAAGAGCTATAATGTGAAGAATGGGCGTCTTACAAATTGTGACAGCTTTGTTTTTGACATTGGCGAAGAGTTCTTCTTCGTTATGCCAACCAACAAGGTTGAAGTTGGAGACATTATTCTAGTGTCTGGCAAGCCAAAGTGTGTTATTAAGGCTGAGAAGGAGACCATTACGGTTATTAATTATGAGGATTCTACTGTAGAAACCGTCCTCCCTGAGCGTCATGTATTTATGGGAAGTACTTATTTCTATGGTAAGATCGTATCTATGTTCGGTAACAATTTTATGAAGGGCAAGAAGGGTATGGACAAGATGATGTCTTATATGGTCATGTCCGAGATGATGAAGGGTGGTAATGGTTCAAGCAACGGAATGAATTCTATGCTTCCTATGATGATGCTTATGAATGGCGGTAATATGTCGGATATGTTTAGCGGAATGTTTGATTTTGATATTGATGCAATCGACGATGAAAGTGAGGCTGAGTAATTATGGGTGGCGGTTCTTGGACGAGAGATAACTTTACTAGCTATGTAACTACTGCAAAGTGTGCAATGGTAGACGATTTTGGTGTTGTCAGAGGACTAAATAGTGTTCAGGATAATTTTAAATCGAGATGCCTAGTGGCGGAGCTTAATCCTAAAAATGTTGTTCGCGAGTGTGTAGATTCCGCAGAGCATCCCAATACAAAGCCTGTTATTCTAGCACTCGATGTAACTGGTAGTATGGGCAGTGCAGCCATGGAAGTTGCAAAGCAGATCAATGTTGTTATGACAAGCCTATATGAGAAGATGACAGATGTTGAATTTATGATTATGGGCATTGGAGATCTTGCTTATGATAACGCTCCAATTCAGGCATCTCAGTTTGAATCAGATATCAGAATCGCAGAACAGCTTGATAAAATTTATTTTGAGGGCGGTGGCGGCGGCAATTCTTATGAGTCCTATACTGCCGCATGGTATTTTGGGCTTAATCATACCAAGCTAGATTGTTGGAATCGTGGGCAGAAGGGTGTTATTATTACAATGGGTGATGAACCTTTGAATCCGTATCTGCCTAAGAATACTCTATCTGTTGCGACTGGTGATAATCTACAGGATAATGTTGAGACGGCACAGCTTTACAAGGATGCTTCTGAGAAGTTTGATATTTATCATCTGTATGTAAAGCATGGATACGGTCGCTATGAAGACGACGTTAATAAGACTTTTGGTCAGTTTCTTGATACGAATCATCTCAAGACTACATCTGTAAATAAGATTGCAGATGACATTATTGAGATTGTAACAAATGCATTTACTGGAAGCGATACAAGTACATTTGTCAATACTAGCGAAGGAATTTCTTGGTAAGAGGAGATAAACACATGCCTAATGTTAAAGTAGTAATCGGTAGCAATTTTGGGGACGAAGGAAAAGGATTGATGACTGATTATTTCTGCGCAGAAGCAAAAAAGCGAAATGAATCCTGTATTGTTGTTTTATCTAATGGCGGAGCGCAGAGAGGGCACACTGTGGTTACGCCAGATGGCATTAGACATGTGTTTCATCATTTTGGTTCTGGCACTTTTGCAGAAGCCCCTACATATTTTAGCGAGCAATATATTTTGAATCCTATGACTTTCAGAAAAGAGTATGAAGAATTGGATTCTTTAGGCTTTAAGCCACTCGTTTGTGCGCATTGGAATTGCAGATGGTCAACGCCGTATGACGTGATCGTAAATCAAATTCTTGAAGATAGTCGTGGAGAAAATCGACATGGATCTTGCGGCATGGGAATCTGGGAAACTATCTGCAGATATACAAGTACTGGAGCACCATCATTGCGGCACTTTAATATGATGAGTGAAGAATATAAAGTTCAATTTCTAAAAAATATTAGAGATAAATATATGCCGCAGAGATTAGCGTCTGCGAATCCAGATGTAGTAAAACAGTGGGAAGAAATTCTATATTCTGATAATCTAATTTATAATTTTATTGCGGACATTCAGTTCATGTGTTCGCATATGGTTTTTGATTATGGACGTATATTGAGACGATACGATAATGTTGTATTTGAAAATGGGCAAGGTTTGCTACTAGATCAGAACCAAACACGATACGGAGATAATACAACTCCTAGCAATACTGGAATGCAGAATCCACATGTGATTATTGAAAAGTATTTATTTGGCGCTAACGTTGAAGTGTGTTATGTTACGAGAACATACCTGACAAGACATGGTGCTGGGGCTTTTGATGGTGAATGTGATAAATCTGAAATCAATGGTTCTATGAAAGATAAGACCAATGTGCCAAATCCGTATCAGGGCAGTATTCGATATGGTAAGCTGGATGTTAATGAACTTGTAAACAGAATCAAAAAGGATATTGGTGAGCATTCTTATAATGTATCTTTGGCAGTGACACATTTGAACGAGTTTGAAAACAAAGAGTTATTGACACTAAAAGAGCTAAATGTTAAGTATTTGTCTTATAAAGAGACTAGAGAATTGGCGGAAAAAAATTTTTGAAAGTACTTGACAAATAAAAAATATATGATATAATATGGACAGTTGAAAGAAACAAAACAAAATTAATTGAAAAGGAGCAAGAAAAATGATTAAGTATTATCACCTGAGCGATGGCACGACGATTGGAGAGCTGCGGGGTACAAAGTATGACTGTATTAACCGGATTGCAAAGGCAATGGGTATGACAAAGAGCCTGTGCTTCGATCCTAGTAAGTATCTTATGAATGATGTCTTCAAGGCTGCGTCTAAGCCCTATGGCGGCGACGAGTACGACAAGGAATATGGCGAACAGGAAGTAAAGCGCAAGGTCATGCGGAAGTATTATAAGCAGCTTGATAGACTGTCTTCTGCGTTCGTAGAGGATCTCAATAAGGCGATGTTCGAAGCATCTTGGCGGCTTACAAAAAATTCTTAAAAACCTCTTGACAAATAAAAAATTTATGATATAATACAGATAGTTCAAGACAATACAAAATTAAAGTTCCTGAGCACGAACTGAAAAGGCTCAACTATATGCGATGATAGTCAAATGGTTAAGACGGCAGCGATTATTTTGAAGTGTCTAGCTAGACATGAACAGCAAGTTTGCAAAATTAATGCTCCAAGCTGCAATTGTGGGTTCGATTCCTACTCATCGCAATCATATGTCTCCTGTAGCTCAGTCGGGTAGAGCGCTTAATAACGAGACTTGTAAAAGCCTTAAACAGCAAGTTTCTAATTGGTCTGTTAAACCAGAGGTCACAGGTTCGAGCCCTGTCAGGAGACTTTAAAAAGGCACTAGCAGCAACTTTAAACAATATGCTGGATATTATATTGATGGTGCCTTGCCTTACATAGAGACGCTTACAGCAATTTAAAAAAGATGAAAATGATATTTTTACTAATGATTTTATTTTGGCGTCTCGTTGAATAAACTCCAAAGACACTAACAGCAAATTTTTAATGTTGGAGATTGTACATAAGAATGTGTCTTGGGATTTAGAAATAAATCAAAAATGGAGGAAAGAAAAATGTCTTTTATGAATGCAGTAAAGAATACTCTGAACGAGGATTTCAACTATTCGGTGACTGAGAATGGTGCTCTTGGGTATCGTACTTCTGGCAAAGAACTGACTGACCTAAACTTTGCCGTTGCTTCTATGCGCGGTATGAACGAGAAGACCATCTATGATAAGTTCACGAAGGCTTATTTCGAAGACAAGATGATGGCTTTACGTTGGTTATTTTTCGCAAGAGATGTTCGTGGCGGTCTTGGCGAGAGACGTTTGTTCAGAACGGTTCTTAAAAATATGGTAAAGGACGACCCCAATACTGTTAAACGTCTTGCCTGTCTGGTGAGCGAGTATGGCCGTTATGATGACCTGTGGTGTCTGTTTGGAACGGATGTGGATGGTGTTGTTTTCGATATCATTAAGAAGCAGCTTTCTGATGACATCGCAAATATGGCAGAGAATAAACCCGTATCTCTTCTTGCTAAGTGGCTCCCTTCCGTAAATGCTTCTTCTACAAGAACTAAGATGAATGCAAGATATATTTGCAAGAATCTTAGTATGACTGAGCGTGAGTATCGTAAGACACTTTCTTCTCTTCGTTCTTACATTGATATTGTAGAGAGCAAGATGTCTGCAAAAAAGTGGGAAGACATTAAGTATGAAACGGTTCCTTCTCGTGCAAATCTCATTTATAACAGAGCTTTCCTTCGTAATGATGAGGAGCGTCGCAGAGAGTATCTGAGTAAGCTCGAAAAGGGTGAAGCTAAGATTAATGCGGGAACTTTGTTTCCTCACGACATTGTGCATAAGTATTCTAGCACAACTGGATGGGGCTGCCGCGTCAACGAGTACGATGCAACTCTTGAATCTCTTTGGAAGGCTTTGCCTGACACAGTAAATGGGTGTGGAAACACCATTGTAGTCGCAGACGGTTCTGGCTCTATGTGTTGCAATATTGGTGGGAATACTCATATTACAGCACTTGAAGTTGCGAATGCACTTGCAATTTACTTTGCAGAACATTCTTCTGGTGACTTTAAGGATAAGTACATTACTTTCTCTAGCAGACCTCAATTGGTTGATTTTAGTCAGTGCAATTCTCTAAGAGATAAGCTTCGTGTTGCATATAGTCATAGTGAGTGTTCAAATACGAACATTGAAAAGGTGTTTGATTTGATTCTTACTACTGCGGTAAATGGTCATATGAAGCAAGAGGATATGCCTAAGAATGTACTGATTATTTCAGACATGGAGTTTGACTCCTGTGCAACTTGTGGCGGTAATGGGTATGGTCTTAATAGACCTAGTGCAAGACTTTTTGAGACAATTAAGAAGCGTTTTGAGGATGCTGGGTATCAAATGCCTAGATTAGTCTTCTGGAATGTAAATTCTCGCACTGGAACTATTCCTGTAAAGGAAAATGACCTTGGTGTTGCTCTTGTTAGTGGATTCTCCACTAATGTTTGCAAGATGGTCATGAGTGGTAAGACCGATCCTTATGAGTGCCTTGTTGAGACGCTTATGAGTGAGAGATATGATGCGGTGGAAGCCGCATTGAAGAACTTTTAAGGAGTTAAGTATGGTGCTGGGCATCACCTTAAAGCTGCCCTAAGATATGCAGGTGTGTCGGAATTGGTATACGAAACAGACTCCGCTCATAGGTAAAAGCTATGAAGGTTGGGTCACTATTTTGGAAACGAAATAGTTAGTAAACTCCCTAATTCTTGGAACGCTAAGTCTTAATAAGATACGCCAATCAAGAGCTAAATGAACTAAGTTCTAAATGTGTAGAGACTATAGAGGAGTTACCTAAACTTACATAAGTAAGCATGGTTATAAGATAGTCCAGACCACAAACACCAAATGGTGGCCATGAAAATGGTAGGGGTAAGTAAAATCTGTTGCCCGTAAGGGATTGAGGGATCGTGGCCCTTCACCTGCACCATGACCTTGGCAAGTCATTAAACTACCACATCCGCCTGATGTGTGCCAGCGGTCTAAAAGTACGGTAAACATCCTTCAAGGGTAGGGGATAGGAAGACCTGAGTTTACAGGGGAGTTGAATCCAGCCACTTGGAGTGAGTCCTATAGCCCATGGTACTAAGGGACTATGCGTGAATGGATAAGGGATTATATCCAAACTCCTAAAAAGTACCTGAAACGCTAGGCAATTGTGAAATTCAAGCGTGTCCACTTTACTGGGCGTACCGTAAAAGCCGGATTATATGGCCCATTGGTGAAGAAGAGTATCACGCTTGCCTGTCACGCAAGAGGACACCAGTTCAAGTCTGGTATGGGTCGCCATTTGGAAGTATAGCTCAGTGGTTAGAGCGCTTGCCTGTTAAGCAAGATGTCGTAGGTTCAAGTCCTTCTACTTCCGCCATATGATAGTAAGTAGTGCAAATAGAAAAGATAAGAACGAAATAGTACCTTGTATGGTGGATAAACCTATTACTCACTTATTGAATCTATTGGAGTCATGCACGGCTCCGCTTGCTATCATTACCAAGGGACTAGTTGCTTAAACCGTTCTAACAAACCCTATAAAATGGCAGAAACGGTGACGGTTGGAGAGACAACAAAATATATGCCCTCATAGTTTAATGGTAAAACACCCGGCCTATACCCGGCATTAAGGCTCCAGATTAGAGCACGTTCTCCGTTCGAGTCGGAGTGGGGGTAGCTACTCAAGTCTTACAACCTCCATGTGGTGAGTAGTGGGTAATGCTAATAGTAAGATATATTTATCATTCCCAATAATGACTTAGATATCATGATATCAACATATCAAATTGGGTGTCAGCCGTCAGGCACTTTAACGGCGTCATATCCTCTTTTAGTGTAAAGGTTGCACACCTCCAGTCAAGGAGCAGGAACGGTTCGATTCCGTACAGAGGACGGTTTGACACAGCCGGAGTGTTATCTCTGGCATACGGATTAGCGTATGCAAAGCATTTGTCTTCGGATGGTAAAAATGCGAGAGAAGTCATCCCCTTGAACTTCTCACTACATACATCCCTAGTGGTTGTTATGCTGAGGCCGATGATGGGGCGGTCGTTTATAATACCCCATTCAATATGCCGCTGTGATGGAATGTATACATCTTGGTCTCAAAAACCAAGGCTCGAAAGAGATTGCGTGGTCGAACACGTCAGCGGTACCATTTGCGGTTATCCTAAACCGCATATATGGCGGATTCGTTCATTGGAAGGACACTCGGCTTTGACCCGAGAAAGGTTGGATCGTTACCAACATCCGCTGCCAGCCGATGAAACAAAGGCTTTGTTAGGTAGTGTTTGTGGAGGCTCTACCCGTAGGTTTGATGTTATCTTGTAAAGAGATGGTTCCTACGTCCTAACTTAGATCTTTCACAAAAACATCAACACATAATTGTCTTATCGCACCTCTGTTTAGCATTGCAAGTGCCCCAGATAAGCCTTTTGGAGAAAAATAAAATCCTATTTTTTCATAAGGGCGGACTGAATAAGTTGGTCATATTGAGTCCGTTCTAACTTTTGGTTGTAATGTAGTTGCTGAGTGGCTGATTGCTGACCACATGAAGCCATTCGGTAACGGCCAAAATATGCGGGTGTAGTATAATGGTTATTATGTCTGCCTTCCAAGCAGAAGATGGGGCTTCGATTGCCCTCACTCGCTCCACCGCTCTCGCGGATTCTCGGCGATACTTCCAACAAGTATGCGAAGGAGAAAAATGGTATAAGTCTCACAATTACTACCTGCTGCTACAGGTTGACTGAATAAAGGTAATTCTTATTAGAAAGGAGTAGGCTTATGTATCAAAACGTAATTGTTGGCGTTCCTTTGGTTGGAACTCCTGCGGAACTTTTTGGTTCTAGTCTGGAAGATTGGGCTCTGAACGAATCTGAAGTTACTCTTTTGACAGAAGAAAGATTTCTTCCTCGGATTTTAGTTGAAGCGGGGATTGTGAAAAGTACTAGCGAAGTTCGCAGAAATAGACCTGACCTTTGGAGAGAACTTAATGAGTTGGATTTCTTTCAAGTAAAATGGGGAAAGAAGTTTTTGTGGATTCTCGTTGGTGAATAAAAATATCAGGATGTAGCTCAGTAGGTAGAGCAGCGCACTTTGATTCTTTAGAGGAATGGCAACTCGCTATCACTAAGGAGGTAGAGATATTAGTTCGAGTCTAATAAGAATCACCATAATGCGCGGGTCTGGAGTTCGAACCTCCACATCCTGACCAGTAAGCCCTATTAGTTATGTTTACGTTTGTATGGTTTAGCTCATGACTGTACTGTTATCTCTGTAAAAAACTAGCGATAGTGCTGTCGTGTTCTGCGGACGTAGGGCTAAAAATATTAAGAAGGGGATAGGATTATATGAGAATTAAAAACATTAATGAAATCAATGATTTTCTTTATGCTGTAAAGCAATGTTCTGGAAATGTATATTTGACTTCTCCAGAAGGTGATAAATTTAACCTTAAATCTGAGTTTTCTCAATATGTTGCGCTGGGTGCTCTACTTGGAGATAAGGGTGATTATCTCGAACTATTTTGTGATAATAAAGCAGACGAAACTTATTTCTTTATTTTTTTCAATAATCATCCAGATATTAATCAAGGAGGTAAATATGGATACTAAAACGTTGAAAGACATTATCGCCACAAGAATTCAGGCCGAAAATGGTAATCCAACGGGGATATCATTCTTGTATTCGATTGTGCAAATGGTTAATGAACTAGAGGAATTAAAATTAGAAAATGAACATCTTAAGCAAGAACTATGTAAGTAAATTATAACCCGTGCTATCAATGGATCGGGTAGCATGGGTTATTATTTTTTTGTTATTAGGAGTGATATGATGCGTAAGTGGAAGCAAGTAACTATAATTTTGGGACTTTTATTATTTGTAATTATTATTAATATATTGAATAAAAAAGATTATGTAGCATCAGAAAATGTTAGTTTATATAAAGAATCTTTAATCGTAGAATATGAATCAGAAACAAATCTGCCAATCAATAAGCTTAATATTTATGAACAGGCAGTACTATATCAGGAAGAAATTTTCGAACAGCAACAAGAAACATTAAAGCAAGAAGAATTAGATGATATTTTATCAAAGTGTAGTATATATTGTGACGTGTCTGAAATCAAATTTGTAGATACAGATACACAATATACAGATTATGAGAAACAACTATTAGCCCAATGTCTATATTGTGAAGCCGGAAGCACATCATGGGAGTGTCAAGTAATTACATTGTCTGCCATTCTTAATCATTGTGACGAATACGGTGGATTATGGGTATTAAATTCTGAAAATCATTTTGCAGTTGCCCCATATTATCAATATGTTATGCCACAAGAAGAACAATATAAAGTTGTTGATTATGTATTATCTGGACATAGAATTGCAGATGTTGTATATTTTAGAATACATACATTCCATAGTTTTGGTACGCCAATGTTATATGTAGATGGAGTATATTTCTCAAAATAAAATAGTGGGTTATTGCCCACTATTTTTTTATGCAATGGGTTGACAAATTGTAAATACATGATATACTAATACAGGGTAAACAATACAAAATTAATAGAGGATGGTGTATATATGAAAACAGATAAGTATATTTTAATTTTTAAACATAAGGGAGTAAATAAATGGATTGATGCAGATAATTTGCCGTTACTTAAGACTGTACCAAATATTTGTGAATGGATGACAGAATACAAAATTATTGATAGCGCAACTGGTGAGGAGGTATAAGATGAAAGCATATTTGGACAATGCATCTACAACACCTATTTGTGAAGCAGCAAAGAAAGTCATTCTAGAAAATTTGGATGAATTCTATAATCCTAATAGTTCTTATGAATCGGCACGTAATGTCAAAGTAAAAGTAGAAAAAGCACGTGAAAAGATTGCAGAGCTAATTGGGGCAGAACCTGACGAGATTTATTTTACAAGTGGATCTTCTGAGTCTAATTCATGGGTGAGGAAGAATAATACTATTTTAGGATCAACAATTGAACATCATTCAATGGCTCCACGTTTTCTATATACGGTAGACGAACATGGCATTGTAGATTTCGACGATTTAAATAAGCAAGTCGATAGATTCACAAATTGGGATCTAGTATCTGCCATCACATGTATTTATGTCAATAATGAAATTGGCACTATTCAGCCAGTTTCGGAGATTGCCAATATCGCGCATAAAAATAAATTACTGTATCACATAGATGCAACTCAAGCATTGCCACATATGAAAATTAATGTTAGAGAACTTGGTTGTGATATGATGTCAGGTTCTGGGCATAAGTTTAATAGCCTTAAGGGGTGCGGCTTCCTCTATATTAAAAATGGAATTCATATGCATCCATTAATTTATGGTGGTTCCCAAGAGCAGCACGTCAGAGGCGGGACAACAAATGTACTAGGTATTCTTGCAATGGCTGCTGCGCTAGAAGATACAGTTACACACATGGATGAAAATAACGCTAAAGTCTCTTGCTTATCAAAGAAATTAAAGGATAACTTACTAGCGGTAAAAGGAGTCACACTTAATGCGATTGATTCAAAAACTCCATGTGTAGAAAGTATTTTAAACCTCAGGATTGACGATGTGAAGAGTTCTGACCTAGTCACAATGTGTGATCTATATGGCATTGAGATTAGCTCTGGGTCGGCATGTAACGAAGGAACAGCAGAACCTTCTCATGTGCTCAAAGCTATTAGGCTCACAACCGAACAGGCATTAAGCAGCATTAGAATCTCACTATCTCATCTAAACACTGAAGAAGAAATCGACTATGTTTCTAAAATGTTACCAAAAATTATTTCCAGATTACGCCAGTAAGGTACTTGACAAATGAAGATTCCATGCTATAATAACAATACAAAATTAATTGAAAGGAGATTGACACCATGACAGAAGACAATCGTATTAAGGAAGAAGCCAAGAAGCAGAGAAATTTTTGGGCATGTCCACGACCAGTGACTAAGGTTCTGCGTAACGCTAAGGCATACAACAGAGCCAAGGATCGTAAGGATAAACGATTGTATGAGGAAGATGTAGAGGATGTTGTCGAAGAAAGATAAAAGTTATTTTAGGGCATCTGCAGCCGTTAGCACAATGTCGGACTTTAAAAGAGTAAATGTAGGAGCGGTATTGGTTTATAAACACAGAATCATTTCTAGCTCTTGCAATTCTCAGCGAACGCATCCTTTACAGCAAAAGTTGAACAAAGAGCGATTTGAAGAGGAAACTCCTGCAAAACTGCATGCTGAAGTTAGTTGTCTTATTCCACTGCTTGGGAATAAAGATATTAAGTGGAGAGACTGTGAGCTCTATGTATACAGAGAATATAAGCGTGGTGGGCTGGCAATGAGCCGTCCTTGTCCATCATGCCAAAAATTAATTAAAAAGCTTGGCATTAAAACCGTGCATTATACAACAGACGGCGGATATGCCACAGAATATTTTGAGATCTAAGGAGAAAATTATGAAAGAAGTATATGGCGACTATTGTAAGGCTTGTTATATTCGCATTTGTAAACCGTCAAAGGGCGAGATCAAACGAATGGTAATGACGCCATACGAAGCAGAATGTCAAAATTGTCATAAAATTAGAAATATTGTAGATTACATTGAGGAAAAGTGATGAAGGGCATTCCATCAAAAGAAATTGTAATGACAGAGATTAAATCTTTAAAAGGCGAGACATTTTATATTACAACAACAGCTCTGCATGACACATATTATATCTATCAAATTAAAGATAATGCCGCCACAAAACTTGGTAGCGGCAAGAACCCTCTAGATTTAGAGGACAAATATATTGGAGAACGAGAAAAAGCATTAAAAAGATTGGAGAAAATGACAGATGAGTAATGAATATAAAGATTATTATGACGACCTTTATTGTGAATTTGAAGATAGGGTTGAGGCGCTAGATTTTCTGCCAGATGGCTGGGTTAAGAGTTTTGTGCCAAAGCTGAAAGAAGAACTCTTTGGTATTATTGGTAGTTATGCTGAAAACTTTGAAATTGTACAAGCGAAGGAAAAGTGGGGAGAACTAAGAGTGTATTGGTGCTGGGAAGACAAAGATTATTCCGACCTAGAAGCTGCTGATATGAATGAATTATATGGCAAGATTGAAAATACACTTGAAAAATACGCCACTATTAGCCGGAAAACTTGTGCGGTGTGCGGAAAGTCAGCAACGTCATATACGACTGGATGGGTACTGCCTGTTTGTGAAGAATGCAAGGAGGAGGCGTAATTATGACAGATGAAAATAGTATAAATATGGAGGGCAAAGATGACATCTGAAACTAAAATCTCAGTTTTTCAAAAGCTTTTAAATGAGTTTGAAACAGAAGAAATTAAACTATATTGCGAAGATATGATTGAACAAATTCCAAATTACATATTCGATATGCCAAGTAGTACAACAGGTAAGCATCATAATAAAACACAATGTATGCTTCATGGGCAAATTTACCACATCATTATGTTTGGAACAATTGCAAATTATAGACTTGGACTTAAGTATAATAAAGAAAAGAAGTTCCCAGACCCAAGAATTAGAGATGCTATTAGATGTACAGCGATTTTCCATGATGCATTGAAATGTGGCGACGGAACATCTCAATATACGGTTCATGAGCATCCTCTTCTCGCGGGAGAATGGATAAGAACAGCAAAAGTCAAACATGATATTGATTCAGAAATTAAAGAGTTTATGGCACATCTTTGCGCAGCACATTCAGGAGAATGGACAACTGCAAGACGTGGAAGTAAGACCGTTCTTCCAGAACCTCAGAATGAAGCTGAAATTTTTGTTCACGAATGTGACTATCTTGCAAGCCGTAGCGATATTGATATGACAATTCCAGAATATTTGAATGAAATTTTCTCAGAATCTGACGTCAATGCAGTTAACAATTTTGATGTAGATAATTATGTAATGCAGTTCGGCAAGTACAAGGGACAGAAAATTATCGATGTGTATCGTGAACATCCAGACTATTTGCAATGGTGTGAAGAAAACATTGGCCGCAGAGATGTTCTAGATGCTATTGCAGCTTGTAAGAAGAAAGTGGAAGAAAAGATTGAGGCTGATGACGATATTGATTTATAAGGAGAATTAAGGCACATGGGAACTAACTTCTATATGATTACAAAGAATAAAGAAATGGCTCAACGGTATGCACCATATTCTTATGAATTGACAGACCAACCATATTTCGGATATGAGATTCACGTAGCTAAGACTAGTTGCGGCTGGCTTCCGGCTTGGCAGGGGCATAAAGATGGTATTAACTCTGTAGCAGAATATAAAGCCGCATATGATACTGGTGAATTTAAAATCTATGATGAATATGGAACAGAATACAATTGGGACGCTTTTGATGATAGAGTGATTAAGTTTAATGGCGGCGTTCTTGGAGCCAAGAAGCCAGAGAAGATTGAACAAGACAAAGATTCTCGCTGGTATGATAAAAATCTTCCAGACTATGGCCCAATTAGTCATATTCCAGAAAGCCTACAGAGCTATAAGTTTGATAATTGGTTTGCAAATGACCACTTCAAAGATCCTGATGGATTTGAATTTTCAATGAGGAGCTTTTCATAATGTATCATCTTGAACTTAGAGATTTTATTCTCTCCCATGAAAACTGGGAAGAACTACTTACAACTGATCCTTACAACCTAAAGATTTCTCGTGATGGCGATTATATTATGTTCAAGTATAATCAAATCTCTTCTGACTTCACAATTCCCCTGGTTCGTGAAGCACGTGGAATTATTTTCAGAGAGAGTGATTGGGGATGTGTCTGCGAAAAATTTACAAAATTCGGTAATTACGGCGAGTCTTATTGCCCAGACATTGATTGGGCAACTGCTTCTGTGCAAGAAAAAGTTGATGGGTCGCTTATTGGCATGTTTTATGATAATGGATGGCATATTTGTACCAATGGTACGATTGATGCTTTTAAAGCGGAACTAAATGATGTGAAGTATCCTACTTTTGGTGCTTTGGTAGAAGATGCGATGCCAATATCATGGGGAGAATGGGAAGAAACAGCGGATCCGAAGCGTACATATATGTTTGAACTTGTGTCTCCGTATAACCGTGTCGTAATTCCATATGAAGAAACTAAGCTATATTTTCTTGGTATGCGTGATATGGAAGATGGGAGAGAATGGAATCCAGAAGATTCTGATATGAGCTATGCTTTTGAAATGCCCAAGCGTTATCCTCTTCATTCTCTTGAAGATGTACAGAAGGCAGCAAATGCACTTCCGTGGGATCAAGAAGGATATGTTGTCTGCGACAGAAACTTTAACAGAGTAAAAATCAAATCAAGTGCTTATATTTTAGCACACTATGCTCGAAATAATGGTAATATATCAAAGAAAAATTTAATAGAAATTATTTTATCGTCAGAAATTGAAGAATTTTTAATTTATGCAAATGAATATAAAGAAGAATTAGAAAAGATTTTATATTACATGAATTGTGTTAAAGATAATTCATTAAATGCGCTAAAGCATATTAAATCGTTAAAATTAACAAATAAAAAAGAATATGCAAAAGTAGTACTAGCTTATCAAAAATATATTCAATCATATTTGTTTGAAAATTTCGATAAATATGTTTCGTGGGAAGAACATGTAAAGAAATTAGATTCAAATAAGTGGCTTAAAATATTAGAACAAAATTTTTTATAATAAGAAAGGACGGGTAATAAATAATACAAAAGATACAATAGAATGCAGTTATTTATAAAAAATATGTGTGGAATTTATAGAATTATTAATATTATAAATGGCAAATGTTATGTTGGGAAATCTATTGATATAGAGTTTCGATGGAAACAGCATTTAAGAGATATCGATGATAACTGTTTAATTCATAGAGCAATGAAGAAATATGGAATTGAAAATTTTATATTAGAAATTGTTGAAGAATGTAATGGAGATATGTTAAATAATAGAGAAAAATATTGGATAAAATATTATGATTGTTGCATATTAGACGGAGATAATAAGGGGTACAATATGACAAGGGGAGGAGATGGATTATCTAGATATGATTATAAACTTATATATGATTTATGGGATACTGGACATAGTACAGCCCAAATCAAAGAAATCACAGGGATAGATAAGAGGCAACTCTATAAAATTTTAAACTCCCATGATGCATATTCAAGTTCAGAATCTTACACAAGAAATGTTGGTATAAAGGTTTCTAAATTCGATTTAGATGGTAATTTTATATGTACATATTCTAGCATACTTTCTGCGGCTCAAGATCATAATATCGATTTGCGTAATTTTCAAATCATTTTAAAACGTGGATATAATTCAAATTTTCAATTTAAAATAGGCGATGATACAAATAATATATCTCCATTAAAATTAAGTAAATACACAACAGGAAGAATGGTTGGGCAATATTCATTAGATGGAGAGTTAATAAATGTATTTTCTTCTATCCGTGAAGCAACACGAGCAATGGGCTTAAAAAGTGACTGTTGTATTGGGAAATGTTTAAGAGGAGAAGGAAAGACCGCTGCAGGTTTTATTTGGAAATATTATGATGAGATTAATGAATTGAAAGGAGAATAAATTATGAAGAAAACAATCGCCGGATGCTTAGCATCTGTACTTGCTTTAATTGTTGTAATTATTATTTGCCCTGTACTGTGCTACTTCTTTGGATGGGTCACAGGACATATTTTGAAGTTTTTTATTGGCAACATTGTTATTAACGGAATGAATTATCTGTTTAATACAACAAGATTCACTACGGATATGTTACCAACAATTTGCGGTACGCTTGGCGTAATCGGCTCGTTCTTTAGGAGTTCAAAGATGAGTACTGATACTAAGAAAGGACAGTAACATGAATTATCATTCTAATGAATGGATCATGGATCGTGTTCAAGAACATTATAACGAGGCACTTACAATCGTTCCAGAAGATAGAATTGTATGTCTAATGTTATGCGGCGCACAAAATTATGGACTAGAAACGGAGAAATCAGACATTGATACTAGACTGGTTTTAACTCCATCATTTTATGATATAGTAATGAACAAGCAGCCAATTAGCACAACTCATATAAGAGCAAACGAAGAACATATTGATTTGAAGGATTTGAGATTGATGCTAAACACGCTTCGTAAGCAGAACTTAAACTTTCTAGAATGCTTGTTTACACCATACTATCTTATCAATCATATGTATGAAGATGAATGGAATTGTCTTCTTGAAGAACGAGAAGCTATTGCACATTATGATCCTGTTAAGGCCGTTAAATCAATGTGGGGATTAAGTCATAAGAAGTATGAACAGCTAGAAAACAATTCTCCGTCGCATGCTATTGAAATTGCAAAGTATGGATACTCAGCAAAAGAACTTCATCATTTATTGCGTATTGAAGAATATCTTGAAAGATATATTAATGGAGAGTCTTATGAAGATTGTTTGCTATCAAATATGCCTGATTTTCTCAAAGAAGTAAAACTTGGAAAAGCGTTTGATTTAAAAGAAGCTAGGACGAAAGCAATCACGGCTATTAATCATATCGATGCAATGTGTAACCAATTTTTGGAATATGAATGGCCTATTAATGAAGATGTTGATAAGTCATTAGACGGTGTACAGTATGAAATTATGAAGATTGCAATTAAGAAAGAGATTGGTGATTAAATGATTAACATTCGTCAAGACTTGATTCAAAAAGAACTTGAAAGAGGCTGCACTAATAGGCTTACGTTTCGAAAATTAAAGCCTAGCAACAGATTTATTGATAAGCTTTTTAATCATTACTATGTTGTCGAACATACGGAACATTTCTATGATTCTGAACCAGAATATGATGATGAAGAATTCAACATGTATATGGATTACGATTATATTCATCATAGAATAGATCCTGTTTCTGGCACTGCTTTTTTCAATACGATTCTCAATTCTGAAGAAATTGTAAAAGAACAAGAAGGCTTCCGTTTTTCAAAAGAAGAACATACGATGGAAGAACTTAAGCAAGCGTATGATAAAATTACACAACAGAGAAAAGATTATGAGTCACACAGAATTGAGTTTAACAATTGGATAGAACCTTATTCTGAGGGCATTTGGAGGATGTTTCAGAAAGATGTTGATAAAATTAGTAGAGAACATCTTGAAGACACGAAAAAATGTAGCGCAAGTTATAATGGCAGACTTTACATTGCAGAAGATGAAGATTCAATTTTCATTTATTACTACGGAAGAGATTTTGCAATGGTAGATTATTGGTGGATTTTTAAGAGAAGAAGGAGAAAATAATGGTTAAGTGTTTTGTCATGTGTGGGCTCCCCGCAAGTGGAAAGAGTTGGCAAGCCAAGAAACTTGCCGAGGAATATGATGCAGAAATTTTCTCTAGTGACTCACTTCGAGAGGAAATGTTCGGAGATGTGAATCATCAAACAGATAATGATACTCTGTTCAAGGAACTACATAAGCGTATTAGAGAGTGTCTTGTTTCTGAAAAGAATGCGGTGTACGATGCTTGTAATATTTCATACAAGCGCCGTATGGAGTTCCTTAAGTCTCTTAACAAAATTTCTTGTGAGAAAATTGCAATCCTCATGGCAACGCCTTATGAAGTCTGTCTTGAACGTAACGCACAACGAGAGCGTAAGGTTCCTGAGCATGTGATTAAGCGTATGTATATGAGCTGGAATAGTCCATATTGGTATGAAGATTGGGACGATATTCAGATTGTATATTCAGAAGGAGCAGAAGGAAGCTACGGAGGAGTATGTGATTGGGTTGAGTCTGTTATGGATTACAACCAACATAACAGCCATCATTCTTTAACGCTTGGGAAACATTGTCTCAAAACATTCGAATACTTAAATTCATTGCCAGTTGCATTCTGGGAACTTAGAACTGCGGCATTGATACACGATTGTGGTAAGCCTTTTTGTGCTACATATATTAATGGTAAGGGTGAGAAAACTGATGGATGTCACTTTTATGAGCATCAACATGTTGGTTCGTACATGAGCTTGTTTTTTAGAGATATAGACAATCATCTTTATGTTGCACAGCTTGTTCAGTGGCATATGAGAGCGTACCTTGCGTGGGAGCACTCTGAAAAAGCAATGCAGAAGGATAGAAAACTTCTTGGGGAAACTTTATTTAATGATATTTGTTTGCTTCACGAAGCAGACCTTGCAGCACATTAACCAATTGGTACGGCATTTTCGCCGTACCTTTTGTGCAATATGCCAACTTGACAAATAGTAGATTCGTGCTATAATAATGGCAGAAACAAGAACAATACAAAATTAAAGGAGGATAAATATATGAGAACTATTCGTAGAGGAGTATTTGAATCGAACTCGTCCAGCACACACAGCATTGCAATTAGTAAAGAAAAGGTTCCAAATGTAGCTGGTAGGCATGTTTATTTCGGGGCTGGTGAATACGGTTGGGGACAAGATTGCGTAGGAGATACCGCATCATATTTGCATACGGCAATTGTTGATTCTTCTACTCCCGCACAATATGAGGAAAGAATCAATAAAATTAAAGAAATTCTTGACAGGTATGGTGTGCAATATGAATTCGCGCCAGTTGAATATAAGAAGTCTGAGTACAATCCTGATTATGAGTATATTGAGTTCGCATCTCCTCGTTATCGATGGGCAAACGTTGACCATGCCGGTGAATGTGCAGAACTAATTAATGCACTGCTTTCAAACGAAGACCTTCTAATTAGATATCTTTTTGGCGATAGCTGCATTTACACCGGGAATGATAATTCTGATGATGAAGACAGCATGCGCTATTGCGCAGAGGCAACTATTTGGGATGATAATTATGGAACCATTCCAAACCCAAATCACGACGCAGAACATTATGATTACTTTTTTAAGGGGAATTAATTATGAGACAGATTAGAAAGAATGTATTTGAAACAAACAGTTCTTCTACTCATTCACTAACAATGTGTACAAAAGAAGAATACGATAACTGGAAAAACGGAAAACTTCTATTTGATAGTTACTATAAAAAGTTTGTATCTTCACTAGAATTAACAAAAGCAGATTTTGAGAAAGCTGAAAATAATTATGAATCTCATAAACAGAAATATCAGAAGAATTGGAATCAGCTAACTAAAGAAGAGCAAGAAGAATATACGCTTGGGTATATTAAAGAGAATAAGTCAATGGATGAAATTGTAACATATCCAGAGTGGCTAGACAGAAATGATTATCTAGACACATTCTATAAAGAATATACTACTAAAAATAACGAAAAAATTGTAGCTTTCGGCGCTTATGGTTACGATGGTTAAGGAGGATTTATGTGATACAAATTAATTACGCAAATTTCTTTAATGAAACTCCTGTACAATTTGTTGATAGGAAATTATTAAAACAAATTAATTTAGATATCAAACATTCAAGTGGAATTTATAAAATATCTAATTTAATAACCGGAGATTGTTATATTGGAAAAGCGAAGGATGTTTTTGTTAGAATTGGTCAGCATAAAAGTTTATTAAGATCAAATAAACATAAATATAAAAATGGTGAATTGTCAATTTTACAAAAAGCGTGGAATAAGTATGGAGCAGAGTCTTTTAAGTTCGAAACAATTGAAAGATGCACAATTAATGAATTAGATGAACGAGAAAAGTATTGGATAAACTATTATCAATGTAATTGCTCAAAAACTAGACATGGATATAATGCAACTGACGGTGGAGAAGGAGCGTTTGGTAATACAAATGTTAAGGGACGCATTCAAGTAAACAATGGAGAAATTCAAAAAATGATTTTGCCAGAAGAATTAGATTATTATATTTCTATAGGATTTAATCTTGGGATATTGCCGTCTACAATAGAAAAGATAAACAGAAATAGACAATATATAACAGGAGAAGATCATTATAACTATGGAGTCCAAATGTCTGATGAGCAAAAAGAAAAAATCAGTAAAGCACTTAAAGGTAAATATATTGGCGAAAATAGTCCTAATTTTGGAAAACATCACACGGAAGAATCAAAAGAAAAACTAAGAAATATGATGTTAGGTAAAAAACATTCAAACGAAGCAAAGAAAAAGATTTCAAATAATCGTAAAAAACAAATTGTACAATTAACTAAAAATTATGAATACATTAAAGAGTTTGATAGTGGATTAGACGCAGAAAATGAAACTGGAATAAGTAGATCTCATATTTGTCAATGCTGTAAAAATAAGAGAAAAACTGCCGGAGGATTTATTTGGAGGTTCAAAGATGAATACTTGGGTAAGCTATAAAAATGGAAACTATATCGTAAAACTTAATTTGGAAAATGGAACTAAAATTCGTGAGAACGATTTGGATAACCTGACTCCTGCATTTGCAGAAAACTGTGATGTTAAAATTACAGATAAGTGCGATGGAGGTTGTGCTTTCTGTTACGAGGGATGTACAGCTAACGGCAAACATGGAGATATTTTAAACCATAAATTCCTAGATACCCTTCATCCATATACTGAACTGGCTATCAATGGCAACGATCTTTCTCATCCAGATTTGGTTCCTTTCATGTACAAGATGAAAGATAAGAATATCATTCTCAATATGACAGTGAATCAGATTCATTTTGAAAGATACTTTGATACAATTAAAGACTGGATTGACAAAAGGCTAATTTATGGACTTGGAATCTCTCTGCGTAAGCCGACATATGAATTCATTGATATGGTTAAGCAGATTCCAAACGCTGTTATTCATGTAATTAATGGCATCGTTTCTATGCCAGATCTTGATACTCTTGCTGGAAATGGACTCAAAATTCTTATTCTTGGATATAAGAATCTAAGACGTGGTGAAAGTTATTATGAGAATCACAATAAAAGTGTACTTGGATTACAGGAAGATTTAAACCGCTACCTCTTCCCTAAAATTATCGGGCACAGTTGGTTTGATGTTGTGAGTTTTGATAACCTAGCAATCGAGCAGCTTCACGTTAAAGAACATATGTCCACGAAAGAATGGAATAGTTTCTTTATGGGCGAAGACGGCGATTATACTTTCTATATTGATATGGTCGAAGGAATGTTCGCAAAAGATTCCTTGTCTATGGAACGTTATCCTCTTATGGATAATATTGATGATATGTTTAACTTTTTGAGAAATAAGAAGGTGACAAATAATGGGTAAGACATATTTTATCGCAGATTTACATTTTGGGCATAAAAATTGTCTGTCATATGACGCAAGGCCGTTCACGACAATCGAGGAGCACGACCAGGCCCTGATTAACAATTGGAACAGTGTTGTAGGTATTGATGATGATGTTTGGATTCTTGGAGATATTAGTTGGCATGGAGCAATGAAGACAATTGAGATTTTCAATCAGCTTAATGGCACAAAGCATCTATGTGTTGGAAACCATGATAAAAAGCTACTAAAAAACAGAGATGTTCAAGCGCTGTTTTGTGAGATTGTTGATTACAAGGAGATTGAGGATTCTAATAAGTTCATTGTTCTCTCACACTATCCAATTCCATGTTTCAATAGACATTATTATGGTGCAATTCATTTATACGGCCATGTACATAGTTCTTTTGAGTGGAATATGATGGAACACATTAAGCTTGAAATGAAAGAGTTATACGATAAGCCGTGTAATATGTATAACGTTGGGTGCATGATCCCTTATATGAACTTTACACCAAGAACATTGGAAGAAATTATTAAGGAGGATAAGTGATGGATAAAACTACACTTGGAGATAGAATGAAAAATAACTACGAGAACATCAGCCGATACTATCTTACTCGTAGGACACCTGTGATTATCCGTATTGACGGCAAAGCCTTCCACACCTTTACAAGAGGTTTTAAGAAGCCTTTTGATGATACTCTAGTCAAGACTATGCAGGAGACAATGAAGTATCTCTGTGAGAACATTCAGGGCTGTGTGCTTGGTTACACTCAGAGCGACGAAATTTCTCTTGTCCTTACTGATTATACAGAACTTACAACAGATGCTTGGTTTGGCAACAACCTACAGAAGATGTGTAGCGTATCTGCTAGTATGGCAACATTGGCGTTTAATAAAGCATTTAACGACAATATTGTAAAGTATATTGACGGTCGTCTTGATGCTGCTCGTGGTATTACGGACGATTTAACTGAATATACAAAAATTCTCATTAATGCAAGAAATAAAGGTGCGATGTTCGATTCTCGTGCATTCTCAATTCCTAAAGAAGAAGTTTGTAACTACTTCATCTTTAGACAGCAGGATGCTACTCGCAATTCCATCCAGTCTGTAGGTCAAGCAAACTTTAGTGATAAAGAATTGCATAAGAAATCCACTAAAGACATTCAAGATATGCTTATGGCTCAGAAAGGTATCAACTGGAATGACTATGCAACGACTCTAAAGCGCGGTAGCTGTTGTATTAAAGCCGATGATAGTCTTACCGAGTATGACGAGGTGGGAAATATTTGTGGTTATATCCAGAGAAGTAAGTGGGTAATCGATAATAAAATTCCTATCTTTACTCAGGACAGAAACTATGTTGAAAAGCTAATTTGAGGTAAGGTTATGACTACTATTTATAAGTGTGACACCTGTGGACGAGAATTTAAGAACTTGAAAGAATGCGAGATGTGTGAAGCGTCCCACATGGCTCCAATAGATCGCATTAAGTATATGATTCTGCTAGATAATCGAAAGATGGTTTGCGATTATTGCGATAAGAGTTATTATGTATATGGCTGCGAAGTGGATTGTGACTTTAAAGAATGCGGGTATGCAAACATGTATAGGGACTTTGTTCCGACGAAGCCTTTGCATGATAAGAGTATAAGCGGAGTATAAAAGGAGTTTATATATATGAACAAAACTGAAATTTTAAATGGTAAAATTACTAGTACTAAACTTGGCGAAGAGCATGGCTGTCTAACTGCAGATCTACTTGTCGAAGGAGAAGGATGGGGTTGTGCATTTGGTGGCTATTGCCTCGACCATTGGTTCGCAGAAACTGGAGAGCATCATTCCTCTGATGGCTATGGCGCGATTATTGAGCTTATGAAGACGCTTGAAGTGGGATCATGGGAAGCGCTTAAGGGCAAATATGTACGTGTTGAAATCGAGGGATGGGGTGGAAAAATTCTTAGAATTGGGCATCTTATGAAAGACAAATGGTTTAGCTTTAAGGATTATTTTGACGAAGTAAAAGCACTTAATGAGCTAAAGGAGTAATAAATATGGGCTATTGGGATTATGACGAGCCAGTGTGGGAGCCTTCAGAAGCAGATGAGTTATTTAATGAGTTGAAGTCAAAACTTGTCGATGCAGCAAAAGTTTCTTTAAAAAGTGATATGGAATCGCTTAAAAGTCGTAACGAATATCTTGAAAAGCGTAATAAATATCTTGAAGACAAGGCTCATTCTGTAGACCAGAAAGAACACGACATAGAATACAAGTCGCGAAACCTTCGTAGAGAAGTGGAAAAAGAATTTTATAAAGCTGCTATTGAAGATATATTTAAAGATATGATTGAGAAATCTCAACTATGGTTTGCAAAAAATAAGCCACACGAAAAACCTAAGTGTGATAAATGCGATGAAAATAGAAACTGGGTGTTGACTTGGCCTAATGGAGAAAAAGTTACAAAGAAGTGCGATTGTGCAAATCCAGATTATTGGTATGAGCCAGAGGAAGCATGGATTGACACACTAAGGTATAGGATTAAAGATAGCAATTATCAATCTGAAAGATATTATCGACTTGACAAAACTTATGACTATATTGGGGGCAAATATGACGATTATTCTTATGCAGATTTTGTAATCCAGTTTGTATATGATAAGTTTTGTGATGATGTTATTGAGAAGCATAAACAACTTGGATATGGGAAAAAGCTTGGGTTTAAATCTAAAGAAGAATGTCAAAAGTATTGTGATTGGCTGAATAAAAAGGAGTGATTTGATGATTAGTAAGGAAACATTTGTAAATACTATGAACAAGCTGCGGGATCTTGATAGAAAAATGGACGCAGTAGATAAAGCGTTTAAAGCGTTAGACTCAGACTTCTGTAGTTTTTATGTTACGGGTATTTTTGATACAACATTTGATCTTCTTAAAGAAGCAATGAATGACAAGGACAACTGGATTGAATATTTTGTCTATGAAAGAGATTGGCTTAGAGATTTTAAGCTTGGTGACGTCGAAGTAAATGGTGAGCCAGTAAAGATTTATTCGTGGGGAGATGTTTACGATTTTATCGTAACGGAGGATCAGCATGTTTAAGAAATTGTGGTGGGAAATTTTATTCAGATATAAAAATGCACGACAAAAGAGATTAATTCGAGTATACAAGAAAAAGTATCCAGATTATATCGATGATGAATACAATTGTGGTAATTTGAAATTTATCTGGGGCATTAAATCTTATGACGACATGTCTTCATCTGACGCAAATATGTGGACGATGAATGATATTGATATTTGTTATGATAGAGACACAAATGAATATATGTTAGGTATTGAAACAGTATATATATTTAAGGACACGTTTGCAGAGTGTGAGTATTATGATAGATTGCTAAAATCATTCACTAAATATATGCAAGATAACGGTCTAGACACAGAACAAAATTATTGCACGTTTTTGTCAAACCTAGACCTAAGTCTTAAGGCTAATTCTATTGAGGAACTTTACACTAGATTCAAGATCATTGTAACTGGATTATGTACCGTGTGCAAGGAGAGAGGTAATTATGAATATCATTAACAATTACTCCACAACTATTGTGTCTATTTTTCAAGATGTTATTAATAATTACGAAAGAAACCTTGAGATTATCAAGCAAGCAGAAGAAGAGCTTATGGATCTAGAGCATGAAATTGAATTGTCTGCTCCAAAAGATATGTATAAAGGGTACTTGGTATATAAAGAAGTTAGAGATGTACGTATTAAAAGGCGCAAAGCCAAAGAGGAGAACGAGCTTCTCAAAGATATGTATGATTATCTCAAAAGCCAGCAAGGACAATCATTCAAGAATAAGATTCAATCTATTCAGGGTGCGTCAGTAAAGCTACGTGATGCACAAGAGCATAGAACTTACATTCCAAGACAGAGAAGTGATTTGACGATTACTAATCATACAAGCGTTGCGCACAAGCCATTTGAGGAAATGTTAAGTGATTTTAATAAGATTAAGGTGAGCACTCAGAATGGTAAGTTCAGAAAATAAGTGGAGGATGAATATGAATTACGAATTTCATGTAGGCGATTATGTTGAAACAGTAGATGGTACTATTGGCTATATCAGTTCTGTACTTGCCACTGGTGATGCATGGTGGGTGTGCGTCAGCGATGGTTACGGATACTATGCCGGTCAAGAATATAGCATTTTTTGCAATATGAATTTGTCTTGCTACTATAAGCGTATCGGTAAATATGATTTCACAAAGTCGAAAGAGATTGAGAGAGCACCATCTAGCGGCTGGTGTACGGGCGTTTCCGGCGATTTAATCAATAAAATCAATGAGCTTGTAGATGCTGTGAATGAATTGATGAAAAATAATAACAAATAGGAAGTTGATGGAATGATTTCCATTACAATACAAAATTATTTGAATTGGAGGTTTAATAAATAATGTAAAAGGTACGAAAAAAATTATTTATAGAAAGTTATGACAGAACAAAATATTTATACAAAAGAAGATGTTGAAATTAAAAACATTTTATCTACTAGAATTAAAGATTTAACAGGAGAGCATTTCGGGAAGTGGGATGTGCTTGGTTATGCCGGAAATAACAATGACAATAAATCACTTTGGTGGTGTGCGTGTAGATGTAACGATACCAAATTTTATAAAATAGTAGGAACTGAATTATCAAGAGGGAAAACAACGTCTTGTGGATGTAATGTAGTGGAAGAAAACAAACGTAGAGCATTTATAGAACAATATGCCAATTCATATGAATTAACAAAAGAAAGTTATAAAAGAATTTATAGAATTTATAATGGTATGAATCAAAGATGTTATAATACAAAAAGCAAAGATTATGCACATTATGGAGCAAGAGGAATACGTATTTGCCAAGAGTGGAAAGAAAACAAAGATGCATTTATTCAATGGTGTGTTAATAATGGATATAAAGATAATCTTACAATTGAAAGAATTGATGTGAATGATGATTATAAGCCATCGAATTGTATATGGATTACTGAAATTGAACAAGCATCAAATAAAACCACCACTAAATATATTATATATAATGGAGAGAAATTAAAATTAATTGACTTTTTACGAAGTATTGGCTGTGAAACTCATAAGGAACAAAATTTAGTGAGAACTAGAATATTTAGATATGGTTGGGAAGTAGAAGAAGCAATAAAGGAGTATATATAATATGGATAAAATAAATCGTATTAAACAATTAGTCGAATTGCTTAATAAAGCTTCAGATTCTTATTATAACACTAGTAATACAATTATGTCTGATTTTGAATTTGATTCGCTTTTTGAAGAACTTGGCAGTCTAGAAAAAGAAACCGGATTTATTATGACCACATCTCCAACACATAATGTAGGTTATGAGGTTAAGTCTGAGCTTAAAAAAGTAGTACACAACCACCAAATGTTATCCTTGGATAAAACTAAAAATTGGAATAAATTCATTATGTACTTTGGGAACAAAGATGTTATTGGAATGGTAAAACTAGATGGCCTTACGTGTTCTCTTCGTTATATAAATGGTAAATTAATTTCGGCAGAAACTAGGGGCGACGGAAATGTTGGAGAAGACTGTTTCCACAATATTAAAACTGTAAAAACAATTCCGTGGAAGATTCCATATAAGGATGAACTCATTGTTGATGGCGAAATTATTTGTACATATCAGGACTTTGAGCCATTCTCTACTGAATATAAGAATCCAAGAAACTTTGCTTCAGGAAGTATCAGACTGCTTGATTCAAACGAGTGTGCAAAAAGACCTCTAACTTTTGTGGCTTGGAATGTAATCAAGGGCTTTGATAATGAAAATAGCTTCTTGCGTAAGCTAGTACTTATTGACGAGTTAGGTTTTACTGTTGTTCCGTGGACTAGTTCTTTTGATTGGGATGCGAAGGAATTTTTGGTCAATAAGGCTAAGAAGCTTGGATACCCAATTGATGGTTTGGTTGGACGCTTTGATGATATTAAGTATGGGGAGAGCCTTGGAGCAACATCACATCATAGTAATGCAGCTTACGCATTTAAGTTCGGTGATGAAACTTATGAAACGGTACTAAGAGATGTTGAGTGGAATACGACAAGAACCGGAATTATTGCTCCAGTAGCCGTTTTCGATGAGGTTGACCTAGACGGAGCCTTGACTACAAGAGCTACACTTCACAACCTTTCCATTATTGAGCAACTTGAGCTTGGTATTGGAGATACTATTACGGTGTACCGTAGCAATATGGTAATTCCAAAAATTGATGACAACCTAACCCGTAGCAATACATTAAAGATTCCTACTACCTGCCCATGTTGTGCCTATCCTACAGAGGTCAAGTATACAGACAATAGTAAGGTGCTAATGTGTACTAATCCAGATTGTCCAGCAAGAAACCTTGCTAAATTTGAGCACTTTGTTTCTAAAAAAGCAATGGATATACAAGGACTTAGCTCCGCAACCCTAGAGACGTTAATTTCGCATGGTTTTATACACAAGTACAAAGATATTTACCATCTAAGCGACCGCAGGAGTGAACTTATTAGGCTTGATGGATACGGCGCAAAGTCTATTGATAATCTATTGGAATCCATTGAAAAATCAAGGAACGTGAAGCTAGAAAACTTTATTACAGCATTATCAATTCCTAATATTGGGTTGTCTGCGGCAAAGGCTATCAGTAAGAAATTTAATGGTGATCATTATGAATTTATACAGGCGTTGTCCAGCGATTATGACTTTAGTCAGATTGATGATTTCGGAGAGATTACGAATAAATCATTGCACGATTGGTGGAAGAGTAAAGATCCAATGGCAGAGCTATTACCTATTGAGATGAATTTTATTGTTGAGGAGAAGAGTGTCGATAATTCGTTAAGTGGGCTTAAATTCTGTATAACTGGAATGTTTAGTCAATCACGAGACGAGCTTAAAGCAATACTTGAATCTAAAGGAGCAAAGTTTATTAGTTCTGTAAGTAAAAATCTCGATGTGCTTTTTGTTGGAGATAAAGCTGGTAGCAAACTTGCTAAAGCACAACAACTTGGAATTAAAATTGCATACGAAAACGAGCTAATGAAGATGTTGGGTGATTAAATTTTGGGTGGCAGTATAAAAAATTGTATTGCCACCTCTTGACAAATATTATAATTATGCTATAATAACAGTACAAAATTAATGAAGGAGGAACAATATGGACGAACAGAATGTAACGCAAATTGAAGAACAGAAGCAAGAGAATCCTACGGCAGAACCAGAAGAGGCTGTGGCAGATGAACTAAAGGACAAGATTTCTGAAACACTAGAAAAGATTCGTACACAAAACATGCTACTCGGCGCTCGTGCTATGACGGTAACAATTGCAGGTATTATTGATAATGCAATGAATGCACCCGGCAAGCGTACCATGGCAGACATGAAGAGACTTGTAAAGAAGGTTCGTGATTTCTGCCAGAAGGCGATTGATCACCCTGTAGAGGAACCAAAGTTTACAGAAGAGAATAAGGAGGAAACAGATGCCTAAGCTTGTTGGATGGTCTGATATTTTAAGCAGTCATAGTACTGAGCGTCTTACAAATGCCCATAAACAGGAAATTGTGAAAACTATCAGACGCAGACATTATAATTTTACTTTTTTTGATCATCAAAATATGAGCTATTGTTGCCCATTCTTTGATGATGGGTATATGATTTCACTTAATAAAAAGCAATTTGATGAAATTATGGCAGAAGCCTATGAGGAAATTCCAGTTGGACAGAGATTGCTCCCTATGGACGCAATTAAATCTAAGCCTGTTAATGAAGTACTATTTGAAAAAGAAGAATATGTAAAGGATGTGAAATGGCATGGATGATAGAAAAACTATTTTCTTAATTCTAGGGGAAAGTGGTTGTGGTAAAGACTATTTGGTGGACAGACTTTGCAAAACTGGTCTAAAAAAACTTATTAGTCATACAACCCGTGAAAAGCGTAAAGACGAACCTGACACTAGCCACATTTTTTCAACATACGAAGATTATCAGAACGCCAAAACATCGAATGATATTATTGCAGAGACTTGTATCAATGATGTGTTATATTGGAGTACAAAGAGTCAGTTGGCAGATGCGGATTTGTATATTATCGACAATGTTGGAACTGACATGTTGCTAAAGATGGGGTTGCCGTATAGATTTGTACGTATTTACATCAATGTACCAAAGGCTATTCGCAGAGAAAGAGCTGTTAAACGCGGAGATAACATGGATACATATGCCAAACGTGCCGCTGACGAATTTGAGCAGTTCGCAAATATGAAGATTCACAATAGATATGATTATGCAGTTTCTAATATTGACAGTGCAAAAGCTGGTAGCATTATTAGATGGATTATTAATACCGAAAGAATTGGCACAGTACAAAATTAAAAGGAGTTTATTATGAAGTATATTGTAGCTTTAGATTGTGATTGCGTCCTGAATAACCTTATTGAAAGAACTTGCCAGATGTTTAATGAAAGATATGGTGCAGATATTTCAGAAGAAACTTTCACTCAATATGATGTTTATAAGTGCCTATCATTTGAAGATGCAGAAAAGTTTAAGGCTCTGTGGCACGAACATGAACTATGGGATTCTCTATCTCCAACATATCATTCTCAGTGGGGAGCTAAAAAGCTTGTAGATGATGGGTTTAGTGTTTACATTGCAACCAGTACGCACTACGAAAACTTCCCATGGAAAGTTGAGTGGCTGAAACATTATTTCAAGTTCATTGATGAACGCCATATTATTTGTATTGGCGACAAGAGTATTCTAAACGTGGACGTTATGGTAGATGACCATACAGATAATCTTATCAATAATTTACATTGCAATAGAATCCTTGTAGAAAAGCCTTGGAATGTTGATGTGCATGATGAAGCGTATAGCATTAAGCGTTGTACGAATTGGGATGAAATTGTTGAGGCAGTGGAAGAATTTTATAAGCAAGATATGGAGCTGATGAATAATTGAATACAAGAATTAATTATATTTCAGATTCTTGGACAAGAATAAAGAATCATTGTAGAACAACTGTCAATAAGAAATTCACAGAAAAAGAACCAACTGATAAGTTTAAGGAAGAACTTTTAATTAGTGAACATTCTCCTATTAGATGTCTTGAGGTTGATTGGACATGGGAGGATATTCCTTATTGGGTGAGTACAGAGCTAAGCCGTCATAAGCATGAAAAGTTTATTAGTTCACAGCGTGACGACAGAAATAATAATGAAATTCTTCGTGGGAAGAAACCACAAGATTCTCCTGTTACTCATGACGCATATGCAAACGCCCAGAATCTAATTGACATGATGCGTAAAAGACTTTGTTTTATGGCAACCAAAGAAGCTAGAGAAGCGGCAGAAAATTTGAAATATGAACTACATAATTACGAACCACAACTAGCAAATGTGCTTATGCCGAATTGCTTATATAGAGCAGGATGTCCAGAGTTTGAAACTTGCGGATTTTGGAAGAAGTTCAAGGAAAAACATCCAGATGTAGATATGACCGATATTAAAGAAAGATATCGAGCATATAATGAAGATTTTTATAAGAAATTTAATGAGGAGTGATGTCTGTGACTGTAGAACAATGGCTTGGTAAAGATAATAAAATTGGTATTGATATTTGGCACAAGAAATATCAGTACAACAATGAAAATTTTGACGAATGGTTAGATAGAGTAAGCGCTGGAGATAAAGAGCTAAAACAACTTATCATTGAAAAGAAATTTTTAATGGGTGGTAGAACACTTGCTAATCGTGGTACAAATAGTACTGGTAGCCTGTTTAATTGTTACTCCAGAGGCTATGTTGAAGATGACTATTCTGATATTATGGATGCTGCAAAAGACATTGGCGTAACATTTAAGGCTCAGGGAGGACAGGGCATTTCTCTTACTAAGCTTCGTCCAAAGGGCACACCAATCAAGAAAGAATATTTTTCTGATGGTATTGTACCATTTATGAAGATTTTTAATGAAGTTACCGCAGGGACTTCTCAGGGTGGGGCTCGAAAGGGAGCGCTTATGCTTTCTATCGATGCTAGGCACAAGGAAGCAGAAACATTCATTAAGATTAAGTCAAAGGACGGAGAGATTGAAAAGGCGAATCTATCTCTTGAAATCGATGATGAATTTATGAGAGCCATTGAGAAGTATTATGATACTGGAGAAGTTGTCGTGCTGCATGAAAAGCGTAATTATGCTGGTCATGAAGTAGAATATGATGTAACGCCAATTAACATTTTCAATATGCTTGTAGATAATTGTTATGATTGGGCAGATCCTGCATGTTTGTTTGTTAATAGGTTTAGAAATTATAATCTAATGCAGTATGATGATGAATATGAAATTGAAACTTGCAATCCTTGTGGTTGGTTAACTTGCCGCAAGTAAAACATCCCGTAAAATCGGTGAAGCCTACACCGAAAGGCATGGCAATACCGAGTTCCCACTGCATCACAGGGGAATGTAACGCATAGGCGATGAGCGGATATGAGAGCAATAATTCGCCCACGAGTACGGGACATTGGCACATAACGGAGTGATAATATTGATTATATATAAAGTAACAAACATTATTAATGGCAAGGTGTACATTGGGCAAACAATTAATACATTAGAATATAGAAGATCACAACATTTCAGAGAAACTAAAAGTGATAAAAAGAAAAATACATATTTTCATAATGCCATAGCTAAATATGGAGAAGAAAATTTTATATTTGAACAAATAGATTCTGCCGAAAGTATAGACGAACTAAATTTAAAAGAACAATATTGGATTGATTTTTACAATGCAACAAATGAAAAATTTGGATACAATTTGGACTCTGGTGGAAAAAATTGTTTAAAATCAGATTCTACAAAACAAAAAATAGGAGAAAAAACAAAAGAAAGATGGAACGACCAAGAAATTGCCAAAGCTATGTTAGAGGGTTTGTCTAAAGGAACTACAAAATGGATAGAAATGTGTAAAGAAAATAGAGAAACATTTATATGTCCAGTTTGCGGGAAATCAATTTCTCTATGTAAATATGAAATAAAAAATAAACAATATTGTTCAATGGAATGTATGGTTCAAAGTGGGGCATCAAGAGAATATGCAAGAAAAGCATCTAACGCATCTGCAATTAAATCGCGTGAGATACATAATAGAAAAAGAAAAGAAATTGCCGAGTTTATTTATTCTTGGTGCAACGATAACAAAGAAATAATATTGTCGTGCCCATTAAATAAAGTTAGTACACACCTTTATCAATTAATGAATATTATCAATGAAAAATATGATCTTAAAGACATTAGAAGCCTATATCCTTGCTTTAATGTTAAAAATTCAAAAGATCTTGCAAACTGTTTAAAAGATTATGTGCTAAATGAAAATATATGCTGAACTGGTCTGAACTGACAGACGTATCGGGTTATACCCGTATGAGAGAAATCTCCAGAAGCTATGGATAAAAAGCCATAGCGATAACACACAGGAGCAACCACTTCCAAAGCATGGAGCATGTTGCTTGTCATCCCTTAACCTATCTGAGTTTGTTGTAAACCCATATACTCCAACTGCGCATTTGAACACAGAAGATTTCCTTCATGCTATTGATGTTGGAATTAGAACTCTTGATAAGCTAATTGACGAAAACTACAATAGGCACCCGCTACAGCAGCAAAGAGATATGTCATATAATTATAGAAACATTGGTCTCGGCATTTTTGGATATGCAACTGCTCTAATGAAGCTTGGACTTAAGTATGGTTCAAATGAAGCAATCGAATTTACTGATGATGTATTTTCACTTTTATTCAAACGAGCAGTATTCGCAAGCAATAATCTTGCAAAAGAATTAGGTACATATCCGAAGTATAAGGAGTGCGTATTTGATAGCGACATTATTAAGAATCATTTTACACCAGATGAAATTGATGGTCTAAAAGAACACGGTCTTAGAAACTGCTCTTTAATTTCAATTGCTCCGAATGGGTCTCTTGCTACTTTACTTGGAGAATCTGGTGGATGTGAGCCTGAGTTTGCACTTAAGTATACACGTAGAACTGTCGGTATGACAGACGGCGAAGATACTTATTATGATGTTTACTGTAAAGCAGCAAAAGAATATATGGATGCAAACCATACAGATATCCTTCCAGACTATTTTGTTGGCTCTGCAGATATTCCTTGGCAAAATAGAGTGCTAACACAGGCGGCTATGCAAAACCATGTAGATACTGCAATTAGTTCTACAGTAAATATGCCTAATTCTGCTACAAAAGAAGATGTAGCTCATATGTATTTACTTGCGTGGTCAACTGGCTGTAAGGGCATTACGATGTTTAGAGATGGATGTAAACGCCTTGGCATTCTGACAACAGACAAATCTGAAAGTGGCACAGACGAAAATGGAATTAAGCCTTATGAACTTCCACGTGGCGCTATTATTGAATGTTCTAGTGACCTAGTTGGTAAAAAGCGCAAGCTTACTACGGGGTGTGGTAGTTTACATGTTCTTGCATTTTTTGACCCATATGATGGCTCACTACAAGAAGCATATTTCAATAAGGGGTCAACTGGAGGATGCGCCAACTTTATGACTGGTCTTAGCAGAACAGTTTCACTATTGTGCAGAGCAGGTGTTGATATTATGACCATTAAAGATCAACTAGATTCTACTGGCGCTTGTCCGAGTTATGCCGCAAGAACTGCAACTAGACATGATACATCTAAGGGGTCATGTTGTCCAATGGCAATTGGTAATGCATTAGTTGAAATGTATAATGAAATGCAACAAGATATTGGTGATAATGAAGAGGAAATTAATACTGATACAGTTGTTCATCAGATAACGAAGCCTGAACAAATTAATTCAAACGATAGATGTCCAGAATGTGGGTCTATTCTTGAACACGTTGGCGGCTGTGATTTGTGTAAAAATTGTGGATTTACTCACTGTGGGTAATACAATACAAAATTAATTTATTGGAGGAATGAAATATGGATAACAATATGAAGAATGATACAAAGGTCAATAACAAGCTATATACATGTGGCATTTGCGGAAAGACTTTTGCGACAATTGAGGAAAGAAATGTTCACGAAGCTCAGTGCATTGCTGACCGCAAAAAGGCGGAAGCGGCACTTGCAAAGAAAAAGCTTGAGGACGAAAAAGCTGCTCGTAAGAAAGAAATTGATAAGAAGTACAAGGAACTAAATGTCCTTATTGACAATTATATCAAAGACTATGGCTCCATTCAGATTGGTGAGGCTCGTTATTTTGATGATTTCCCTGCGCTATCTAAGCTTCTTGGAGGTTGGTTCTAATGAGACATTTTGAAGTAGTTAAAGACAAGCACAGAAAAAATGGTGGGGAAATTAAACTCCCCACCCGCGCTACCAAGAATAGTATTGCATATGATTTTTATAGCCCAATTAGTGTAGACATTGAACCAATGTGTTCACAAATGATTTGGACAGATATAAAAGCTATTTTTGAGAATGACGAAGCTTTGTTAATTAATGTTCGTAGTTCCATGGGTAAGCAGCCTGTTATGATTGCAAATACGCAAGGATGGATCGAAAGTGACTATGCAAATAATCCTGATAATGATGGGAACATCGGATTTAGGCTATTCAATCTTGGCAAAACCATTTATACGGTACATACCGGGGATCGTATTGGACAGGGCATGTTTATTAAGTATTTAACAATAGATAATGACAATACCGAAACAGCCAGAATCGGTGGTTATGGCTCTACTGGAGTATGACAATTAAATAAAAAATACGGGACGGCAGGAAGAGATAACCTGTCGCCCCGTAAATTATATAGATGAAAAGCATTATGCAACCATTTAAATAATTGCCATATTTATTTAAAAATATTCAAGGAGACGATATAATGAAATATATAACAGTAAAACAATTATATGAAAAATTAAATGCACAACATCCTGGTATAATAGGAATCAATTCTGTATATGATCTTGTCAAAAGAAAAGACTTCCCCTCCGTAAGAATCGGCAACAAATTTCTTATCATTGAAGATAAAGTTGATGCATGGTTCGAGAAAAAGACATTGGCATATAAAAAATAATCATTAAGCCTTGCTATGCATTGCAAATTGTGGTACAATCAAATTGTGGTAAATGATGTGGTCAAATACAAAACACATTCACACAAACACTAGTCGAATCAATACTTTGAAGTTCTTACCTAGGTAGGTCTAGTTTATCCATTTGAATAAAAATTAGCGCAATAAATATTATCATTATATAATCAACAAACCTAGTATTTTCAATGGATTAGCCCTAATATATAAATCATAAGCACTTCACTAACATTCATTGTTTTTGATGTTTTTTCACCATATTTAATACCATAATTGTGGTATAAATGTGGTACGAAATTTATAACTTGACCACATCAGTTAACATAAATTATAATAGTAGTACAATTAATTTTGTATTGTTAAAGGAGTGGTTATTGTGGCAAAGAAGAGAATGAACGGAGAAGGATCTTGGACACAGCGCGATAATGGCAAATGGAAGTTATCTGTATCATACAAGGGGTTTGGCAGGAAATATTTCTATGGCACCAAGCAAGAGTGCTTAAACAAAAAGCAAGAATTTGAAGCGTTATTGTCAACAGGTATTGTTGGAGAGAAAGACGTTTTATTTAAGGATTTTGCTCATTCATGGCTTAAAAATATTAAACAGCCATCGATTAAACCAGCCTCATATGATAGACTTGCAGACATAACAGAAAATTTTTTAATTAAACAGTTAGGGGATTTGGCGTTGCAGCAAATAGATGATAGTTTAATTCAAACCATGATAATAAATAAGTTTAAAACAGACGGGTATTCACGTTCAACAATTCGCAAAGCTTATGGAACATTGGGGCAAATTTTTGATTATGCTATAGCCAGAGGGAAAGTAAACAAAAACCCAATAGACAATGTGGTGATGCCAAAACGAGAACTATTTGAAGAAAAAGAGCAAAGATTCTTTTCAGAAGAGGAAAGAGCTAGGTTGGTAAACGCCTGCTATATGAAATATAGTAACGGGGAAAGAAGATTTAAATATGGTGCATTTTATGTTTTCTTAATGTATACTGGGCTTAGACTTGGCGAAGGACTCGCACTTAAGTGGAAATATATTGACTTTGAAAAAAGGACAGTCTATGTATCAAGAACCATAGTATATGTAAAAGACCGAACAAAAAATGATGGAAGCAAAATTCTTATTGATCAATCAACTACAAAGGGAGGAAGAGGGAGAACCGTATTTTTATCAGACATGGCAATAGAGGCTCTTAACGATCTGAAAGAAGAAAAAGGATATGATCCAGAACAGTACATTATACGCTCAAGATATAATACAATGGTTCGCCCTGCTGATGCGTATAAGGTATTCCAGCGTATATTAAAACAAGCAGACATAGAACAGTGTGGGCCACACTCATTGAGACACACGTTCGTAAGTGCGCTTATTGACCAAGGTGTTCCAATAACAATGATTTCGAAAATAGTTGGGCACGCAAAAATTGATGTTACAATGACAGTATATTCTCATTTGTTGCAAGAAACACAAAATGCATCTATGTCCGTTATAAAAAATCTTAAGTAATGAGTGGTTTTAACCACTCTTTTTATTTTTGCATTGCAAATGACACGAGAATGAAGTAAAATAATATGAGAGGGGAGTGATAAATTTGGAAATAAAATCAACTGAAACGACAAACTTCACATTACGTATGCCGGTTTCGCAACGTTTTCAACTTGAATGTATAGCTAAAAAGCAAGGAAGAACTATCACGAATTTAATTAATTACGTAATGAGTCAATATATAGAGGATTATAACAAGACAAAAAAATAGGAGCCTGAGATTTCTCTCAAGCTCCTAAATCTTAAGCTTTTAGCCAATCTTGGCTTTTATAATAATTGGCTATTATATTATAATTCTGCGTCCCTGTATGGTTACAGTGGAGGTCATTACTGTATTTTGTATACATTTCCTCTATATGTACCATTTCCTCTGGATATATCTTCATCCCACGAGCACACCTTGATGCATATTCAGACAATTCTGACTTAATTCTATCGCGTTCGTTCTCAAAAACTCTTTTATCCAATGTTTTAATACGATCATCTATTTTATCTATACGTTCAAGAATCTCTCCAACATTGCCTTTGAGTGCTGTAATTTTAGCATTGATCTCTTTAACGGCAGCAGAAGTTTCACTTGCTTCAGATGTATGCTTAATCCAATTAACAATCTTTTTTCTCACTGGTTTAAAAATTGTAGTAACAAGTGCAATAAAGGCAGATATGCAACCAATAACAGCGGCAATATCTTTAATTAATTCCATAATAAATCACCCATTCATAATAAATTATCTCCTTTTAACTTTTTATCATAATCATTGATTCTTTTTTAATTCATCCACTTCTCGCTGCAGTTCTTGACATTTTTTCACCAATAAAGGGATAAGCTCATCATATGCCAATGCATAGTTAGAACGTTCTTTGGTTGTATCATCTTCGTCATAATAAACTATCCCAGTTTTCTGATTATTAACTCCAGCTTTTATCAGCGCTTGTTCAACGTCTTGTGCAACAAATCCATAATGAATAATATCAGAATTGTCATTTGTTAATCTATACTGTACCGGGTGAAGAGAATCTATAATATCAATATTGACATCCTGAATATTATTTTTTAAGTTTCTATCGGAATCAATTATTGGAGACGACACAAAATGAGCATTCCAGAAGCAATCAAACCTTCCAGTATTATTGCTAACTTTTTGGGCATAACCACCAACTGCAACAGAGTTATTGTCAGATGCTATATTGATTGGAAGATTTTTTGTCCCAACATGAGAGATTACTTCATGCGCTCCTCCAACTGCATCCGATATCACAATTTTAAAATCATATGCAGTATCTACCGCAAATTCTGTTTTATCAGTAAAAGTATATTCTGTTTTATTACTTGTATCATTTCTTATTGTCACATTATGAGATGAAAATGTAGAATCTAAACTTTTCTTATTATAAATAACAATTTTTACGGCATTTGTATTTTTAAGAGTATAAAACGATATATTAATTTTATGAGTTACATATACTCCAGCATTATTAATTGTACCATCAGAATTACTTCTAAATGAATTGCAAGAAGTAATAACTGGGGGATTGTAATCTTCAACATTAATATACTGTGTTTTACTAGCAGTTCTCCCACGTGTATCTGTAATTGTTATAGTATATGCTTTATTCCCGCAGGTGGTTAAAATTGAGCTAGTTGCGCTGTACGTATTTGTAGAAGCTGCTGTCTCATAAGATAAATTTGGGCCACTGATAACGCATTTTTTAATAGTAGACCCATATACTCCAGAGACCGAAGCAGTCCACCTAACAGTTGAATTATTTTTAACATATAGTCCACAATTTTGCGGTTTTGTTGAGGCTATAGACGGATTAAAACTGTTTATTACTGGCGCTATATTGGAAGGAATGTTCAAAGTAAAATTAATGGATTTTCGCCCAACATTAGTTCCACCACTAAAGGTTGTACACCAAATTGTCCCATACCCGGATGTAGCACTCGGTATTTGAGATGCTAAATCTAGCGGAGGTGTCCACGATATAGATGAACTAGATGTCTGTGTCGCGAGAGTTCCAGTTCTATTACCAAATTGCCACGTTAGTGTATGGGTAAAAGAAGATACAGCTTTTGAAATAGAAATTGTTAATGGAGAACCCATGGTACTTCCACTAACACTAATACTTGACGCTCTTGGTATTTGAGGAAGATCTACAGAATAACCATACCTCGTACTACTAACTGCATATGTATAAACTGCAGCTTCCGCCCAAGCTGTTAAAACAGCATTACCATAAGAATTATGCGTTAAAGTAAAACTACCAGACCCTAGCGTCGCTCCAACCCACATTTCAAATCTATCCGCTCTACTATAAACAGTTGTGCCAGCTATATTAACCGTAACTGGGCCAGCCATAACATATCCCCATGAACCGCCAGCAGACTTCACTGTCCAATAAATAGTGGATGTATTATTAGCCACACTTTGTGAAGAAGACCATTCTACTCTAATTCTATTTGGATATACGCTACCAGCAGCATCGTATACACTTGTTTCAAACGCACCACTTGATGCAGTTGCCATATTGCTCACCTCCTATAATTATGTTGCAACAATCGATAAACTACCATTGCTTTCTATTTGAATCTTGAATTTTCCGCCTAAAGATATCGAAGGAGTTGACGATTTTGTGCCAACTTTTATATCTCCTTCTACTTCAGCTTTCTTCATATATGCAGTGTCATTAGCAAAATAAGTTATTGACACACCAAATTTAATTTCGGGGTCTACAAAATTTTCATTAATAGCTCTGGCTTCATAGAAAGGTGACTCAACTTGATATATAAAATCTGGATTCTTATAATAATCATAATACATAACACCATTATCGTTGTGTTCATATAATATATAGTCATAATAATTATCTGCTTTATATGTTGGTTCTGATGTTACAGTTTTTATCCTTGCTTTTCTACAAAATTCAATTCTTTGAGCAGACACTCTAGAAAAATATTCTTTGTTTTTATTTTCTCCAACAATCAGACCATTATCACCATCAAAACTAAAATATGATAATTTTTCTGCTGCGTCTCCCTTATTCATTGTAACAGTGCCATCTTTAGCTACTTTAAACGCATACGTTCCGTCATCTTGTAATCCAATGCAGATTTCTCCACCAATGATACTGCTGCCTTCAATAAGCCCAGCGCTAACGCACCCTGCCAATACACCCCAATATGTTTCACCTTCAATTGTATAACTACCGAATACTGATTTTGTTGTTTTGAAATTATCATCAGAATATAAGAATTTATTATTCGTAATCCAGCCTTCATGTTTATCTAGAACACCATCTACCATTTTGCGCAAATGAATACCATAATTATCCCATGATACATCTTGCCCCGCAGAACTAGACCTAATAGATGTAGTTGCATCAATAAGGCCCTGCCTAATTTTTTCATCAATTGCAGTAGCAATATCATATCCTTTTTGCCAATACGAAGAACCGCTCGCCACAGATTTCCCAGCATTTACAGCTTGTGCCAATAAGTCTGCGTGTATATCTCCTTGGTCTTTAACTGATAATAAATCACCAAATGTACAGGAGAAATTACTTAAATCATTAAAGTTTAATTGTACTTCGAGCAATCTAGCCTTTTTAATAAAATCTTTTCTTATCATAACTCTGATAAAATTGCCGAGACTAAATTGATGCAAAATTGGCTCAAATTCTGGCATTGCATAGATATTTTTCATTGATGCGGAAAAGGATAAAGTTGGTTTAGAAATTGCTTTTAATTTTTTGCTACCAGCTACTAATAATTCTTTTTGCGTATTGATTATATCCAAATCTGTATCTATATCTGTTGTACAGAAACAATCATCTGTATACTCATCTTCACGTAAAAATAATGACAATCTATCTAGACTATCTGGTGAGAAGTTTTTACTAATATCAATGTCTTCTGATATAAATTGAATTTTTTCTCTAACTTTTTGTATTTGCTCTGCAATTCCGTCTACCATATTTTGTTTTTCTTCTAACTGTTTTTTAGCGTCTTGCAATTTATTTAAGTTATCAATATAGCTTTTATATTCCTCGCTATCTTTTGGCTTTTGATCCCATTCTGCTGCAATTTGTACATCATTAATAGATGAATATATATCTATTTTTTCTTTCAAAGAATTGATTCCATCACTACCAAAAACTAAATCCCTCTCGTTCCAAACATATGTATATTTATTTTCTTCGTGCCCGTCTTCGTCAACTTGCACAGACATTTTCATTTCACATACATAATATTTACAAGCGATGTCATTATAAGTGATATTCCCGTCTTCTTCTACTTTGTTCTGATTGACAATCTTATATACTTCACCGAGATGTTCAATATCTGCTTCGGGCAAGAACATATCTGCTTGGTCGTAGTTATCAGGGTTTAATTTAATTTCTGTAATTTTATATTCATCAGGTACAGAATTTTCCTCTGTCAATCTATTATCAATAAGTCTATATAATTCCTTTAAAACTTCTGTATAACTTTCTACTTTTATAACATAGTCTCCAATTTTAGGAGTATAAGACTTAAGAACAGGGGTCACATCATCGATTAAAATTTCTCCGGCTTGAGGATTAGCACTTACGATTAATAATGCGTCTACCGAATCAATTGTTTTAACTCTGATTCTATCTCCATTATTAAGAGGGACATATATCGTTAAGACACGGGTTCCGCTATTATATTCATACCCGTCTGGCCCCTCTACAAGGGTCTCAAATTCAAGAGAACCAGCATTTCTTTTTTCAACAATATGCCTAAGTCCAATTTCATTTAATAATGTAAAATGATTATCAATGAATTCAACTGACACAATGTCTGTAAATTTTAACGCATCTGAAATAGTCAACGCACCAGATTTAAATGTATAATTGCTAGTCTTTGTTCCGTTAATTGCAACAAAAGTCGGACTCCAATTTATAAATTCTGGCAATTGGAATGTAGTCTGAATTGTGTTTATCTGAATCGTACTGCCTACAGTTAAAGAATCATCATTGATAATTAAAATATTATTACTAGAATCAAATTCATATTCTGTGATTTTATTGTCATTTATAGAGATTGATTCTATCTTCCCAGTAAATGATGTTACATTGAAATAGTTTTCTACAAAATTAACTACGATGTTACTATCACTCATTAATAAAGATGAAGTTATAGTTAATTTATTATTGATATAATTATACCCATCCTCTTTAATGGTAACACCATCTATAACAATAGAAGTTATTTTTCTTCTGTCTATATCTATTTGAAATGAGGTGTCAATAGAGACTACTTCTATTACCTCTCCTGCAAATAAAGTTGGTAATGAAGATATTGTTAATTTCATTGTAGATTCATCAAAGCTATAAATATTATTTGGAATTTCTTCAAAATCAATACTGACCGATAATAATCTATCTTTCTTTTGTGGAATAGTAAAAACATTATTTACCATATTAATAGTGACCTTATCGCCAGCAGTAATATTTTGATTGTTAATAGTTAAGACATAAGTATTAATATCTAAACTATAATCAGATTGCGGTACTTCATTTTGATTAATATAGACACTAACTAAAGATTTATCTTTATGTGACGATACATCAAAATGAGTATCGATAGACTCGACGGAAACGACATCTCCATCCTTCAATGCACTATTAATTGTCAATAGCGCATTTTGCAATTGATACGCATTGGTTTCTTTGCCATTAATTTTTACAGAAACAATTTTATCTCTTAAATTCTGCAGAGTAAATTTATTATTAATTAACTCTATAACAATAGTATCCTCATATTGTAAAATTGAGGTGTCAGTAAATAATAAATAACTTCCATTAATTTGATATTTACTACTATCAATTATCTCACCATTAATTTTAACCACTACAATTTTATTAGATGGATTTTTTAAAGCAAACCTAGTAGCAAGTGCGGCTTTCGGTGTCTCAACCTTTATGGTATCTCCATCTGACATCGGCGCGGCAATCGTTAGTTCTTTTGTTAACTTGTCATATGTATACTGATCGTTACTTATAAGTTCACCCTCAATATATACTTTGGTGTCTTCTGGCACAATAATTTCATTAGTAAGTGTAAATGTGTTTTCTTGTGCGCTTGCAGTAAAAGTTTCTGATAAAATTTCTGGCTGATTAAATTGCTGTGATTCACTTTCAATATCGAATTCCTCAATTTCACTTTCTATATCAAATTCAATAGAAATTTTATCAATATCCATAATTGTATTTTCGCTATCCACACTAAGAGAGCTGGTGTCTCCATTTGCTATAAATTTTTGAGTATGCCCAACAACAAAATCCTGCTTAATTGGAGATATGTCAAAAACTTCTTCGGTAGAGCCACTGATATCTTTACTATAAAAACCACCCATATATTTATCTTGTTTGTCCATATACGCAAGGTATTCATAATAAAGTTTATCTCCCATCCATTCTGGCGTACAGTAATAATCAAGATTCATAATTGACGGCAATCCGAAATTAACGCTGCGAATATCTAAATCATCCGCTCCTTTTACAGTCAATACTGTTTTAATATCATCGGAGGAATAATTAACATGCATTTCATTAGATAAATTTTCAAATGCAACAATAACATCCGTGTCATATTTACTTTTAAAATCATTGGTTATTTCTACAATATCACCTTGTGCCGGTGCGATAGAAAGAAGTAAGTTATTTGTTTCTTGATTATACGTATATTGCGTTATAATATGCCCATTTATAGTTACTGTACTTGTATCTGAAAAATCGCCAGACAATTTAAATGTTGTTGTTGTTCCATCGCCTATAAATCGTTCAATTTCATTTTCCGAATATACATTAATAATATTATTAATAGTATCAAACTCTACATAGCATTTAAATGTATCACACATTTCGTTCATGATAAAGTCATAAATAGACTCTCTATCAACCTCAAAGCTACGACCTTGTGATGCCAATTCTGCGTCCACATGACCAATAGTCCATCCGTATGCTTTTTTCAATATTAAATGCAGAAGGCTATGTTCAGCGTCTGTTGGGTTATATAATATAACTCCATCAATACTTCCAATTGTATCGCCAGTATCTCCCATATTAATAATAAATGTTTCAAGATATCGCTGAGATAGAGAATACTCTAACGAATAAGCATTCAATTGCTTATATTCCTGTATTCCATCACTATATAATTCTGGATCTTGAAGTTGGAAATATCCGAACCCTTCAAGATAGACCAAGCGCAACCCCTCGATGTAATTATAATATGGAGTTCGCTTTTGTTCTCCTGTAATTAAATCATGATAAATAGAAGGGATATTAAATGAGATTTCGGAGTATCCATTAAATTTAAATGTTCCGTTTAAATCATTCACATCTAACTGGCAAATTTTATCTTTATTTGTCTGACATAATATAACCTTTGGTGTTTTATATGTGTCGGATAACAAATCTTTAGGTAATCGCATTTTCTAGCACCACCTTATCCTTTAATTTGTATATCATTAAAATGTTTTTTGATAATTAATCTTCCGTCTTGCACTTCGGCATTAAATTCATCAAATGGGCATTCGTTACCGCTATCATCAACAATTAGAGTGCCATTATTTTCACTAAATGCAGAGATACCAACATCGGTTTTGACGTTTTTAACATCTCCTCGTACAATCATTGTCTCGCCAGCTATTTTTATATTAATACCAGTGGGGGGCTCTAATGTTATATCTCCTCTAATTTTAACGATGTTATTATCAACATAAATAATAACGGCATTTTTAATCTCGTAGTTATTTAATAATCCATCTGATACTTTCATAGGATATCTAAAAGACATTGTTAATTCTCCACTACCAGAAGCTTGGAAACTATTTATGCCAGCAGATAATGCAGGAAAAACAAAATTAAAATCATCGTTGAAAATTCTTGCGGTATTATCAGAATACGCAACAAAATTATTATCTATTGTTATCGTTTCCCCTTGCTGCAGCTGCTTAAAACTTGTCTCTTCACCAATAGTATTATTTTTAACCGAAAAACTTGCACCATTTTGATTATTTTTAAATATCATGCGAGGATAAATATATGAATATAAATCATCGCTTTCGTTATCTATATTAAAATTTGTCTCACCATTTAAAGTCATTTTTACTGTTTTAACCTCTGAATATGCCCATGGGCTAACTGATGTAAATTCGGCTCTAATACCAATAACTCTAGCATCCATTTTCTGCAATTTAATATCTGTAAATCTTCCTAGATATGAGCATACAATTTCTCCATCCATATTATAAACATCCATCCAAGCATTCTTTCTTGATCCAGTAAGCCACCTTAAAACAGATCTGACTTTAAACGGCTGAATATCATCACCATCGATATCTACAAATGTAACTGACGGTTTTGCTACATCGTTATATTTTGCCCCATAATCTGTGCGCATTGAACCATCAAAATTATCCGTATAAACTGGTTCCATAGTCAAATAGGTATCTGTTTCTCCAGAATCAGGGTTAAATGTTGCGACAACGAGTCTCTCATCATAATTGCTTCTATTTCTAAATTCAATCTTAGGATGGTAAATCACTTGACCACACCTCCTATAAACTACTTTATGTAATTAAGGGAGAGGCACCGAAGTACCTCTCCTTTTTATATATCATCTTGTGAACCTTTTTAAACTATTGTTAACGCCCTTCATATAAGAATCTAGTTGAGCCTTAACTGCATCCTTAATATCAGGTATAGAATCCCTATCAGCATGTTCGATATTGATCATATTGCCGAATGACATATTAAGCTCAATACTATTATTGATAATATAAGGAGCGCCAATCTTAGGTTTATTTCTGTCAAGAATATCTTTCGGATCTAGAGTCCCAAGCTTCATAAGATTATCAGTAATATCACTTGGAATCACAGAACTGCCTTTACTTAGATATTGTAACCTACCATTCGTGTCTGCATGTAATACTAATTCTTCTAGCCCAAGTTCGTCAGTAATTGCAAATTGGTCGTTTGGAACTTTCTTAATACCTTTTGCATATCCCTCTATGTCGCTTAACTTGATCCAGCCAGTATACTGTCCGTTTCTGCCAATTAGCACTTCAGAGCCACTAACTTGATAAACAGTAAATGTAGAACCAGGAACCCAAGATTGCATTCTAGTACCATTGCCGCCATCTCTAGTAAAGTGAGTAGCAGACTTCTTAACAGTCACGCTAGAACCATTAGCCGGAGCAGCAGGTTTTTGAGGAGCACTAGGTTGTTGTGGAGTAGATGGCGTTGGAGTAGTATATGTCGCACTAGATGTCTTGTTGGCATTTTGATTAGTAGCGTCAATTAAATGTCTTGCTGTCTCATCCGCCGCTGCTTGTAAATCAAGAAGTTGTTTCTTAATTGCTTCTAATTGCGCAGTAAACGCACTTGTAGATGTATTTAATTGATCTTGATAAGTACCTATCGCAATTACGCCTTGTTCCCAAGGATTTGTAATTGCTTCTGACAAATTAATGCCATATTCATCGGCAATTTCTTTTAATGTCCCTGCAACTACTTCTGTATTTCCAGTAATTGTCGCAAAACTATCAGCGATTACTTGCTCAACATTCTTTAGATATTCATCAAGAGCTTCCATCTCTTTTTCTTTTTCGTCTTGATAGCTCTCTGCCTGATCGTCTAATGCATCTTGTTGTTTCTCGATACTATGACTATAATATAGCTCATCTAATTCTTCTTGTGCTGCGGCAAGTTCCGCTTCAAGCTTCTTTCTTCTGGCAATAGCACTTGCGGAATTATCCCCAGCTATTGCAGCAAGTTGCTTTTGAATATTTGCGATATTCTTTTGTTGCTCTTCTACCTGCTTAGAGAAATCATGAGCATCTTTAGAAAGTTGCAATTCCTCTTTCTTTTTATTTATAAGCTCATTATAAGCGTCAATTTCCTCTTGCATCGCATTTTTTGCAGCATCAACACGAGTTTTATTAAGAGCAATAAGAGCGTCTTTTGCAGCCTCATATGACTTTATACTATCCCATTGTCCGTCTTTGAGTTCTTGTAGTTTTTCATTATACTCATCTGTACTATACTTGCCAGCAGCATACTCTTGATTCAGGTATTCAATTTGTTCCGCATACTGTTTTGCCCTATATTGGGCGCGTTCCATTTCTTGGGCAAGTAGACCCATTTTAGTGATGCCCTCATTAGTCCAATTGCCCATTTCATCGGCAATATCCTCATCATCAATTAAATCGCCTAAATTAGATATTTCATTTCCGACATTATCAATAGCTTTAATAAGACCATCAAAATTATCCCAGTGTAACTGATTGATAGAATTCTGAAATCCTTCAATCTCTTTACGGCAGTCAATAATAGCCTTATCAACATCTTGAATTGCGGCGATCCCTTCATACCATTCCTCAGAGCCGACATCAATATTGCCAGCAGAAACTTGAGCATCAAATTCTTTTTGCATGTCATTGCGTTTCTTTTGAAGTTCATCAAGCTCTTTGATGCTATTCTTAATCATTTCTTCATACATTACTGCAGAAGTACGTTCGCCTTGCTCGTCTATCAGATCGACGTTCGCCTGAAGCAAATCGTTAAGAGTTGTAATCTTAGTAATAACTCTATCATACTCATCCGCAATAGTTTGCACTTTTTGTAATGAGAGTGATGTAATTTCTTTCTTGACTTGTTGCTGTTGTGTTCTTACATCTGATGCTTTTTGTGCCCATTCACGATAGTTATTAATCGCCTCTACAACTTCTTGATTAGCTTCTCCTAAGAATTCTGTTAAAGCAACACCGCCATTTTTAGCAAGCTCTTGATATTGCTGTGGTATCTTCTTTAAAAGTTGTGCGGCATAATCCGCATAAAGTTTATAACCTTCTCCAAGTTCTGTCAATTTATACTTATTAACATTGATCATTTGATCTTGAATATCATTTTTAGCAGAAATACCTACGGCATTTTCTAGTGCTGCGGACATATAATTTAAATCATCATCAATCTCTTCAAGCAAAACTGCGAACCAATCGAACATTTCTTCAAAATCATTGGCAGCATCAGAAAGATCATCTCCAGCGTCAGATAAACTATCTGCTGCATCATTCAAATCTGTCCAGAAATTATCATTCTTAGCGCCACTATAATAAGTTGGCGTCGTATAATCTGGAACGATTGTTACATGTGCATTACCTTCAGAGTAGGCTTTGCCACGAGAATTGATATGCCCGTTCTTGAACAACTCTTCGGTTTGCTTGTGATTAAAGATAATTGCATTCTTTGGCAAATCTACAAATTCTGCGCCATTATCTCCAACAGTATAATATTTGCCAGTTTGAGGGTCTACAACGGTTTCCATCCCGAGTTCGCCAACTAAAGCATCATCTTCTGCTTGTGGCAATCCCCAATTACCAGATGCATGAGCTGTGCCATCTGCATATATTGTCAGTCGTCCGCTCGCACCAGGAGTATGAACTGTTTGTTCGGTTCCCTTACCGATGGTTTGATAAGCTGTTGTAATTGTAAATGTTTTATCACTAATGCTTGTCGCATTAAGCTTATCAAGTTTCGCTTGAACTGCACTTACGTTTTCTCCTGTTGCTACAAGCTCAGAAGATGTAGATTCAATCTCGCCTTCTAGATTTGAAATAGCTCCAGTATCTCCAACATAATGGAGTAATTTAGCCGTTTTATCTGCATCCTGACCAATACCTTCAAGAAGATTCTTAACGACAACTCCATCAACTTCCAGTCCTTTGGTATCAAGTTGGAATAGTTCATCACTTGTCCATTTCCCATCATTTTGCTTCGCTTCGTCAATAAGTCCCCAGATATACTTATCTACAGCATTGGAGTCAAGCAATTGTGGGCCATTTTCTGTCTGTAAAATCGGAGTAAACGATATGTCTTCTCCATCAAATTCACCAACAGAACTTAATAAAGTGGAATATGTGCCAACCAAATCATCGGCTTTCATGCCCCAACTATCTATTGCGTCGCCATACTTATCAAGTGACTCTTCGTCCCAATATAGTTCCTGACGATCATTAGTATCTACATTCCCATATTTTGTTTGAGATAAATCTGTGCCAATGTCATCTGCAAGAGATTTAGCATTAAGTACATCTGTTACATATTGATTAATAAGATTGTCAAGTTCTCTCATTCCGTCAGAAGTGTCATCAATGGCAGACGCTACCTCTTTGCCAGTATAAGAACCGTTGCCCTGCAAATCTTTTACAACGCCAGCAAGGCCAACTGAACTAAAGCCAGATGATTCAACGGCTTTGTCTCCGCCGAGACTAAACATTTCCATAATAGTATTAAGATAACCATCTTTATATTTGGAAAGTTCGCCCTCAAATCCAGTCCAATCTTTTTCATCATACTCTCCAGGAACAGCACGAATAACCAAGTTATACTTATCAGAATCAAGAAGATCCTGCGTTGATCCATTCGTGACAAGACCATCTATATAGTCGGCAAGTGCATCAGATGTTAAAACATCTCCATTTTCAAGAACAGGAGTAATATCAATAGTATACTTATTCTTATCCCCAATTGTTACAGTCTCTGCGGAAGTACTTGCATAGATTTCTCCGTCAGAGCCGATGAATGAATTGTATCCTCCACCCATAGCAAGGTCATGTTCATACGATGGAGATAGATGTGGGCGGTTACGAAGGTCTACATTGCCGTTTACCAATTTTTCATATTGTACACACATTTTTTCAGCATATTTAGCAAGCTTATTAAGTTTTAGCTTATCAAATATGTTACCAATAACATTTGTTCCGCTTGCATATGCTTTGCCTCTACTATTAATGTAACCATTTTCAAGTAAAGATTTTGTTTGTTTATGGTTGAATATAATGTCACCCTTTTTAACATCAGTGAACTCTGCGCCATTTTCTCCGAGCATATCCCAGTGGTTTCCACGCACACGAAGTTCTGGGCCTAATTCACCAACTAAAGATGTATCAGCTGATTCTGCACCCCAATTGCCAGAAGCGTGAGCCGTACCATTAGCCATTGTAGAATTTAATTCATAACGGCTACGACGTCCACTATGCTTCGTCGCTGTCTGATTTTCATTTACCTCACGATATGTAGTAGTGACAGTAACACCAGTAGGGACTCTGTCAATTGCGTCAATCAAATTATTAATTGATTTTACTGCAGCAGTGCTATCAACACTTGGGTCTGGGAGCGCCTCAATAGCCTTCTTCGCTGCTTCTGCGGCAGTTTTTACTTCTTCAATTTGTGCCTTTGCCTCTTCTTTATTTTCAACAAGAAGGTTAATAACTCCTTTGTCATTCAATAAATCCACGTACTGTTGTAGCTTCTGACGCTCATCATCAGTGATCTCTACATCTGGCTTGATTTTATATTTACCATCTTCTCCAAGCTCTACAAGCTTACTATCATCTATATTAGCTATATTCGCTTTGACTGCCAGCTCGTTATTATTTGCTTTCCACGCAGCCATTTGAGAGTCTATGTCATCTAACGCAAGCTGAATTGATACCTCTGTGGGCTCTTCTAGATTGTACTTTTTCTTTAATGCCTCTCCAAGTTGTTCAGTTAATTCTTTAACTTTTTTAGTTTGTGCATTTATTTCTTCTTGAGTATATCCACTATTAGGTTGATTCATTTCATTCAGCTTTTTCGTAGCTTGTTCAACTTCATCTTTTAAATTTGTGACTTCCTTCGTGACATTTTGATACTCTACAGCATTCTTTCTTGCATCTTCTGCGCAACCTTGTAGCTTACTATTAGCTTCCTGATATTTTTGTGCCCATTCTTCAACACCAATTTCATTATTTGCTAAAGCGACATCCAGCTCCGCCAAATTTTTAGTCGCCATAAAAATATTGCCTTCAAGACCTAAGTCAAGCTGGTCGAAAACGGAACCAAAGTCTCCATTTAACCATTCTGCATCATAAGAATCAATTTCTGTAAACATTGCAAAAGCCATTTCTTTTGTAATTTTCATCTTATCACAGAAATCATCTAATGTTTTAATATCACTTGAAAGCTCAAAATGTTGCCAATCACCTTTATTTGTAAATACCCCTTTTTCTTGAGCGCTTTCAATGAACGCCTGGACATTATCTAAGGTCATCTCTGCGCTTTCAAGGGTGCCATCATCACTAAATTTCAATGTAAAATATTTACTGAAATCCGAATTCTTTAAATAATTGGCAATAGCAGCGACTTTTTCTTCTACCGTATCAAAACCAGCATAAACATCTTCTGGAATCATACCTGCCACAGCAGCCTTAAAAGATTCTGTTCCAAGTTTTGCTGATTGCAATCCTTCAATAAGTCCAGAAATCATATCTTCTGCTTTGCTGCCATAATCCTTTGCTTCATCGGCAGATTTTGCATCTTCATATTTTTGATATGCATCCGCAGCTCCAAGCAACTTCTGTTCAAGAAGGCTATACTTTGCGATTGTTCTTTCTACTGCTCCCATTTCTTTATAAAGAGCATTAATTTCTTTTGCGTTAGCTTGCGCGAGTTCGCCATTTGCTCCAGTTAATTGCTTAATTTTCTTATACAGCTCATAATACTTTAATCTAGCTTGAGACCTTTCAGTTCTTGCATTTTGCGCAGCTTCTTGTCTCATCTTTGTAATCAGCTTGTTAAGCAGTGACGCATCTTTAACCACGTACCCATTTGTTGTGTCGATTGCATCTGCATATTCTTTTTCATTACCAATGAGTGCTTTTAATGCTTCCCCCTGTTCATCAGTAAGTTTGATTTTATCGTAAACTACTTCGTTTTGAACAGATTGCGCACTAGTAACTTTATCAATTTCATCAGCATAATTAGAAAAAGTACTACCAACTGGATCGACTTTATTAAGCTCAGCGTGCGCGGCGGCAGAACCTAAAGAATTAATTTGATCCACAGCATCTTGCGTACTAAGCCCAATTTTATTTAATTCGTTCCTAAATTCGCTATAATCTGAACCATTTAACGAATCTGCTGTAAGTTCTCCAGTCTCCGCCAAAGAATATAATTTCTTTTTAACCTCTGGATACTTTTCTAATAGAGCATCAAATTGTTCGGTATAATATTCACCTGGGTTAATTGTTTTATCTATATCAAGTGCCATTTGCTTAAGCTTATTTGCGAAATCATCATCGACATTTTCGCCATAATTATCTAGATAATCATATAGCTCTGTTCCATATGTAGATAATGTTTCTTTAAGATTTTGCATTGATGATTCAATTGACTTCTTTTTAGAATCTAGGGCAGACTTTTCGTCCTCACTCATTGCACTAGTATCTGTATTAATAAGCTCATTCCATTCTTGCCTTAACTCATTATATTTTTCAATGCCCTTTTGAATATAGCCTTCTTTGTCTATACTACCATCAGAAATATATTTTAAATCTCCATTCAGTTCATCAGATATTTGTGCCTCAACTCTTAGTAACTCTGCTACTGCCTCATCGCTTAATTCTCCCCATTGCGATACATCGGCAAGCATATTATACAACTTTTCAGAATACGGTTTAATTGCATTTCTTAAATTATCATTAATGATTTGATTATTTTTTGCATTTTCTATTTCAGCCTTGGCAATTGTGGCATTACCATACCTTTCGTCATCTTTATTGGTTTTAACTTCTTCTATGCTTAAGTTTTTAACATTAAAATCTTTTTTATAATCTTCTTTTGTTTCTTTCTGTAGTTCTTTTTGCTTAGAATCTTTGCTTTCGTTTAACAGTCTTAATCTTCTTTCCAATTCCTCATTGGTTTGTTTTAAAGTTTCTAATTCTTCTTTTTCTACAAAAGATAGGTTATGTTTTCCTTCTAGCTCTTCAATTCTATTTTTAGTAGTCTCAAGTTCAGAATTTAGGCTTTCAATTTCATTATTTAGATCTTGAATTTCATTCTTTAATTTCTCTGATGCTGGAGTCATATTAGCTATCCAAGTAACCAACGATATAACTAAAGTAATAGCCATCAAAATCCATCCAACCGGATTAGACGCCATTAAAGATTTCAGTGCTGCCGCAACGCCATGAATAGACGTAGAAAGTCCTTGATTCGCAGCGGTCAAACCAAATGCAGATATAATTTCTGCGCCCTGAGCGGCAGTTAATGTCCCCGTTGCTACCGCTTCTTGAACTTTTGCTAATGTCAGTTCTGTTTCTCCCTGAGTTAAAAGCCAGTTGGTTGATTCAGCAGAAAGCTTTACTGCTCCCTCAGCAGCCATTGCTGCAGCATTTGCAGCAGTAACCGTAGTTTGTTCAGTTTTTGCAGTCGTTACTTGGGCCTCTGATACTGCCTGTTGTATATTCGCTTTATCTACTCCGTTTTTGGCCATTGCTTCTTCTATTTGTGCCTTTGTTAAACCAGCAGAAGCAAGAGCTGCCGCCTGTTGCTTCGCGGTTAAATCACTAACTGCGGCAGCATACGCACTAAGATTTTGCACATTAAATTCGGCAGCAGATATTTTACCAGCTTCTCCAAGTCCATTTAATGATTGAATTGCCTTAATTTTCTCCAATGCCTGTCCATAATTAGATACATTGGCGGAAATTTCTTTAAACATAGTAACTGGGTTTATCTTTTTAGAGATTAATAAATATGAAACTACTCCTGCTAATACTGATTTAAATAACCCAAATGAGTCTACAGCTTTTACAACTGCGGTTCCTAAATTAACGAAAAATTTAATCCAGCTACTGTCGAGCGCATCAGACCACATTGTCTGAACTGCATTTTTAAATAGGGTGATTCTTCCCTGAATGCTGTTAAGTTGTTTTTCATTTTCAGCCATTGCAGAACCTTCTGCATCTAATGCGTCTTGATATGCACCTTCAAGGTCTTCAATATTGGTAAGCATTGCAGCCATAGCATTTGAACGGTTTTTACCAGCGAGCATTTCAAGTAATGCCGCCTGATCAATGTCGCTCATATCTTTCCAGACAGTCGCAATTTCTTTTATAATATCATATGTTGCCTTATAGTCGCCGGTTTCAGTTAAAATATCTACACCAGTTAAAGCTTTAACTTTAGATTGAAGCTTGCTGACACTCTCTACTACATTATCAGTTTCTTCGCCTAGTGATTCCAATTCCTCTACACTTGTACCTCTAATACGTAGTGAGATGGTACGGAGGGCACTTCCTACGCTTGATGGATCCTGTAATACTTTATTCTTTTATATTTAATACGTTTCGCAACAACGTATTGCATGTTATTATTGATAATATTTATTTAAAAATTCATTCCATTGTTCCTCAGTGTTGTCACCATAACCATAAATATTATGAAATTGCTTATGAATATTTTCTGATATACATATATAACTATGATATTTTTCTTGCAAATCAAAAAATGTTTGGAATAATTCGTCTATTTGTTCTCCCGAATATTCTTTTACATCACTATATATTGGAAAGTTTATCTTATCAATTGCTTCGTCCAATATTAAATTAAACCCTCTTATATGATGAACAACTATATGGGAGCGGCATCCAGTTATTTTACATGTATAATTATTTGCTTCTTTTATTTTATTTTTCCAAGGAATAAGCTTTTTTCTAATATATTCCGCAATAGTATCATATCCCCTTTTATCTATTGGCCTATATAGTTTTAAGCTCCATAAATGTTGTGCAATTGCTTTTACTCCCCTATTAAGATACGATGCCAATTCTTCATTTGTATATTTTAAATAATTTTCTTTTAAATACAAATTCTCTTCTTCTGTATATGTTCGATTGGAATAATAAAAACTTTTTAAATTCAATTTTCTAGCTTGTCCTAATATCGACGATTTTGTACGTTTTGGGAGCATTGCCATTACCTCATCAAACGATATATTTGAATAATTCTCTTTTAAAATATCTATTTCATCATTTGACCATTCTCTGTTAGATGTTAAATTTAATTCTACTGCCTTCCTGCTTATTTCTTTAACGGATCTATTGTTATTAAGCAAAGTACGAATATTTTTATATGGAATTTTCCCATAATTGTTCATTAGTATATTTATTTCATTATCATTCCACGAAATAGCATTATAACGACATTCTTTAGAACAATAATGATGTGTATTCTTATCAACTTCAGATATTTTTCTAAAGAATTGTCTTCCACAAAATTCGCATTTGCATTCTTCCTTCTTTTCTGTAGATTTTGTTCTACATTCAACACTACAAAAAATTTGTCCAGAATAAGCTGGCCTAAATCTTTCTCCACAAATCTCACAATTTCTATATTTTAGTTTTCCGTTATTTCTTTTAAATTCATTCATACAGTTTCTACTACAATACTTAGTATTTTCAAAATAATCTGAAAATTCTTTTTTGCAATTATTACATATATGATTATATTTTCCCATAATTTTATCTCCCGTATATTATCAAAATAAATTTCATTTTCTACTATAAAAAATAGCCAATGCATTAAAAAGATCTGACGATTTTGTATATTTATATGTAGTTACACCATTTATAATTTTAACAAAGGATGGTTTTATACCAATTGTTAATAAATAATCTCTCTCTGGTGTATATTGCGTAGAATATTCTTTATCAAATTTTTTCATATTTCCCTCTCTAAATAATAACATGCCAATATATTTCTATATTGAATAGACCATATCTTCATCCTCAGCATTACCTGTTAGGAGCACACCATTTCGTTTAAAGGTATTTAACCAACGCCATTTGCGATTGCGTCCTACTCCTATTGATTTGAGTATTCGGGATTTTACCCTTATTTTATAATCAATTAGATATTCTCAAATCCCTTCATGGGGATGGCCGTTGAACCTTTTGCTTGATTTTAATTTTGTATTGTATATTATATCACAAAATTTAAATTTGTCAAGCAACTTGGATGCTGATTGCCCAATCTTTATAATTTTTAAACATTCACACCTGTTATTACTAACTATGTTGTAGTTTATAAAGCTCTAAGGGTTTCCCAGCAATTAAATGTGTTCAAATCATATATTTCTATATGAACAGCCATAAAATATAGCTGCAGCAACCAGTGCTACACTTTGTTCAAGATTATTACCAGCAGCCATTAAGGAGCTTGCAGAATCTTGCAGTGCAGTCGCAATTCCGTCACTTGAGATTGCGAAATTGTTACCAATTTCATTTAACACGTCAACTACGTGCATACTATCTTTTGCGGCATATCCAAACGCCTGAATAGTCGAGATAAGTGCCTCAGATGCCTTATCAGCATCAGTAAATTCAGAAACATTCAATAAGACGGCAGTACTCTTGGCGAGTTCTCCAGCTTCTTCAATAGAATAACCAAGACGCGCCCAGGTTGCCGCCATATTGGTCAAATCAGATGTGGTTGCACCAACATTTGCTCCAGTCTGAGCCATTGTCTTTAAGAATCTCGCATATGTTTCATCTGTCTCATCAGTTACCTTTTTAAGTTCTGTTAATGCAGCATCTATATCTTGCACATATTGAGCGCCTTGTTTTATTGCACCCCATATTCTGTAAATGCTACCAAACGAAGCAAGATAAGTCCCTACTTCCTTAAATTTTCCTTTAATGCCATTAATAAAACTCTCAAATCCAGTTTCAACTGGCTTGATTTTTCCAGGTATAATTTCAACAGCGTTTCCTAACTCTCCCATGATCATTGTCATTTCTTGTACTTCATGCTTGCCAGTTCTTACTTCATAAGTCATGGTACGAGTTTCTGCATTAAAGCCCTTAAAATTTGCTCCCTCAACAGAACTTACATAGCTTAACATTGCATTTTTAACAGCATCAATATCTTTTGGATTAACATTAGCAAAGAATTTTTGGACATCCAAATCTGCTTGTTGCGAATTAATTTTACGTTGCGCTTCGTCCGCGCCTAACAATGCCTTTTCTGCCTCGGTCGCTCTATCTGCCAAAAGCTTCAATGCGGCTTGCTCTCCGTCAGAATCAGATAATAGTTTGCCGCTCTGAGCGAGTTCATCTTTTTTTTTCTTCAAAGCGTCTAAAGCATTAAAATATTCTTTGACAACAGTTACGTCATTAACATTAACGCTTTGATCGTTATATGCACTTAATGCTTGCTTAACATATTCTTCTCTACCAAGAACTTTTGTGGCGCTATTATATCCATATGCGTCTTTAGACTTCCCAATAATACCATTTCCAAGTTTGACCAATTCTTCTTGCGCAGCTTTTAACTTGTCAATGTTTTCATCAAGATTATCTGCAGCACTATTTCTAACAGCCTCTTGAGCCGTCCCATATGCCTTCATTGCTTCCTGATAAGTTTGCATTTCTTCGCTATCCTTATCAAAGAACCCTTCTTTTTGTCCATCAACAATAGCCTGATTAATTTTATGAATAGAAGCAGTAACATTATCACAAGAATCTTGAAGCTTTTCAGATTGAATATAAGCAGCGTTAAATGCGTCACTCCAACTCATAATGACACTTGTTATTTTGCCATCAGCATCTACCATATCAAAAGATATCTTATCTTTAACGAAATCATATTGGCTAAAATCATATTGGCTATTTTTAGATGTAGCATATTGTTTAGCGTAAGCTTCCATAATAGCTTGGCGATCTGTAAATAGCGTATTTTCTGAAATCTTATTATCTCCAGATATGATTCTGCCTTCTTTATCAAGTGCCTGATATGCGCTTTGTATCTTCGCATTTTTGGTTAATTCTGTTTGTAGCTCTTTGACTTTTGACACAGCACTGTCTAGTTTCTGAAGATCAGCATCGGTAATGACAGTTCCATTTTCTCCTTTTGCGCGAATATCCGCCGCTATCTGTTGTAGCTCTTTAAATTTGTTTGCATATTCTTGGACTTCGATATTATCTGTGCCAAGAATTTTTTGAATATCAGCATAATTCTTATCGTTCCAACTAAGTGCCTTACCAGCGTCTTTAATTGATCTTTTTGTCCACGCGGAAGTAGAGTCTGGATTAAGGGCGTCCATCTGAGCTTTTGTCAGAGTAGATTTAACCTCTTTAGTAGTTTCTTCTATTTCTTTTGTACCAATGCCAAGAGCCTCTTTTAGCTTAGACATTTCGGCGGCAATTTCATCAGCAGACAAACCTTTATATTCATCATAGAATCCTCGCTCATAAGAAGTAAGCTTTTTACTCTCTAATGTAGCAAATAATGTGCGCATAGCCTGAGTCAATTGATCTGGCAGTGCGCTGTATTCTGTTGCAATACCGCCCATTGATTTATCATATTCACGATTTAGAATCTGAGAAATAAAATCTCCACCAAACTCTTTGGACAATAAATCTCTAATAACTCCTACATAATCTTGTTTAGAAACATTAGTGTCATTATTTAATACACGGTCGTAATAAGACTGGAAATTGGCAATAACATTCCTTAATTTACTGTATTCTTCATCTGTTATAGAATATTGTTCACCAACATCATGCCCAGTGGAAATGTCGGATATTGACAGCATACCTCCGGCTTCTTTCACAACTCTTTGGAGATATCCATTAAGCATTCTTGCCATTTCTCCAGAATTTTGAGCGGCAATATCCTCTCCATTCGCAGTAGAGAACATGGCAGTGATAACATCGTTGATTATTGGATATTTTTCTGCGATATCTAAAGCAGTTCCAAAAGAATCTTTTCCTAAATCTATAGACATCATTTGACGCCCATAAATCATATTATATTTTTTTAAGTTATTTTCGTCCGCAAAATCTGCCAATTGTTCAATATCTGAAAGGGAGAACATTAAATTATTGGTGCCTTTTTTATAAGCATGGGAATGCGTCATAGAATCTATTTCTTGTTCTATCTTATCAAACGTAACTTGGAACAGATCACCTACTGCAAACTCAATTGCCTTCCCATCTTTTTCCGTGAAACCATATTCTACATTTTGTTTTGAAACGTCTTTGCCATTGTCAATTGCATTAGTTAATGCAAGAATTGCAGTTTTAAATTGCTGGAACGTTTTTACGTTATTAAGCTCTGCGACATCAGTTGCTCTATTTTCTTCATAGCCTAAAAGTTGTCTGGATTTTGCCGTATTAGTACTTGCCTGTTTAAGTGCAGTAAGTTTATCATTAGCTAGTTTTTCTAATGCCGCAAGACGAGCCTCTTGTTCTTTTTTGGTCATTTCAGAAACATCTTTTAATCCAGCAGCCGCAGATTCAGATCCAGCAGTCGCACTTTCGATGCCTTTTTCTATGGCTTTTTTAGCAACCTCCGATGTCTTCTTAACAACTTGTTCTGCACCAGTCTTGACAGTTTCAGCTATTGGAGTAGAATCAACTTCGCCAATTAATATATCAAGATTTTGAATGTCAGAATCTGATCCGCCATACAACTTAGCATATGCTCTATTGCGAGCTTCTGTTATATTAGCAATTTCTTCTTTTGATATACCACCATAGGCTTTCTGCTGTTCTATAGATAACTCTGCATCTCTAACTTCTCTTTCCAAAGCTTCTTTAATTCCAAGGAAATATGCATTTTTCTTTCTATATAGATCTGCTAGATTCACGCGGAATCCTTTGCCATCGGTAAATACTTTATCTTCAGCAGTTTCTCCTTCTAAACGAGTAACATCTTCAGAAATTGTACTCATATATGCCGAGATGCTTTCTCCTAACTTTTTATTTACAGAATCATATATTCTCTTACGGAGACTTTTTTCTAATTCATCTGCTTGATTAAAAACGGTACTAACTTGCTTACCAAATGCTGTTTCAACTTGATCTTTGCCAGTACCCTTTGTCATTGTCATTCCACTTAATTTTGATTGTAAAATTCCTTTAAGCTGATCATCAACAGAATCTTCTCCAAAATTTTCAACCAATAATTTAGCGAAATTGTCATAATAAATATCAAAGAATTTTTGTGTCTTTTTATTAATAATATTTTTAATCTCTTCTCCATTATTTAACGATGCTCTTTTAACATCAAAAATACCTCTTACACGAGAAATTTCGCTTATCAGCTCATCGTTAGACAGGTCTTCATTCTTTAATATTTCTTCTATCGCAGCATTTTCGGCATTATTTATTTTTCTAAGTCTAGACTCTATTGCCTCTTGAATTTCCTGCTCCATAGTTGCCTGAGCAGTATCCCATGCAGTTTGATGTAAAGCCACGCCAGTTTCATCATATTTAGACTTAACAAAATTAGAAGCAACATCTTGATACATATTGTTTATTACTTCAGAAATACGATTAGCAATTGCATTTTGAAGCTCATCAACTTTTTCTTGTGCTTTTGCATATAATGACGCTCTATAAGTTCTAAATTCATCTGTAGATGTGTAATTTGAAACGAACATTTTTTGCAAATTGTCTGCCGCAGATGATTTATTACCATATATAGTAGTAAATCCACCTTGCTCTTTATTGAATGTAAGCTTTTGTGCTTTCTGAACATCTTTCGTATAATCTCCAAGCTTGCCAATTTGTTCATTATTTCTGATAATGACTTGTTGAAGCTCTTGAATTTTTTTAAGTGCATTAAACTTTTTCTGTTCAGGGGACAAACTTTCATCAAAAATATTGGCGGAGTTAATGCCGTTAATTTCTTTAAGCTTATTATATAACTCTGTTACTTCTGTATTTACAACATTTAAAGCTTGTGTTTTTTCACTAAGAGTTACTGGCGATGCCCCAGATTCTTCAAGCTTATTAATTTCGCGTACAAGTTCAAGCTCTTCGCTCTTTTTTTGATTATATTCAACTTGCAATTGAGCTACTTGTTTGTTTCTTTCTGCAATTTTTAATTCCTGTTCTGCTTTTTGAACCTGATTGTCTAAAGATTCTCTTTCTAACTCAATAGACTTTTTTTGTTCTACCAATGGCATCAACGAGGATCTTTGCGATGCAACAGCATCTTCATATTTATTAATAACGCTATCGCCAACTTCGTATTGTTGTAAAGGAAGTTTTGCCTTTTTAATATACGTACCATATTGCTGAATAATCGAAGAAATATAATTATTGATAACAGAATTTAAATTGCTAATATCAGCGTTAATTTCTTTTTTTGATCTTGCATTATCAACAGATTCTTTCAAAGCATCTATTTTGCGCTGTAAGATTGCCTGAATTTCAGTACTCCCTTTATCATTCGCTTCTTTTAATCTTTGCTTATAATCCTTTAATTCAGCCTTCGCATTATCATAATTACCTTTTTCATTAAATAGTTCTGCTCTTTGCTGTAATAAAGTTTGTAGTTCTTTTGGGAAAATTTCTAAATTTGATAAATCAAAGTTCTTGCTATTTTTAAATTGTTGAATGGCATCAATCTGTTGTTTTAAAGAATCACGTACATTTTTTGAATTATAAAATGACTGTTTATCCATTCCAGCGAACAAATCTTTCAAATCTGCATCGTTTAACCCTAAATCATTACTAATATTCGTAATAGAATCAAATAGTCCGTTTAAACTCTCTTGTGCTGTTTGAATTTGAACTGTGACTTTATCATATTCCGCTGTTCCAGCCTGTTTCCCTTTAAGGCTTTTCTCAAGAGAAGATAAATCCTGCTGCCTTTGTTTGTATTCCTCAATAGTGGTCTGTAACTGTTCAAAAAGATTATCATCAAGTTTCTGTTTTTGTTCTGTAACAGATTGCTGAATTTGTCTATTAATTTCCTGCAAAGTAGTCTCTTGTTCTTTTGCTTTTGATTCAAATTCAGAAGAAACTTTTTCTCCCTTTTGAACCTTAGTATAATTAACAAGTCTACTTTTACTTTGTTCTAACTCATTTTGTTTATCTGCTAATTCAATTTGATATTTAGACAACAATCCCTTATTTTCAGATTCCTTTGCGGCCGAAATTTTAGATTCAATTTCTTTAATTTCTTTGTCAATCGCTTCTTGTTTTTTTTGCTCAGTAGAAATGGCTTTACTTAAAAGCTCTGGAGATTCTTCATATTTTTTATACTGCTTGGAAGTATTCACAGTAGTGGCCAATCTTGATTCTACTTGCTTTTTTGCCTCAAGTAGTTGAATATAATCATCAGATAAGTTTTTTCCTTCAAACTTTAATGTGCTTTTATTTGGAGTTTTGCTCTGATACTTAACCATCAGATCATAAATGTCTTTTTGTTGTTTATAATCTGATTTAAGTGATTCTATTTCTGGAGATTCAGAATAAGAAAAAGATTTAACACTATCGAGCACACTTTGTGCTGAAGCAACTCTGTCTCTAGCCGCCTGCAACTTTTGATTTATTTCTTCTTCTTGCTTTGCGAGTTGAGCAAATTTTTCATCTCTCGCTTTCTTGGCTTCCTCTAATTGTTCAGAACTCTTTTGAATATTTTCTTCAGCGACAGAAAGCCTTTCTCCCCAATCAATAGAATATTCATCATTTACTTTAATTTGAGACACGTCAAACGGTGCAGGTCTTGGATTGTCTTTTGAATAGAATTGGGTTTGTGCACTTAACTTTGCATTCTTATTCAAAAGATTATTAATCATTCTTAACGCTTTACGTTTTGATGTAGGGGAATCAGATCTGTCTATTATCGTAGGCCTATTAATACCTTCATAATAAATATCGGCATTCAGATCAGACAACATATTATTGGAGATGCCATAAGCTGTCATTTTGCCTTTGCCATTTTTAGCACTAGCTATTTTTAGTCCAGCTCCCTTTTCTCCTTTTCCAAGTTGTCCCAATAATGTCTGTCTAGAAATAGCAACATTATCACCAGCAACCATGCGATTTAACCAACTAACAATATCATTGGCAATTTTTGTAGACGCGTCATCTCCAGAAATTTTAGACATTGCATCAATAGCTGTCCTAAGAGCATCCCCATGTATAATTTCTTCAGATGGATTAACCCCAACCATAGAATTTAAAAGAGTTTTTGTATCCTCACTTGCAGTCCCATAAAACTGCTTAAACATGTTTAATAATGCAGTATACTCATTGCTCTCGCCTTGGGATAAGCCTTTAGTCGCAATCACTTGTTTATTATATTCATTTATATTAGAATATAATGTATTAATTGATTTCCCAATTTCATCAATATTGGCTTTATATTCTTCAGAAGAAGTTGTAGATTGTAAATCCTTTAAAAAACTACCTAGTTCAGATAACAGCTGTTTAGTGTCACCTTTTTCTCCTTTAAGCGAATCAATAACGTCTGCCGTTCTTGCATATTTCTGATAAAACTTTAGCATTTCTGGAGCATTATAGTCTCTATTAATTTTTTCATTGCCAGAAATTGTAGATAAGCCTAAAGATTTAAACAGAGATTCTAATGTACCGTTTTTACCAAGTAACGGGGATAATAGAGCAGTTTGATTCTTATAAGATCCCTTCCATTTACCTGACAGATCGGATAAGTCTGACCCCAAAAGTTCTCCCTTGAATCCGCCTGTCTTAGTATTCTTTTGTAAAAGCCCGGTTAAAACATTTCTCACATATTCTTCGGTCATTTTTGACAAATCAGTATCTTCGCCAAAAATATTCTGCAAATAATTCGCCATAGGAGATAGCTTTGCCACTTTCCCATTTGTCATCTTCACAGTTCTGTCGCTAACTTCTTCACCCTTGGCAATTTTATCATTCATTGCTTTTTGTTTTGAAAGTGACTTATAATATGTCTCTCCAAAATTTTTAGCAAATGCAGTAAGCTGGGCAACCGTTTTTGACATTAGCACCGCGCTCTTACTATTTTCTGTAGATGCTATTTTCTGATCTCTTGCGGCATCCGATTGAGCATCAGCAGCACCTAAATTTTCAGAAGCAGCTTTAGATTGATCTGACGCGGCACTTGCCTGAGTATTTGCAGCAGAACTTTGAGTATCAGCAGCGGATGTACTAAAAGCTTGAGCCCCACCACTCAAAACTGGCACTGCTCCGCCAGAATAAGTTGCCCCAGAAATGTTTGCAGATATATTAAATGTCTTGCTATTGAGAACCTTTTCAATTTCTCCAATTAAAAATTCCCCATCTACATATAGCTTTAATGGCTGCTCATTAAATAATGCTTCCATTGCAGAAGTAATATTGCTAATATCTTTATTATCGAGTTTTAGCATATTCATCAATTGAGCTTTAATTTCTCTAGCATCTGCCTCAATTGAAGTTCTTGCATCATGAATAGACTTCTTTAACGATTCTAGTTGCTCTTTTAATTTTGCAGATGGATCTGTTTTTTCGCCTTCGCCTTCTTGTTTGCTATCGTCAAACGCTATTGACATCGGAATTTTTTTGATTCTTGTCGTTTGTTTAATAATTTTATCAATAAAACCATTAATCTTTTCTACGTATGCATCAATTTCTGCATCTGCAGGAACATCAAGTTTTAATTCTATAGACTTCAAACCTGCTTTTTCAAGCATTTCTTGTAGCTGGCCTGATAATTGTTGCACTGACTCTTTTGCACTATTCAATCTATTTTCTAATTCAGTTACAACTTTGTCTAAATTAGACCCATATGTACTTATTTCTTCCTTGAATGCCGAACTGTTAATTCCAAGATCTTTTGATAAACTTCCAGAATATTTACGTCCGATTGCTATAATATTTTGAAGAACGTCTCCGAGCTTTTGTAGCTTATCTATAGGAAGATTTTGCAAAAAGTCAACATCGACATCATTCCAGCCAACGATTTTATCAAATTCGTCACCTAGCTTGCCGAATTCTTTAACTATATCTTTATTTTTTAAATCAATTGTAATTTCTGGATTTTTTAACTTTGCTAAAAAGTCTTCCATTTCCTTGCCTTTTTTGGCAAGACCCATATCAGAATTTTTAAATTTATTTACCACATTAATAGCCGCATTAAAAGATGCAACAATCTTATTTGCAGTCTGTTCTACACTAGTTTGTGTTTTGACTGCATCAACCGTAATATCTTTAAAAAATGCTTTCCCAGTTGGATGATTACTTTTATATTGTTGTCCAATCGTATTATAAAACCCAACAATTTTTGCAGCAAGCCCATCGAACCCTTCACCGGCCTCCGAAAGCTGTGGCATCATGCCCTTAAGATCGGTCAAGGTTTGCGCAAGCGCTCTGCTGCTTACGTCCCACCCCTTGTTTGTTGCTTGTGTAAGACCAATCTGAAACTCACTAACCATTTGGGTCAATTGCCCCATTAAAGAGCTAAGCTTTTCTTTATCGGTTGATTTGCTAATATCATTAATAATGCCTTTAATAGACTCTGCGGTATCCTTAAGTTTACCAGTCGCTCCCTTTTCGTCATAAACAAATAGATCTGAAAGTCTGGAAAATAGATCAGACGGAAGTGATTTAACAGTATCACTAAGGCTTGCAAAATTTTCTCTAATATCTTTGATACTTCCAGAAAGTTTTGCAATATCATCCCTATTTTGCTTTAATCCGTCAAAAATCTTAGGTGCGCTAACGCCGCCTAATTCTCTTTCAAGCTGAAGCAATCTATCTACAGATTCAACAATGTCCGCAGTTTGCTGTTTTACTTGCTCAAATCCTTTATTCCCTTTATTCTGAATACCAGAGTCAAAACTCTTTTGCGTTGCTTTAATTTTTTTATCTAAATTTTCTAAACCATCACTTAATGTTTTTAATTCTTTTTGATAATCTTTATTTAATTCAACAGTAATACCATACGCATATTGCGCACTAGGCCCTCTGCTACCCATACTTTTCACCTCACCCAATTCTTCTTAATCCTTGTGACTGGAAATAAGAATCCATTTCAAATATATATGTTTCTTCAAATTTTTCCATTTTTTCTCCAACTGGCGTTCCAATAAAAGTGCCTGAATATCCTGGCCAGCCATGTGCTCCGATAGCAAAATCGCTCATAATAATACCACCAATACCAGAACCCCATCCATCTTTTGCGCCAACATCTCGATTGTACACTTTAGAGAAATCCGCTCCTCTGTCCGTAAATCTTACTCCTGTTTGTATTTTATTTGCATTCCATAATGTATATGGAGCATAACCATAATCTCTTAAAGTATCTGTTCTTTCGTAATTATCAGAACTATATTCGCTATAATAATTATCCATCCAGCGCTTTGCCTCTTTCGTAAAATCAACTCTCGCCTTTTTTGCTGCTCCGTTAACAATGCCTCTGGTATTTTTCTCCGTATCTTGCATAATCTTATCAATAAAAGCTTTCATGGTTGATGCCATATTTATCCGCTCCTTTACATGGCATTAAGAAATTTTTGCAGTCCTTCTAAATCAGACGCATTTAAATTCATTTGAAAATCATTTATCTTGTTTTGAACTGTCTCAATAAGCCCAGATAGAGATCCAGATAATTTTTGAACGCTAGATCCAACAACATTAGAAATATTATTATTATTTTCAATCATATCTCCATACATCATATTTAATATGTCATTTGTTTTTCTGTAATCATCTTCAAAAGTTGCAATAACAGGGTCTAATAACCCATTCTCACATAACATGTCATACTCTTTATATAAATCAAGCCCACTTGCAGAAAACTCTAGATTCGTATGTGCTTGTAATATTGCAATTGTAAATTGAAAATATTTCTTAAAAGAATCTACTTTAATGATTCCGAATTCCTCTTCAGTACATTCTGATAAAACATTATTAACTAAGCGTAATTTATCAATCACAGGAATATAATCCTTAACTTCCAATGTCTTTTTAATAAAATCAGACATTACATTTGCGTTAGTTTTGCTATAAATTTTACCCTTGTTGGCTTCCATAATCTCTACAAATTTCTCGATTTTCATTGTATAACTCCTCCTAAAATAATTTATTTAATACGGCGTCGCCGTTAGATTTCGATATCAATATCATTATTTCTCATTCGGTGGAATCCTGCATTAATGCAGCAAGCTTCCATTTCATCTTCATATCTATCAATTCCAAATTCATTTTTTGCAAATTCAATACTTTGATTCTTAAGTTCTTCTCTCTTTACTTTCGGCCCTTGCCTAAATTTAAGTGCAGAACGCCATTGGGTTGGAGTAATAACACGGAACCCAATGTCCATTGCATAACACATACCCATAATAGCCCCTTGCAACTGACATAATACTTTATATGTTGCTCCATTTCCTCCCTGCATTTGTGTATCTTCTATTACAACTAAACTTGGTTTCTCCATATCAATGACTTCATGTATGCCCTCATACATTTCTTTAAATCTACTTTGTAAATCTTTATTTTTATGCTTATCTACAAGACCGCTATGATCATATTCGCCATTAATAAACACGCTGTATCCTGAACGAGTCGTACTTTGATCAAACGCCAATATTACACTCATATAACTCCTCCTCATCATCATTACAAATTTCCGTAAACCTACATTACGAGTTGCAAACTTACGCAAACCTATAATGCAACTCCTTTTATCCTTTTAAAAAAGGGGAGCATAAGCTCCCCTAATATTACCATTCAACTTTAGTTCTTAACTCAGTAACAGCCGCCTTAATATAAGCAGTTAGTTCCTCATCAGAAATTGTAATGCCCTTCTTTGCCAAAGCCTTCTTTGCTTCATTCCATGCATATTCTGCCTTAGTAAGACCGAGTTTTTCAAGGTCGCCAGTAATCTGCAACTCCTGTGCGGCACTTACAACCTGTGATGCAATCTCAATGGCTGTCTTTATTTTCTCATTCTTTAGCTTAGTGTTAATCCAAGGAATAACGAATGTGGTAATGACAGTACTCAATAGACCAATTAAAGCAATAACAATCTTAGTAATATCAACAGATCCCATAATATCTCCTCCTCGCTTAATACTGATCCTTAAATGTATCTTCTGTCGGCCCTATGCCATATTTTTGCATTAGCTTAATCTTATTTTCTGCCTTTGCTTTGGCATAATAAAAACCCGTCCCGGTTGCTACCTCTCCCGCAACAGACGGGATTAAATAGCATAATGGGGACAGGTCTCGTGTAATGGCGATCATTGCGCAAGAAAACCCAACGACAAGTATGTTAATAATAGCGGCAACAATAAGAATCTTTTTGGAAAATTCCATTTTCAACACCTCATTTTAAATATCCACTATGCATGAATCCAACTTTACCAGAAGCGGTTTGTACATATAGCCATTCTCCAGTATAATAGCCAAAGCATTGCACCTTAGTACCATATGGCAAAACACCTAGGCTTGTCTTATTGGAACCTGCACCAGCTCTTAGATGTAAACCAACATCTGCATTGACCGTATATGTGCCTTCCTTAGACTTGCTAAAACTTTGTGGATTCTCAACGTTGCCTTGTGCGGGTGCATTTGCCGTATAAACAACATTGCCCTTGTCATCAAATACACTATATCCAACCTTGCATGCCTTTTTCGCATTCTCCAAAGAGCTGTACGCCCCAAGCTGAGAAGATGCGTCTGCCCAAGTCTTTCTTACACGATATAATGTAGCTGGAGCCGACGCAACAGGGTATACTACATTGCCCTTCTCATCAAATACCTTATATCCATTTGGGCAAGACTTCTTTGCATTTTCAAGAGAAGAGAATGCACCAATTTGCGAGGACACATCCGCCCAAGACTTTCTCACACGATATAGCTGCTTTGCTGGAGCAGGAGTAGGAGTTGAAGTGTTTGTTTTAAGTAACTCATTAACACGTCTTCTTAACATGCCCATTGTATAGCCGTGTCTTGGCCACCAGTTATCAGGGTCATTATGATCGCTGCCATACCCACGCTGACCAGCTTCATTATGCGAAACGATTTCTGTAATTGATGGATAGGCACGCATTAAGTGTGCACATAACTCTGCGGCAAGTTCAAATGTCTCTTTACAATAGTTTGCGCTAGAATGGTCATCTTCACAAATCTCAAACTGAATTGCACAATTATTGTAAGAGCCATATCTACCAGCGCCAACGCCCCAGCAGCGCATTTCCCATGGTAGAGTTTGTACTACTGCCAATGAGCCATCGGATATCTTGCCTAGAAATGCATGTACACAGACCTGTAAACCGCCTCTATTCCAATCATTTCTATAATTATTTGTGCCAAGAATAGATAACATCTCTGTACGAGAAAATGTTTTTCTTTGCGGTAAATACTCTTCCATGCCGCTAGTCTGTCCAGAATATGGCTGAACATAACGTTTTACTGTATTATTATTTGCACCAGTACTATGTACTACAATTTTTGTCGGAGTAATTTTTACCCCTCTCTTATAACAGTCATTTTGCTCTAATAAACATTGATATAACTTCATAATAATATTTCCTCCCTTTTATCCATAAAATTGTTAATGCTAAAGTTACTGAGTCACTAATTGATAAGTTCCGCAATAACAACCAGCACTCCATCCTTGAACGGTTAAGCCATTTGCTACAATAACAATTGATTCAAGTAATGAGGCATTCCCCTCATACCATGAAATCATAGCGTTAGTAGTGATTGCTCCATCTTGAATTGTTATGGTACCAATTGCCATTTCTGTACTTTCGTGACCCGTTATGATTAATTGTAGCATACCATCAGTTGGAACATCTGCAGTTGGGACTCCAATATAGCTGTCAATATCTTTCATAGCTTTTAAAGTCGTGCCACCACTAGGAGCATCTGCTGCTTTCCAACGGCCATTTACAGCTTTCAGGTATTTCCCTTCTTCGCCCGCATTAGCCACATTTGTAAGAACTGCGGCATTATTGTAAAAAAATCCTTCCTCGCTAGAAAAATATGCTGCTAGAGCTTGGTCTGCCGCTTCAAGCGGTTTAACCCAAATTTCTTTATACCAGAATGGATCGTTCGACACATACTCACGAATTACTTGTCTGACAGTACTGCCATTGCAATTTGAGGTTGTAATAGTTAAGTATTCTCTAGAATTGAAGTTCCCTGCCAAATCAATGTAATACATACCATCATCCATTAGATATGTGCCATCAGGATTAAGCATAAATCCCCAATATTCTGAGGTCTTCGCGGCATCTCCACCATTTTCAAGCATCTTAGTATACTGTGAAGTCCAATCAACAAATGGAGATGCGGACGACTCTGTATCTGGTGTTAAATAAAGCTCATCTTCATTTATTTTATTATTGGTTTTCATCCATTCATAAACTTCTTTTGATTCTACTTTATTGATAATTAAAGAATTAAGATTTTTTGAAGTTGGCATTTTATTACCCCCTTTTAACTAATATTTTTTATTTCGGTGTTAATGTTACCGTAAGATTCGCACCCGTACCCTTAACACAGAACTTCATATAACGGTTACTCAATGTGGCGATGTCAAGTGTAAAGCCTGTTTTATCCGAATCAATTGTAAATGTTCCAAGAGACCAGGTTCCATCTTGTATATAACTTGCAGCTGAGAATGTAGTTTTATCACTGCCATAAATAACATAAGCACTGTCACCACCGTTTGGGTTCGTACTCCAATCGTTTCCCTTGCAGTTGACAGCGCCTGTCACGCGAATGATTGCTCCGTTAGGATACGTCTGCTTCGATACGTCGATAACGTTCGTTGTTCCAACTGTTACATAGCCTGCGGCAGATTTTATACTGCCTGAACTTGTAGACAAGCGCGTATTGTCGGTATATCCGCAAGTAGCAAGTAAGTCAATAGCTGCAGCTTTTACTGTAAGATTATAACTTGCCGTAAAGCCACCATCTGCGGTCGTTGCTGTAATCACAGTACTACCAGCCGCTAAAGCAGTAACCAAACCATTACTAACACTTGCAACAGTTGGCACAGAACTTGTCCATGTTATTGTCTTATTACTTGCTGTAGAAGGCGTAACGGTTGCAGTTAATGTTACAGACCCGCCAATTGTCAATTCACCAGAAGAAGCACTCAGATTTACTCCAGTGACAGCAATAGTTTCAGCCTTAGTAGAAATCTCTCGATCATAGCCCGCTCCATAACAATAACTATAAATCTTCTGCTCACTCGGATTCACTACATTAACAACAAAAGAAGTGTCATTTGCACTATTAGCGGTTTTATTGTAAGTCGTAGTTTCACCAAACTCAATACCGAAGTATTCCGTAGCACCATTTTGACCGTATTCATTGTTTCGAGCAAAGCACATGTTAGGAGTGGCAATTCTCCAAGCATTAAATTCTGTCCCCGTACCACCAGATACAAAATTTAGTTTTGCGGCCTTAAAATTATGAACATGACCATGAAATGCACCTAAAAACTGAGCATTATTGCTACCACTAAAATTAACAGTCGTACCATTAATTGTAGCCCCAGCACCATCAATATAAGATTTAACAATACTAGAACAAATACATACAGAAGCCCAGTCTAGAGGGTGATGAGATAACGTTAGTACTTTCCAACCACTTTTAGTACCTACTTCTTTAAGCGTATTGGCAAACCAAAGTGCTTGTGTGGTTGAAACATTACCAGCAGATGAATTATCAGACGTTAAACTTTCAGACGTATTTAAACAAATTACACGTAATTTCTTTGCATCAAAATCACGATAACAGTATCCGACTGTTTGTGGGCCATATGTGGCTCCAGAACAATATGAACCAATTAAATTAAACAATTCTGCGTCTGTTATCGTTGCACCATTTTGTGTCTGAGAATACGCCAAAGCATCATGATTACCTACAGTACGAAATTGCGGAATACCATAAAATGCTTCATCAATATCTGAATTAATTTCTGCAAGATGCTGTTTACCTTCTTCGATAGTTGTTGTGCTACTACCTGCAGTATAATCTCCTAAATAACAACAAAAGTCTATGTTTGGCAAAACATAAGCCAACACTTTCGCTGCCATACCAGCGTGAAGATTCCCATTTACAATGCTAGAGTTAGTATCTAGTTGATGTGCATCCGACATAGCTATAAAAGTAATACTTTCACTGGTTTGTTTTGCCTGCACCTTTTGCGCAACTTCTAATGCTGCCGTTTTTATATAATCAGGGATACTAGCATGAGTTATGCCCTCATTTGAACCTGATAAGACAGAACTCATACTTACTTTATTACTTCCTAAATATAAAGCCATTCAGCACCCCTCCTTTATGTCATATCTGAAGCCGTCCAAGTCTTCAAAGTTACTGCTACTCCAGCACTTTCAACACCCAAATCGCTCTTCAAATGTTCGAGAGTTCTATAATAAACCCAACCATGAGAATCTAAAACAGGGATCTTTGTTGCCGCGCTTGTAAGTTCAGTCGCATCCGTAGTCTGCAACCAAGTACCAGTAATATATTTACCGGTTAGATTGCCAGTTAATGTACCGCCAGAAAGCGGAAGTTTCTTGTCGAGTTCTGTTTTTATAACTTTGTTCTGAACAGGGTTCGTGGAAGTTGCAGAAATTGCACTATCGACGGTAGTATTTATCGTTATATCACCAGTCTCACCATTAACCGATGTAACAATAGGAGTCACAATTTGTAATTTTTTAGTTGACATTCTTACATCCTCCTCCTTATTTTTAATATTTATAATGGCGCAAGGATGCTGGCCCTGCGCCATATATTTAGTTTATTGCTGTTGCACTAATAGTACCGCTATCGTCAACGGTAATCCTAAAACGTTTCGTACTATTAGGCGTTGAAGATTTTAAGATCAATGCAGTTCCTTCAATAGTTCCTGCAAACCAACCATTGCCATTTTTGTCAACGGTATGAGCATTTGAACGATTCGTATTAGAATTTCCATTGCCTACAATGTGTAGATATTTAGAGTTAGAATCTTCAATATTATATCGACCCTGAACATGCTGATTGGCACTTGATGCAATAGTGCCTTCTCCTTCTGTATGAGTGAAAGTTCCCATTGCTCTTGTTTTATAACCTTCACTATGGGAATAACCACCAGCAGCAATTGTTTCATATCCTTCTGCATGAGCACAACTATCTAGAGCCAAAGTGTCGTCGCCCTCTGTATGGCATTGATCATATTTAGCAAGATTAAACTTCGTAGTTTCCCAAGTAGTAATAATCGTATCCTTGTTAGTCGAGGTTGTAATAGAAGAAGGAATATCATTTGATCCTCTTCCTTCCGCATGTGAAGAGTGACCCATAGCGTTGGTACTATATCCTTCAGCATGTGCAGTCTGCCCACTAGCTATACTGCCTTGTCCCTCTGCGTGAGAAGCGTTTCCTGACGCTATTGTAACCGAACCTTCAGCGTGCGAGCACCCTTCTTGTGCAATTGACTGATATCCCTCAGCATGTGAATATTGCCCATTTGCTTGCGTAGTAAATCCCTCTGCGTGAGAAACATAATTACCAGCTTTACTTTTATATCCTTCTACATGTGAATACTTACCAATTGCAGAATTAGTTGTATAATCATTAAAAATCTCAGAATGTTGACCACTACCAGATTTACCAATTAAATTTGGCTTGTTATATAAATTGTTATAATTACCGTCAAAATCACTGGCTCCTATATTATATCTTACTTGCGCTTGTTGCATCTCTGTCAGTACCTGTTGAGTAGTCCTGAGAATATCATTTGGGATATACTTGCTATCGATTGTATGAATAATGGTAGTATCTTTATTAATTTGTATACTATGCGTTCCTCCACTATTCTCAGTCTTCACATAAACTGTATTGCTAGTATTAGAATAACTTGCAGCGGTAGGCTCTGGGGCACAATAAATATCAATGTAAAACGGTTCCCCCGTATCTTCCATCTCCAAAGTCTCTAACGACGCATTGCCTAAATATGTGTATCTAGAATTAGAATATGCTCTGCAAGTATATGGAGTATTATCCCATATAACAATGTATAAATCTCCGGGCACCAAATCAAGATCAAACGGGTTCTCAAGATAATCATCACTAAATGTTAAAGTTCTGCTAGAAAGAATTTCAGTAAAACTGGCATCTTCTGAATAGAATGGTCTATTATTAATGTATCCTATTTGAGAACTATTATTTTGATTCCAATTTGGCTGTTGACTTAACATAGCAGTAGTAATTTGAGATTGCACACTTGTAGTACCAACAAGGGTCTGCAACATATCCACACTTTCAACTGTAGCAAAGTCACTAGCATGCTTATTGTCAACAGTATCAGCGTTACCGCCATTTGCTGGCAATGACGTTGGTTTATCTGTCAGATTATTATAACTATGTGTATGATTATCAATTGCGTTAGATATCTGCGATTGTACACTTGTGCTGCCAACCAAAGTTTCCATGGCACTCATTGATTCGGCGGTGGCAAAGTCATTTGCGTGTTTACCATCCACGGTGTCCGCATTGCCACCATTAGCTGGGAGCGAAGTTGGCTTATTCGTTAAATCGTTATAATTATGAACATGATCTTCCTCTGCTGCGCCAATACCGGCCGGAGTGATAGCACTAACTGCAGTTGATATCTGAGATTGGACACTAGTACTTCCAACAAGGGTTTGAAGCATATCTACTGATTCCACAGTCGCAAAATCTGCGGCATGTTTGCCATCTACAGTATCGGAATTGCCGCCATTCGCAGGAAGAGTAGTCGGAATAACTGGCTTATCTTCTAAGTCATTATAACTATGGGTATGTCCAATAAGAGCATACCCAGTATGAGAATGATTTACCAGAGCATATTCAGAATGCTCATGGTTAATTGGAGAATATTCGTTATGCGTATGATTTACATTTGCTTTACCGGTTTGTAAAGTATCAATATCTGCTCCCATATCTTCAAGATGATTTGTGAGGCACTGCGCTGTATAAGTATCGTACCATATGTTATTAGTAGAATACATAGGCTCAAAGTCACCATTTGGCATAGAAAATTCCTCCCTTAAAATAAAGCTTTATCATTAGTTCAACGATTTATTAAATTGATGTATTCGTTCCCGTCTTTACGCCTTCATCTCCGGCGAAGACCTTACCAGAACGAACATCTTCAGGGGTAGCGGTAAAGACAGTTAAATTATCAACTAGAACACCAGTGATTTCTTTTCCGTTTTTATCTGTTAAAACATAGGTCTTTGGATTACCGAATCCTCCGCATACATTTCCGTATAAACCACTCATATAACTGTCACCTCCTGTACTCTAACTTGTACTGAAATTGCGCTGCTTGGCTTACCGCCAGCTACATAAACACGCACAGTACCATTTCCGCTCAAAGTTGTAAATGCAATCCCATCATCCTGCCAAGAGTTAAGCTGCTCTGGCGTTGGCTGCAAATCAACAATGCTTGTCTCTGTTACACAACTTAGTGCAATATCCTGATAATATGGGCTTGCGTCTCCAACCCAATTAGATGTCAGTGTAATTGTTGTGACCTTTGGCAACAGACTTTGCAGCATGGCAATCGTAGCATATGTATCTGCAATGTTGTTTCCCTTCGCATCTGCCGTAGCTTGTGCAACTGCTCCATACACATCTGCACCATCAGTTTTTGTCAGACCTTCAATAACCCATGCTGTGCCATCATAAACCACAGTAAACGGCTTATTGAGAGCAATCCAGTTGGTGCTATATCCTTGCTGTAAGCTAGTTGTTAGAGAGCTTAGTCTGCGTCTAATTGGCTTTGCACCTAGTCCGTTAACATTTAACGTTGGTGCTTTGCTTGTACTTGCTTTATTGGGAATCATAATAAAGCTTGCGCCAATAGTCAATGAGTCAATACCAGAAACTGTGGCAGTGTATGCAACACCGTCAGTACTTGCAGCTGTTGCCGTATATACTGCATCAGCAGCTGAAGGTTTACTATCGATAGCCGCTTGCATTGTCTCAATAGTAGAAGCAGAAGCAGCACCAACATCAGCAGCAGTTAATGTAATATTACCTGACAATGCTTTACCGTTAATGGTTGTAGTCTTTAGAACGTAAGAGCCTTCATCGCCAAGTTCTTCCCAAGCAGAGCCGTTCCAAACGAACTCTTTATGATCATCTTTACCAAGAATTACATCGCCTTTTTCTTTTTTATTGGTAAAATCATAATCTGTAATTACAGGGTCAGTTGTTGAGCCGTCAGTAATATCAACAGTTGCTTTGCCGATAAAATGCATAGCGCCTGTTAAGCCACCAAGTTGATTATTGATTGCTTGAATTTTTATATCAACATATTTCTTAGTTGCTGCATCAGTTTCATCTTCTGGCTCGTTAACACCAGCGATTCTTGCTTTCTTCAGATAAAGAGCAGGATTATCTGTTGTACCAGTTGTAGACATAACAACATAGCTTGTTAATTTGCCATATCGTCCATGATTTGATAAGGTAAGTCCAGCCGATGCAAGCTGAATATCCATACCTTCTGCACTATCTTCTGAGCGCTTTCTGGAAATCTCTGCATTCCCATACGTATCAACGCCAATAAATGCTATACCATCCCTGCTGCCAGTATAACTCAGTCCATCACTCTTAATCTTGTCAACATATTTTTGCGCTGCTGTAGCCATACTGACAGCGTTATTAACTTTATTTACAAAATTATTATCTATGAATTTTGTCGGAATCGTGTGAACAACTTCGCCACCGATTGAAATAACAATGTGCTTACCAACATAACTGCTACCAATTAAAGCTATTGAAGTTGTGCCAGTACTCGCTGCAACTATAGCATCAGTAGTACCACTATAAATTTCAGCTAGTGTTGCTGTGCCAAAACTCACACATTGTTGTTCACTAATTGTCTCAGTAACGCAAGTATAAGTTGTAGCCACGCCATCAATAGTAATAGTACCTACCTTAGTATTAAGCGGGAAAAGCGTAATCTCTACTTCTCCATTTCTATCTGGGGTTGCATCATATAAAGTAGTTGCTACACTGCTTTCTTCAACGTAGCCACCAAATCTATTTTTAATATAATCTTTAGCAGTCTCGTCATTCTGATTCCAATCAGGCTGAACTAGATCTGCTTCTGATATTGCTCCGATGTTGGTTCTAGCTTGTGCTTTTTGCTCATCAGTAATGTTTTCTTGAGCATTGTAACTAACAACAGTATTTGTCAGATTGTCAAGGTCAGTTTGAGTTGTAAAATTACTGTCGTTAGTTAGCTCACTAGTCTTGGTGGGGATTGATACTTCTCTAGCAACTGAACCATTGAACTTAGTTGTTACATCACCTTTGGTGAGAGTTAAATTATTTGATACATGATCAGCTGTAACACGATGCTTATAGACATACGCCCATTTTTGAGTAGTTTTGTCATACGTATTTACCCAAAAGGAACCTAAATAACCAAAGCAATTAAAAAACTGAACACGATATACAGTAAATTTGTCATCATTTATATAATCAACTTGTGCATAAATTTCTTCAATGAGTCCATCGCCACTAGCAATACCCATCGATTTTAGGTTGTTATTGTCCCAATCATCTGGAGTTGTTCCGTCGTCTTTAGTTATCCTTGCGTATAGCTTAAGCAGTACACCTAGAGCACCAACTTTAGCTAATTTAATTTTATAAAAACCTGTTTTTGGAAACTGCCATAAGCCAATGTTATAAAGATAAAGTTTATCGTCGGCTCCAGCAACAGGTTCAAGTGTAGATTCAATTATAGACTTATCATCAATACCCTTGAGCTTATCATAAATCTTCCCTTGACTCTCATTCAAATCATTATATAAATACTCATCCGCAAAAGGAATTTCATTATAATACAAAAGTCTTCCCTTAGCCGTATCATATCTACCAACTTTGAAGCGAGTTTTCCCCGCAGAAGTATCAACAATAATCAATTCACCATCGAGCGGTTGGAACGTAGTCGCTACTGCCTCCCAATTAGCAGCAGTATCTCGCTTATTCTTAACGCGAGTATTAAATGTTTTATTCGCCACTATAAACACTCCTTTACAAATTTTGCATACCGACTGAGCCGATAAGCAATATTATTTATTTTTATTTCCATTTTCCTATTACAAAGAAATCCGCAGTCACACTTACAGCTGTTGCAGCATCGCCCAAATTATATATGCCCAATTGCGGTGTCCATGTTGGTGTCCCTGCTTTTTTATTATATTGATAAAACGATTGAGGGCCATGAAGATATGGGATGCAAATAGGGGTAGAAATAAATAACCCATCTGGATATTTATTTGCAATAGTAGAATTTATATCTGAATCTGCGGACATGGCTAAAGTAATTTTTGTTGTAGACCACGCAAGCACAAGCCCACTATCTTTTTTAATGTATGTCCAATCACCACTAGAAACCATTTCTCCATCAAGATAGCTCAGTAAATCTGCCGCCAGTTTTACTTTAGCAATTGAGCCATCATCAATTGGGGGCTTATAGCTATCAACATATCCTTTTGTTGCAACGTCACTAGCATTTACAGGAGTTTTAACATTGGAGATTAAAGTTTCGTTCATATCAAGAGAATCTGCAGAAATTGATGCGCTACCAAGTCTGGCGTCTGTTGTTCCAACTTGCATTCTTAAAGTGCCATTTGAGGGTGTGCTGACATCAATAAGTGTAGTATTCTTACCTCCAATGTCTACTTCAGCTCCAAGTAATTGGTCATCAACATACTTCTTATTTGCCGCATCGGTGTCCAATTCCGGTGCCGCAATATTTCTTAGCTTTACCGACTCATCACCGTTCGCACCATAAAACTCTAATGAAGGCTTGGAAACTGAATTCGTGCTATCAAAACTACCTGTAGCTTGGATATATGTACCAAAATCATTGCCGTTACCATCAAGCCTACTAAAATCTAATTCTGCACCACCCAATGTCGCTTTGTCATTGCTAATGCCATCTTTTACAGTCAGAGTGCCAGTTACAACACCACTCATGTTACTAACTTTCGTATCAGCATATTTTTTGGCTTCCGAAAGAGCGTTATCGCCTTCCGTTCCAGCATATCTCTCCGCTTGCTCTAGTATATCATCCGCATAACTTTTTGCAGACTCTAAGGTATTTGAATCCCCAGTTGATATATTATCCTTAAGCGTTGCAACTTGCTCTGCAATGTTAGCCTTAAGCTGGTTGATTTCTTTTGTGAGTTCTGTGCCTTGTGTATCAGATTCTTTTGCTATTTGCGCAATTTTATCATTAAGCATTTTTCCTTGATTTGCAGATAATGGTTTATTTTGATTAGAGCTAGTCAAACTATTTATAACGTCACTTTGCAATAAAAATACACTATCTTCAGTCAATGTGGGCAAATCAACAACATGCTCACCATCGGTTAGGTTGCCAATATTATATACCTCTCCGTTAATATCAATAGTATTTATATATGCCATTTTTTCACCATCCTCCACAATTTTTTAATTGTGAAATGGGGAGCGTTATGTTTCAAACGCCCCCATCAAAATCTTTATAATCCTAATTTGTTTTTTAATTCAACATATACTGTTGATTGATATTCTTCTGGAATTTCATCACCATAAGATACCGCAGAAATCGACTCCATATCTTGCAATGATTCAATATAGCCTTTTAACGAATTAAAATATGATATATGATAAGTTTTAAATAGATTCGCCATCTCAATAATTTTATCCATATCATTAATAGAATAATACTTACATACACATCCATCTGCATGATAAGGAACTTCTTGTGCACCATTTGAAATCATCTGGGCAGAAGTAATTAAATTTAATTGGTCTTGTAAAGTCAAAGAAAAATGATAAATATTGTTATCACTTAACTTAATATCAAATCCATCAACTATCATTTTATTACATTTTGAATTCATCTCATTAATTTTGGACTCTTTAACATATTCTACAGTAACATCAGGTTCCGTAATGGCTGGTTCTTGCTCTTCTGGCTCATCTAATATTTGGATGTCTTCATTTGCTTCAACTGCCTTATAAAGAACTTCGTATTCAGATTTGTCAATTTCGACAACGTCTGCTGTCAGAAAATCTTTCGTACCACTTTGACATGGAAGCATCCAATTATCATGATATACCTGTTCACCACATTGAATATATTGAGCCTCTGATTCATCACAAGATAAAAAAACTTCATGCTTTTTCTGGAATTTTCTTAAATCTATTGTCGATCCAATACCGACAAATTTATCATCAATAATTATTTTGTAATATCTCATAACAGCTCACCTCATTAGATCGAGAAACATGGACAAACGCCATCTTCACGTGATGATACATAATAAATGTTATTACAAGTACCAGATGATGTGGTATAAACAAAGTACCTATCATAACCAATAACTGGAGATCTACTATAATAGCCATTTGCAACGCCATTTTTTGTTTTAATTCTAGCGGAATCGCTTGTGAACCACGCAATATGAGTACCTTCGCTATTATATGGTTGCGACTGAATTCCAGATAGCTCAATATAAGAGGGCAAATACACATAATCTTTAGAGAATACAATTTCTTGAGACTGTCCACCAGCACTTGCAGGAATTTGAACTTGCTTTATAATTGATTTCCACACTGTTGGGAATGCATTATATACTCTGCTATTTACAAATTGTCTCATAGAAGAGTCTTCCCAACCACCAACATTTGTCCCAGTATAATTCATCCTATGCGTATAATTTAATAGATTTTTGCAAATAAAAGATGCACCAGTTTTTCTACTGGAGTCACTTGCAAATCTATAGCGCTCATCCCCATAATATTCAAAACGAATAGTCTCATGAGGCCATGCCGCTAAATCTCTTGCAATAGAATCGCCCAAATCCTCAAACCATACTTTGGCCCAGTGGATATAGCCTTTACCAAGGTCATCGACAGAACCATTAGATAAGAACTTGAAACCACCAAGAACAATTGTTGCTTCGGTGCTTGTACTACGGTTACGTGTCAATACATTATATGAGATACTGTCAGCACATACTCCGCTACCACCAGCGGCACTATTAAAAGAGTAAACATGCAAATCATCTTCACCTTGTATATGTCTTAAGACAACAAGGTCTCTATTGGTGCCATAACTAACTATTTTACTAGTATTACCCCATTGAATCTCGGCATTGCTTCCATTATATTTTAGTCTGAAGCCTTCAGAACCATCATATTCGAAGCAAGACAATAGTGTCGCGTCTGCCGCAGCATCTTCACACTCAAAGTCAATTGCCATTGTGAAAGATTTAGAATCCGCACCAAATAGCTTTATACCAGTATCTATGACATTTGCACTCGTTCCATCAAAATGTTTTTCATCCGCAAAGAAATTTTCATCAACATTAGTAAACGAATAATCTTGACCCATACGAATATCAATATAATCTTTTTGCTCGAAATAATCGTTTGCCTTTTTCGCAGTCGCAACAGCATACACTTGAACCGGCGTCATATTTGCCAAATCAGTACCTGCTGCTGGCAAGCCATTCTGAGTATCCCACTTAGCATATACATCTGTATCACCAGTAATGAATCCAGTATTCTTATCCCATCCAGTAAAGACATTATAAATATAAGCATCTTCGTTATCGTTCATAGTGGGGTAATCACCATCATATTCTACACCAGTTCCATATTCAACACCTGTTTTTGTTGCTAAAATAACACCCGCTTGTTGTAACCAACGAACGGTGTATGTTCTAATGGTCTTTGTATATTTCGCCGTTACAGTCATAGCGGCAGTAACATTAGTGTTGATACCGTCCCACTCAGAGAATGTATAATTATATTGGGCAGTACTTGCCATGGTCGGAGTATCAATTTCTCCAGATGCAATTGGGTCAACCGCCTTGCTTCCTTGGTCAACATACTGAACATAATCATTACCTTTTTTATCTTTAATAGGGGTACCATCAGCATTTAAGAATGTAACTCTGTACTGAGTAATAATGCCATTATAAGTTACAGTTAAATCTGGCCATGCAGCAGCATAGGCATCCAACTCTCTCTGTCTTGTCTGGCCAGCAATATGAACCTTACCAGCAAGCATATTATTATTCATCTTAAGAATCTTATTTAACAAATCAGTATTAGAGACTGTCCAATCAATTCCAATTAATCTTAAAATCTGTAATGTATCAGCAGCATCCTCAACAATTGTATATTCATCGACTACAGAATCCTCAACAGTTAAAGATTCTAGATTATCATAAGTTGCCTGTAAATCAGTAAGATATCTCAGATTCTTTAAAGTTAAACTATTAATTGTCGCTGGTAGATGTGCCAGAGCAATCTTACCATTCGCTGCAAACAATACGCCAGTAATCGAAGTCCCCTCAGCATAAAGCTTTTCTAAGTTTCCACAACTTGAAAGATTAACAGAACCAGTTAGATTCGGGCAATTACGGATGTCTAGTTCTTCAAGAAGCGCATTATTACCAAGGTTTAGGTTGGTCAAAAATACATTAGAATATCCAGAAGTACTATTGCCGATAATTAATTTCTGAAGCTTGGAAGCCTTTGAGAAATCATTATCGTGAATGTAACATGCAGAGATATCATTTAGTGCCTGAATACGAGAAGCACAATAAATTAATACTGCCGTATCATCCATCTTTGTAAGTGGGCAAGTAATCTCGTATGTCCGCCCAGCTTTTGCACGAATTTGTTGAGCGCTTGGGGAATTTCCGAACAATACAGACAAGTACATATCAGAATATGGGACAATGTTTAGCGTATAATTAGGTGCAACAACTACGCCAGAAGGAGTATTACACCTAAACATGATTTGGTCTGCTTTGATATTGGCTGATAGATATTTCGTGCCCATATAAGCAGCTTGATCACGCTCAAATTGTCTACGCTGATATTTCTTGCGACCATTCATCATAGACTCCAAGAAACGAGGAGTAGGTTCTGGAGTTTCACCAGCGTTTAGACCACCACCTTGGTATGTACGATAATATTTACGTTCAATATCAAGTCTCCAAAGTTCTTCTGGGAATTGTGCTTGCCAATCATCAAATTCATTGATTAAAGAAGTGGCACTAAAGCATCCTTCACCATCAAGAGTCTGATACATTGTCGCAAGATCATTCTTCATTAAATCACGAATACGACACCAAAATACACTGTCTGCCGCATTGAAAATATAGCCAGAAGATTTGTCTCCATCCGTTCTATAATCAGTATCTTCCTTACCGTAAGTCATTGTTAATTCACCCGAGTTATTAATTCCCAAACCCGTATCGTTATCATAGTCAAACAGTTCAAAGCGATACTTACCGTCTGCGCATTTAGCATAGTGCCAGAAGGTATTCTTTGCCCTGTTATCTATCATAGTATATCTTTCAGTGAATAAGTACCAATATAAAGCGGAATCTTTAATGAACCAATTATCGAATTGTGATACAAACTCCTCATCAGTAGACGTAATTACCCATTCATAAAAATCTCGCCATACTTGTTTATTCAATAATCTTTGTGCTTCTTGTTCTTCCGAAGTGGCAGTAGTCATACCATCTTTTGTTTCTCCGCCCATCTCATAGCGGAATTCAAATGATCCATCCCAATCATTATATAAAGCATCATATGCCGCATTTCCAGTTTTCCACTGATCTTTAGTAATAGGATAAACCATATTGCCATTACTATCAGTAACGCCAGTTTGGAATGTGCTATTTGCGAGAGTGTTATCACTTACTTCAATTACAAATTCCTTTAAATCTGTAACATCATTAACACGAGTAGCATCAGTCTTTTTAGAGTCGCCTATATTTGCCAAGCCATAAAAATGCCAATCATTATCTTTAAATTCTTTATGCTGAGTCATATCTGGATCTGTTTCCTTAATGAATACTACACAATTTTTAAATTCCATGCTATTCTTACATTTTGGATCTTTCTCCATAGCAACAGTTTTATACGGCAAATAATCATTATATCTCTTCTGAAGTAAAGCATTGTTTGCATTCTCAGAAGAAGCGATATTTAATTTTAAATTAAACCAGTTATTAGGCACAGATGTTCTAGATAAACTTATCTTGCCAGACCCATCACTATATTTAGTCCCATCCCCAAGAATAAGCTCCGTAACATATTCTGTATCTAATGGAATTTTACTAATGATTTGATTTTTACCGTCCGCACACATAATAATATCGATGTTTCTACCAGCATAGCCATATTCATTGGAGGTAGTGCCCTGGCCTGATATATATCCATTTATAAATTTCCAGTTATCAAGAACAGGGTCTCCGCCTTTATAAATACATTCGACATTAGAATTTTTAACAAAATCCTTTTTGTCTGTAGTAAAACGAGGGCATTCAATCTTAATAATTCTTAACTGAGGGCAAGCATCTGCTACAGACTCAGGGGTTAAAGCATTGTTCTCATCATAAATCTGATTACGATTATATCTTGCAATCATTTCATCGGAATCTCTGGCATCTGCAATGAAGTTAGAAAGAATGTTAGAATCAGTCAGAGCAGAAGTGTATGCTTTCATACGATAAATATGAACATCACAATCTGTAGAACCAATAGTAATAGGTACAGGCTCATACTGATACAGTCTATGAGTAGAGTCATAAATCATTGGTCTTAAACCAACGCCATCCTCATAGCTCATAATAACGGCTGTTGCGTCTGGATTATCTTTATCGAGTGAGTTAATGTTAAACTCAAACTCAATAACATCTTCCTCACTATAAGGAATATACAGACTCTTAATACTAGACTTCAAATACGCCTCATGAACATTCATTTCCAAACCAACAACTGTTGCGTCAGCTTGGCAAGTTAAAAATGTTGCATCGGCTTTTCTAACATTTGTAGTCTTAAAGATGCACTTGAACTCAGAACCATAAGTGCTTGCATCTCTTTCAAATAGGTTATAATTTATAGCAGCAGTAGTTCCAGCTTTAACACAGAAATACTGATTCCCATCTGTATCCAATTGATAACCGCCATTAACCCAGTCAAAATTATCCGAAACTGTCATAGAAACATTAGTATTAGAATCTTTCCATAGTCTATCCGCATCACTATTTGATAAACCAGTTGGATTAAAATCAAACGCAAGATTAGCGGTAATTGGCTCAATAGTAATTCCTAACTCTTTAATGTCCATTACTATCGTTAGAGTCGTGTTTCTACAGGTGATTGTTAATGTGTGTTCTCCAATATCGGATGACTTATATGCCCAAACATCTGATGTACCAGACATGGTCTGCGTAGCAACAACTTTACCATCGACGCTCCTTGTAACAGTTGGAGTTTCTGTCTTTGGGTCAAATACATAGAATGGAATATTAGTCGAATTATACTGCTTCGCCTCTACCTTGCCATAATGATCATATCTATAGATACAACCAATGACTGGGGTCTCATTGCTCTCGTCATACCAAATAATATCCTTGAAAATATGCTCCGTTTCAACATTTTTACCATTAATAGTCGCAGTAATATAACATTCTAACAAATGCGCACCATACGTTTGCGCTGGCAATGTATAAGACTGCAATGTACCAGAAGAACTTGTAGTAACAGTACCAATTTCTGTACCATCAAGAACAAAATGTACTGTTTTGCTAACAGCACCATATGGCGTATATGTAAAATTCACGGCACTATTTGCCTCATATGCAATCTTATCGCTAAATGAGGATTCAAGCCTAATATCAACCTTTTGCACAGTCCAAGATTTAACTGCGACACTGCCAGCAGCATCGACAACTGTCAACGTGAATTTTTGGGTGCCAATATTGACATAATCAGTCATATCAAATGTATTAGTGCCTTGAACCAATGCTCCAGTAGATAGAACGGTATTTCCAAGTTTCCAAGTATATGTACCATCGACAGATTCGCCATCACTGTCTGTTGAAGAATAGCTAAAACTAATTTCTACTTTATCAGTCGTAGTCACAATAATAGGAGATTCTGTAATACGTTCTACTTTAAGTGTGGTAGTTGTCGTGCTACCTCCGCCTCCACCAGTAATTACAAACTGACTCTTCACTTCTTCTTTTTCGTTCTTAACTTCATATAGAGTAAATACATTTTCCTTTTCTTCACCAGTGGCAAGAGTTGTGGTGCCATATGTGGCATAATAAGTATAGCCCTCAGTGTCTAAGCCATCCAAATCCTGCCTAAGCGTATCTACGGCTCTACTTAACGAGCTAATATTCGTCGTGTTAGAATCAATATCAGTTTTTAATGTAGAAATTTTGTTATCTGTCTGTGTCTTAGTATAAGTGTCTCCGCCAATAATGCAGAAGGCGCCATCAATGTAACGATAATGTATATACAGACCATCGCCATTTTTAACATAATAATCGGAAAATTCATTACCTGTTTCAGGAAGGGTGTCTACAATATGTGCAACAGTTCCTGCAACCATTTTCCAAGAATTATCAATCCACTTATAATAAAAACATCCAGCATCCGAATATAAAATATAATCTGTCTCTTTTTCTCCAGTTTGTGGCAGTTCGGTTACAACAGTTGTAGAAGATCCTTTAAACTCATCCCACTTCTGTGTACCAGCTTGATCAGTAATCCACCAATATTTTGTATAGCCAGTATTAGAACTATTCGGGATAAGATAAAAAGTCCTTGATTCTCCAGTTGCGGGTAATTCATCAACTACTTCAATGGCATATGGTTCGTAATCTGATATAGACTGATCTGTATACTCCTTAGCATTATTAAACACAGTATTAACATCAGCAACTTCTGGAATGCCAAATGCTGTAATGTCTTCTTTAGTGACGGCAGAAGTTTGATTAACATGCCCAGTATTGTCTACGGCAATCTTATATAATCCAATCGCTTTTTGGTCATAAGTAGGGTGCTGATATTCTTTAATTCCAAGAGCTGTAATATCTTCTTTAGTGACATCCTGAACACTACTAATATGTCCAGTATTATCTACAGTAACCTTATAAAGCCCGGATTCTTTTGAGTTATAAACAGGGTGGGTATACTTATTTGCACCATTTTCAATGCCAGCTAATTTATTTTTTTCAGTAGTAGTATAATCATTCGTCGATAATCCCTTGCCACTCACCTTATCGACTTTATTATTATTAATTTCATTTTGTACACTTTGTACAACAAACGTATCATTTTTTGTTAAGTTATTTGGCAAACTAACAGTATAAGTCCCATTAGTAAGCTCAGATGCAGATATTCCATCTTGTAATGTGTTTTTAGTTACAAATTCATCATCTGCACTCAATTTTGGCAATCTAACAACATACGACCCATCTGTTAAATTTTCTAGATTATATGTTTTGCCCCTAACAGTAACTTTATTTATATAAGCCATTAGTTTTATTCCTCCTTTATAGAGTCTAAAAAAATAGGAGAGGCGTATTGCCTCTCCTATTAAATAAAACTACTTAATGTGAAGAGGCAATGCCACTTTAAATGATGCTAGATGATGTTCCGCAATCGAATACGATATAATCAGTCTGCTCTAGATCCTCGATCTTGTGATTATGGCCGAGCTTAGAATAAACTTCATCATGATTGTGATCTGCAGCAGCGAACTCGGAAGCATGATGTGTTAGAAGATCGCCAGTAACCTCAGAAGCGTCTAGCTTACCGTTAATCTTGGTTGCAAGAGCATCTGCAAGGTCAGTCTCGGTAACTTGATCCTTACTAGCAAGAGCGCCAGTAGGAACGGTAACGTCAACAGCCTTATCAGTAGGAGTTAGAGCAACGCCGTTAACTTTAACGATCTCAATGACGTTAACCTGAGCGTCAGGGGCGATACCTTCTAGCTTGGTCTTCTCATCGGTGGTATAGTCATTGGTAGATAAGCCCTTACCTTCTACCTTGTCAACCTTCTTGTCAATGTTGCCCTGAAGGGTAGCCTGTGCTGCATCAATAGCATCCTTAACTGTCTTTGCTACTGAACCAGCGTCAGTATCTTTGCCGTTTAGAGTGGCAATAGCAGTCTTGTTAGCCTGAACTTCGCCAGACAGAGTGCTATACTCGCCCTTATGGTCAGCGGCATAATCAATTAGCTCCTTAAAGGTGTTAACAGTCTGGTCATCGCTAACCTTAGTAGCAAACTCATTGATAGCATCCGCTACCTTCTTATCAACAGAACCTTCAACTGCAGAAGTGCCATTTAGCTTAGTAATAGCATCAGCATTAGCCTTAATATCTGCCTTAACAGCAGCATCATCATAGGTTGCAGCAGCCTGAGCATCGGAAATCATTTCGACAATGGTCTTGCCCTCGGTGACTGTACCAACCTTACCAGATAGGGTATCAACTGCAGCCTGAGCATCAGTGCCAGCTTTCTTAGCTTCTGCAATGGCAGAATCCTTAGTATCAGCATGTGCCTTAGCATTATCCTCAGCGGTCTGAGCGGCACCCTTAGCATCATAAGCATCGGAATCCGTATAGGCTGCAGAACCTAGACCGGCAACAGCAACGTCAGTACCGTTAAACTTAACAGTGCCGTTAGCAGTACCAGTAGCTAGAGTATAGACGGTCTCAGGAATAGTAACAGTGCTTACAGGAGTGGTTCCCCAAGCCTCATCACCTTTGGCCTTTGAATATAGATAGAACTTGTGACCATCTTCTGCATCGGCCTCTAGCTTATATTGGGTATCAGTATCCTGAATTTCGCCAGAAATATAATCAGCTAGGCCAGTAATTTCGGTAGCAGAATACGTTGGCTTATTAGCAGCCTTAGCCCAGCTATAAACGTCCGCAGCCTTTGCCCCGATAAAGTCTAGCTGACTAAACTTCTTGGTGCCATCGCCAACCTTAAAAAGAGTAACTGGCTCTCCCTGCACTGCGCCAGTGTCAGCAGGAATGACTACTACACCAACTTCACCCTTCAAGAGAACAGGATCCTTTTCAACCCACTGTGCGTAGGTGTCGTTCTTCATACAAATTCTTGTATTAAAAGTTTTATTAGCCATATAAATCATTCTCCTTAATGAAATATTGTAAAATGTTTAAGCATTGCCGCCGTTCATTACGAGCTCTGTATCTTCCTCAACAAAGACTTTACTAATGCCAACAGCCTTAACGCTAAGCACGCCATCAGTTGCCTCGATTGTAGAGCCATCTGCCTGTGCAAGACCAAGTGCTGCAGAAGTAGCGGCTGGAATAGCAATATCAACACTCTTATCGGCAGCAATATTAACAGCTGTGCCGTTTAGCTTAATGGACTCAATAACGTTAGCTTGAGCTGCATCCCAGGCAGTAATCTTACCTTCAGTAATACCATCAAGAATGTCCTTATTGGAATGCTCATGGGCTTTTGCCGCTAGACCGTCAACAGCAGACTGTATGGCCTCAACGGCACTCGCAGAAGCCTTGCCATCAAGAATTCCCTGCAGACCCTTAACATTAGCAATTTCATGAGAGTGAGAAGCTAGTGCGTACTTTTCAGCACCATCAACCTTGAGAGCGGCGTCGAGTGCAGTAGAAATTTGAGTCTCAACCTTTGTCTCTCCGACTAGTTCTTGTAAAGAAGTAATCTTTCCGTTCGCAGTCGCTAGGTCAGCAGCTAGTGCGTACTTGTCATCCGCGCCGTTCTTTAGAGCAGTGTCGATAGCAGTGGAAATTTGGTCAGCAACAGCAGTTTCGCCAACTTTTTCCTTTAGAGCAGCAATGTCGCTCTTATTAGTGTTAATTTGAGAACTCATGGAAGCTGCGTCAGTGCTATGGTTGGAAATCCAATCAGCAATTTCCTTGAGAGTATCATAGCTCTCGTCTGCACCTGCAACGACCTGCGCGATTTGATATGCAACAGAGCCTTCCTCTGTGCTCGTACCATTTAACTTATCAATAGCAGTCTTATTATCAGCAACCTGCTTTACAAGACCGCTCTTGTCGTCACCAACAACAGTCTTTAGCGACTCAATAGCAGTAGATAGACCTTCGACAGTGGTAGTATCTGGCTTAACCCAAGAAATCTTACCATCCTCGGTCTTTACAAGCTGTGCGCCACCAACTGCATCAGCAAAACCAAGTAGATTCAAAACGCCATTTTCATCCTTGGCAAAAACATTCTCATTAATAAGAATATTTCCACCGACCTCTTTCAAAGTCTTGTCAGGCTGAATCACGTAAAGAGTAGCTTTACTGTTTTCAACAACGGCAATTGTTTGACCATAATAATATGTAGTTTCAGAACTACCAGCCTCTTGTGCAGAAGCAGCAGCAGTCTGAGCGAGTTCTAAACTTTCAAAGTAGCTTTTCGCATCCAGAGGAAACGCCGTCTGACGATTAAAAGCTACAGCAAAATCAAGTGTACCAAAAGTCATAGCCATAATTTATTTCCTCCTTCATTAGATTTTTACAGTATAAGAATTAGCCTTTGCGACAGGCTCTGCAAAATCAGTTACATATACCTTATAAGCAATACCGGCATCAGCACCAGCGCCATTAACAGTTACAGAGGACTTTGTAAAAGCACTCTTAATCTCGGCATTTAGACCGTTTACATCCTTAACAGATGCAACATCTTCAAGAGTAGCAGGATATGCAAAAATTACACGAACTGCACCGACAGGGATATTAACAGTAAAAGTATTGCCGTTTACAAGAGCCTTGTTTGACTTGTTTAGACCGCGAATAATAGTGCTGGAAATCTCGGCCTTTTCGGTAACTGAGCCATAGAAACTATTACGATAGCCAGTAATTGCACCAGAGGTCGCACTCTTAGTGCCAGCAGCAATCTTGACAGTAGGATTAGAAGCAGATCCAAGATTGTCATTAGCAACTGCGCCTTCGCCATGAGTTGCCTTAGCGGTAATCTTGTAATTGGTATTGTCTGCAACAACCACTTCAGGGAAAGAGCCAGAAGCAGTAGCAGCGGTATTACCGGCGGTATCAGTAACCTCCCAAGCGGTAGCGGCAATGCCGGTCGCAGGGCCGTAGGTGTAAGAACCTGCACTTAGAGAAGCAGAATAAGATGGTGTCACAGTAGTACCAACTTCATATGCTTTGGCTTGACCAAACGTAATAGATACAGCAGGAGCAGTTGGCGTACCAGGCTGTAAACGCTTGGAGAAAATTTCTGTAAGTGCGTCCGCAACAGACTTACCTCTAGTGGCAAAAGTAGCCGTACCAGTCTGTGTCTTGGTTAAATTGCCAACCTGAGTATAGTTACCAGCCATTGTGATATCTGCATCGAGGTAAACATTGTTAGCATTATAGTTGCCGTCCATAGCTTCCCATTTACTACCATCGTAAACATATGCGGTATAAGACTTTTTCTCGCCAGAAATTGCACGTTTAACAATGGCTGCGTCGCCCTTGCTAGGCTCTGCAATCGTTGCAAGAACTTCCGCATCGGTCTTATCGTTAGTAGCTTCAAGAGATGTGACACTATCTTCTGCCTTATCAATCAAGCTCTGAATAGCAGCTTCATCGACGCCAACATAATCCAGTGCATTCCATGCGGTATCGCCATCACCAATCTTAAACTTGTTTGTGTCGTTTTCGACACCAAACTCGCCCTTAAGTAGAACCGTGTTCTTCTCGGCCCATGCGGCAGCGGTGTCGTTTCTCATAACAATTCTCGTGTTTAGTGTTTTAGTCGTCATATGAATAAAATCCTCCTTTAAAAATTAAGCTCCGCCACCAGAAAGAATAATTTCATCATCTTCTGATTGCAGAATTCTATCCAAAGTTAACGAATTGACTTCAAGCGTTCCATCTTCAGCAATAGCAACTTTATTTGCATTAGAAGAAGACGTAATTAAGTCTGAAGCCGCAATAGTAACTGCCCCAGTTTTTCCGTTTACAGACTCTACGCCAGATAAACCTGAACCACTAGGTATATTAATAGCTTCCCATTCAGTAGGCTTACCATCTGCGTCAATGGTTTTGATTTTAACAATTTGTCCAGCAGTTGCACCAGTAATATTTAACGGATTCTTTACAGAATCTTTTGTAGCATACTTTATCATATAATAAGGCTGCTCAAAGTTGTGACAATTTTCATTCGACAAATTAATTCTAATAATATCAGAACCAATTAAATGCTTATTCTCATCATACCAGTTAGCATGCCAATACCAGCCAATAAATCCTTTGTCCGTAGCAGAAAGACTTCCTGTATAGGCCCAAGTTTCACCAGACTGCTCGGCCATCGGGAGCCATACAAGACTATATTTACAGCCGTGCTCATCAATACCAGAGAATTCATAATTTTCAAATTCATAATATGTTTCATCCGTAATGTCTTGAGATAATGACTCTCTAAAATATTTAGCATTAGAAGGAGCGAATAGCTTTGCACTCATATAGTACTTATTTTCCCTATTGGCAGTCCAGACTGTATCACTTGGGGCCATAACACGCACTTCGTCCTGCCCATAATTAACTAACGTTCCAGTAGGGACATTACCAATTTCGACTCTACGACGAACTGCACGATGATCAAGGACGTCAATTAATGCGCTCTTCTTATTTAAAGCCTCAATATCACTAGCCATTTTTGCAGCGCCAGTCTGATCATTCTTAATCCAATCAGAAACTTCTTTTAATGTATCAAAGTCTTCAGGAGCACCATTAAGAACTTGAGCAATAGCACCTGCAACAGTGTCTTTGACAGAGCCATCTCCATCTCCAGTTAACGTAGCAATTGCTGCCTCATTAGCGCTTATCCGCTTCTTTAATGCAGAATCATCATATTCAGGCCCACCGCTTGTAGCAGCTTCTTTTATTAATTGAATAATAGTTTTATCGTCTGGTATTGTGCCAATTTTATCCTTAAGTTCATTAAATTCTTTTGCAACCTGAGCAGCATCATTCGCATAAGGCAGCGCACTAAAAACATCTGTGCCATTACCAATTTTAAACAAGCCGGTGTCATTTTCGACAGCAAATTCGCCAGCCAATAAAACAAGAGTAGAATTTTTCCAATTTTCCGAAGTGTCATTCTTAAGCTGAATGCGCACATTATTAAAACTTGACTTAGCCATTGCTGTCACCTCCGCTTATTAGTGTTATGTCTATATCTTCACAAGTACAACTAATTATATTGTCTTCGCTAATTTTAATTCCATCACCAGCAATAAGTTTATCCTGTTTTTTATCAATTAGAGCAAGTATTTCCGCATTGCCACCGGGAGTAGCATCACTCGGGGTAGAACCAATGCAATAACAACCTCTATCGCATTTAAATGCCAGCATATTTGAAACAATACGATTATTATTTTCATATACACCAAATACACCTACTAAAAATTCTCCTTGCCCAGTCATTACTTCTGCCGGGACATAACATTCTCCTTGCTCATTTAACTCGATAATTACTTTCTTCTCTTCGTTATGTTTTACATAATCACTCATGCTCTGAAAAACTGCCATCTTTTGGATGCCAGCCCAATCGGTGGATTTGAACTCAAATCTGCACATTAAAGTATTAATAATTCCGCTTGTACCAACTGCGCTCCTCACTACAGACAATTTATTATGTCGAGCACTAATTATAATGGTTGCAAAAGTAGTTTCGATGTTTGACATTCAACCACCTCCTTAAAATAAAGAATTATGGTCTGCGTTTCTTCCATTCCTCATAAAGACTTCTTGTTAGTGTATTTCTTTCAAACACAAAAACAAGCTGATTAGTACGAGTACCACAGCTTAGAATATCAAGAAGTTCCGCGTTATTTTGTAAATACATTTGAACTTGAGGGACACATGTAATATACACGCATTTATCTGAATCATATAACAGACCAGGAATAATATTAGATTTTGCTTGCATTTTCATTTCTCCTTTTTGTCCTAAAAAAATAAGGTGCTACGCTTTACATGAAGCTTAACACCTTAATATTGTATTTAATTGTAAAACTACTTCATGTGATTGCAGATTATTCTGCCTTTTTAATAGGGAACTCAACTTTCTTTGGTTCCTGCATAATGACGCCAAGATCGCGCTTGATGCATTTATTAAAATTCTTAGTATCAGAAATATCACAGGCGGATAGAAGCTCCTTTGCCTCTTCCTTAGTGATTAGCTCGAAATTGAAATTTGTACAAGTTTCAAAAATATCTTTGCAGTTATCGCTGCAGAATGAATTCATCCACAGTGGGAGGGCACGGTAGTCCCAACAGCTACTGCAATATGAATAGGTCTTGCCACAGCACAGACATGTACGAGGATATCTCATGAGACGTCACTCCTTTATGTTAGTTTTAGTTGTAAGAGATAATATTTCTGAAATTTTATTATCGATGAGTGTTTTATAGGAATCGTCTTTAAATGCAGTATATGGGATTGCGAGATAATGATAATTTTCAAGGCTTAATACATAATTCATTTTTACTTTATCACGATATTGTTGCATTTTGAGTTCTTCTTCAGGAGTAATTCCATCATACTTCGATTTATAAACTGTAAAATTTGTAATGCGATAATGTTGATCTCCGTTAACTTCAATGATTAAATGTGAATCTCCAATGATTAATTCATTGTCATACGGCATCTTTTTATTAGTTAAAGGATTAACAGCAGATATTGTGCATCTGAATTCATGCAATAATGGATAGTCATAATTATTCAAAAGATGCAACTCTGTAGCACATTGTATGCTACTTTTTTCTTGCCTTCTTTTACATTCTGGGCATCCAGTACCATCTTTACCAGTTCTGGCACCCACCGATGCAAACCATTTGCACCCACATTTTTTACATTTCCACCAGACCTTGCTTCTAGACGCAACGGCGACTTCTTTAGGATTAATTCCTTTATTAAGCTCATAATCCCATTCTTCCATTAAATCTTGGCAATTATCATATAAAGATCCTCTTGACTCTAAAGATCTTTTTGTAACTTTATTACCAACAATTTTATATCCACAAACCTTACAGCCTTGTCCATTAGCTCTATTATTAAAAGATGTAAACCACGAATTTCCACATATTCTACATTTCCACCATCCTTTTTTATGAGAACTAAAAGCAACAGTAGAAGGAGAATAATCACAATAATTTTTATCAAAATCCCACTCTAATGATATATCTGGATATTTTGTCTCAAAATCATTATATCCTTGTTTGACAATTCTACTAGAACAAACGGGGCATTTTTCTGCTTTATGTCTAACAATAATTTTATCTTCCCATTCATATTTACAAATTGGGCATTTCCAATGCACAACTTTATTAGATGTTGATAAAACAATATATGGAGTCAGCGGTAGGTTCTTTTCATAATCCCAAAATTTTAATGCATTTGGGCAATTTTCTCCAAGAGACCCATTTTTATATAAAAATGATATTTCTCTTTTGGTTAAAATATTTGAATAATCTTCATACTTAACACTCATAAATATTACCTCTTTCGTTTAATTGCCTCTTTTAAATTATACGTAAGAAGGCCCCTGAGAGGTAACAAGGGGCCCTTTCAATGAACTTAGCTAGGGCTCATCTACTTACGTTGATATTATATCACATTAATTTTGTTTTGTCAAATCCTTGACAAATTATTCCTCGCTAGGAATAACGATGGAGAATAGTCTCTTTTCCTTGTCACAGTATGCCTGTTGAGCCTTACCACTGAAAGGATGAGCACCATCTGTTGCAATGCCTAGTGTTCAACAAAGTTCGTTACGCTTTGCCAGTCATTAAAGACGTCTTATATTCTCATATAAGAGCAGGCTATATCACTACCCATTTCTGGGTATCCCCCATTTCGGTTCACTTAAACCTACTTCCTTTCGGAATAGCCGTCGAGCCTTCCTCTATTTGAGGCTTGGTTGCTGATTAACTATTATTACAATGTTTAGGGTTTAACCTTGCATCATACAATCTATTTTTTCTGCTTTCGCCGCATTCACGCTTAGGCATATTTCATCCTTACGTTGTAGCTAGATTGTCTTTAAGTACTTCCAGCAATTAAAGGGATTTTGGACGTATATCATTACGCCGCTCTACGCTCTTTATGAACGCAGGGAGCTTTAAAATTTGTAGCAAAAATTTTGTTACTCCAGTCGAAATCAGGACTAAGTTTAAAGTTGTTAAAGATCACGTAAGCGTGAACTAGAGTAGTCTGATCGCATACGTCGCAACCAAGAACTTCCATGACGAACTTGCAGCCGACAGGGAATTCAGTAGCAGAGTTAACGACCTCAACAGCATTCTCAGTCTCATAGTCATACATAACGAATAGCTCGTCACTAGCGTTTAGACCAGTAGGCAGCTTCATATTTTGACCAACAAGGGAGAACTCTGTCTCAGAGGGAGCAGAACCTTTAGTATACTTCTTACCAAAAGTGCTATCGCCATTTAGAACATAAATTTCCTTAACTTCGCCCTTTGGAGCATGCTTTAGCTCGTAAGAGCCAGTACCATATTCGAAGCTCTCCATAGCAGGAGCAGTGATCTTGGCAGTAGAGCTGGCAACCTTCTTGGAAGTGCCAAGCTGAGTAGCCATTAGATTCATATCGAAAATAGCGTTCTCAGCAGAGAACTCAGCACTCTTAGCACGATAGAACGTAGCAATAGGAGTACCTAGAGCGTCAACAGCGTCAGTGGATTCAGATGCGCAGTTTAGAGAAACGTTCTGCATCTGGTTGATAGAGAATAGTACGGAATCGTCCTTCTGAGATAGAGCAACACCACGAGTAACTCTATCGATAACAAAGTTATTAATGTCAAACATAGTAATTTCCTCCTAAAAATAATAATTTTAATATTAAAGAGATAATTAAATCTCCTTTAACCAATTCAAATCCGCCTTATTTATTTTCTTTGTATCTATCATGCCGGAATAACATCCAGCAAGTAGATGGTCTGCATTATTGATAATTTGTAGGCGAGCCAAATCATCAAAAAATTCCACAAATCCCTCATTTCTCACATAATCCTTCGTATATCCCATACGAACCTTTACAGAGGAAATAAGAGGCAACAGATATGATTTAAAAGGCTTTTCTTGATTTAGCCTAATTTTCATTCTGTCTTCATCTATAAGGATTTGTTTGGTTGTCTTATTTGCCGCACGTTCTATTTTTGGCGTAATATTATGAACCTTTCTTAAATAATTTACAATTCTTAAATAAATTAACTTATCAATCTTTACACCAGATTCTAAATCCGCCAAAACAATATCACCATTTTCCTTATTTCTATATGGTTTCAATTTAGTAAAATCTAAATCACCAAACAGCAATTCAGTGTTTTCTTTTGATAACGTTGGGGCAAGCATCATAAACAACTCAAAATCTTCAATTTCCATCCAATCTAAACCCATATCCCAAAGCTTGGATTTAAGGTCGCTAGGAATGGCTGTTAAAGTATGGACAACACTAAAATATTTTGCCTCACCAAAATCTACGATATCTCCAATTTTTGCCTGTTTAATTTTTATTTTATCATTGATAATATAATCGTCTCCAAAATATAATTGGAGAGGGTCTACTTCAAAAATATCAGAACTCATATTTGTTCCTCGTTACAGCTTTATTTAGAGAATTAGTTCTGGTAAGCTCAAATTTTAAAGTACGAGTGGAGTACGCAGTATCCGTTACTCCCTCTTTGTTGTATATTAATTTTGCTTGCATACCAAACATATTAGACCATTCAAAAATATCACGAATTAAATACCCAAGTAAATCATGTCGCTCAATTCCATACGGAGTTTTAATATCATCCGCATGACAAAACACAACGAATTGTACATGTTGAATTTTCATAACACTATTATATTGATGGTCTTCTACGTCATCTACGCTAAAGCATATAAAATTTCTTGCAACATCCTGCACCTCTGGCACGCGAATATATGCAAAGATATTTGTATTTAAATAATCATCTGGGCTTGAAGGATCTAGTTCACGATTATTTAACGCCTCAATAATATCTGGATCTGATGTAAGTTTTTGACGAATTAAACGTTTCATACTAGACACATCATCATCAATATTTTGAATATCTCTAATCATTAACTAACCACCTCCATAACCGTTTCTGTTGCGTACTTACCATCTTTGTTTGCGGCCGACACAACAATCTTTTTACCAACCATGCTATACAATTGTAAACAACGTAATTTAAGAGCATTCCAATTATCTTCTGCCGGTGCAACATTAATTTTAAATATTTCTTCTCCATTGACACTACACGTAACATCACATGCATCAACATCCGATGGCGTAGAAACATCGTCTCTAAAACTTAAATCAGATAGCATAACATTAGAAGGGCAATCGTCAGATGGTTCAATTTCCCAATCGTCATTATGGTAATGAAGATTAATAGAGCATAATAACTGGCTATCATTCATAAATGACAATTTCCATATTGGCTTATCTGCAACATATACCAAATTAAATACATCCCAAAACTCTGCCGTAAATACCTTAGAACTACCGCCAACACGCAATGTAGCATCTTTGCCATTATAAGTAATTCTCCCCGTCGGGGATTCTTCCTCTGGCATTTCAAGTCCGGCATCAATATAATGAGGCTCTTTTAATCTACAATATTGGCAAATTTCGTTTTTAGTAATGTCGTGCTCTTTATTCGTACACCAATTTGCTAAGCCATATTTTCCACAGTCTTCCTGCATTGTCGCTTGGATTTGTTTAAATGTCAAACGTGTAATACCAACCGGAATTGTATCTAATACCTTAGATAATTCCCACGCTAAAGGTACCTTCCTTCCACTATCATAAATCAATACGCGTTGATTATAACTAAGCGTTTGCGTATATGGAGTTGTTGGTAATAGCATGATGGTTTGATCTTCTGGCGTAGTAAAAATATAATCAGTCCAAAGACCAGAGTTATAAGAACTCTGCGTTCTCTGTACACACTCGCACTTATAAACTTTATCTTCATGTACCCATTTTAATGTCCAGTTACACTTTAATACATAATACATATGAAACTGCGGTTGATGATCATCAAGAATGACGAGCCATCTTTGTAATTCACCCGCATCATCTGGGATATCAACATATGACCCAATAGGAATCTTAACATGAGGTCTAAATTGTAGCTTATATACTTCTTCGTCACCGCTTATTGAACGGCGCGTATCAATAATAAACTTAGCGTCTAGTTTTTTTAATTCAATTCCGTTTGGCACAGAAGTGACAAAAACCTCACGATATGCAGGGTCTCGCTTGAAGGTGGCGTTGATCGTACTATCGGCATTGCGCAAATAAGCATCGCATTGACATTTCCCTAATCTTTCCATACGAGTTTTAAATAAATCAAGCATTATCATCACCATCTTTCAAGGCATTAACTAAATTAGCCGCATCAAGTATAGCCTTGCGGAACTGAGAAGGATCCCTTCGTGCTGTCTCTAAACAACTAATAATAGTCAATATTTCTGGCTGATAATTAAACATTTTATTTAATCCACTTATTTGATTAATCAATGATTGCATATGGGCATCTAAAAAAGGGTATTCATTCTCTTTTTGATAAAGACAACTAATAATAGCTCCATATAAATAACGTTTTTGCTCTATAATCTGCATTTGAGGGATATCTCCATAAATAGTATTCATAGTAATTCCTCCCTCAAGTCCAATACGAACCATATCCATATGTATAATCACGGCTTAGCCTTTGCGCTTCTAACTTCATTTTTTCATCCAACGCTATTAATTCCGCAAGATGCTGAGACTGAGAATAATATTTCTGCTCTTTATCAGCAAAAACTTGCTTAGTCAATAAAACAGAATTAACTTGCGGCTCAAGCCACTGCCTCACAACTAAAATTGCAAGAATTTCCTTCTCTACATCTAATAAATCTACGTTAAATTGCTTATTCTCTTCATCTCGATTAGAAAGGTCATTTTTGCATTTTCTAAATTGTGAAATAGCGCTCATAAGCCATCCATGGAACATATCTTCCAAATCTTCCTCTGGAAGTAATGCAAGATCTGGGTCTTCAATTTTAGAAGCAGCTCTTTCATAAATTTCAGAAAAAGGAGTCATTTAAATAACCCCCTTTACTCAATCATTAATTTTAACTCTGTGCCAAGAATTTCATCCAGTGCGTTAATCTTTGCAATACTATCTAAAGAACCATTACGAATTTTATCCCCAGCAATATTCTTGATAGAATCTTTAAATCCAACAGGAATCTCACGGAGTCTTTTCTTAAACTGATTAATAGGTAGATTGAATAAATTATCGACATCTAGTGCAGCAACCTTTGCGTAAAGGGCCTTAAGTTCGGGCCACTGTTCAAGTAATTCTTCGTCCTCAATTACAAAATACGGGGCATTTAGATAAGCAGACCTAGTAGACCTAAGAGCTTGGAGATCTTGAAATTCTACCTCAGTAGCATCACCATAATCTGCCCATGTGTATAGTAATTGAGACTTCTTGCCGGGTAATAGCAGTTCTCCGAACGTCACAGACTTGCACAAAATAACATCATCTTGCGCGAATTTACGAGGAGCCTTTTTCTTGGGTTCTTCCTTGATAATTTCTTCAGTAGGAGCCTCGGCCTCTACCTTCTTGGTTCTTGTGTTTGCCATATTAAATTTCTCCTTTTATCCTAATAATTAATTTTGTATTGTTTAAATTACTTAACAATCTTCCACATACCAAACTTCTGGTTAGTAATAACACTAAGGCCCATCTTGGTCTGAACCTCGTAATCATATGTCATCCGTTATGTTTAACAATTTTTACTTTCAACTTTTATCCATGATAATGGTTCGCCTGTAATTGGATGTTTGCCAGCGTGTTTTAAATGCCCATTTGCACAACTAGTAACATGGCTTCTGGAAATGCCATATTTATTTTCTACATCTTTTGCACCCCAAAATGATTCATGTAATTCTGGACAATACAAAGGGACTGTTGCTCTTGGATTATTTTTACCATTTACGTCTGCATGATTTACTGACATCTTATTTTTTGTTTCTTCTGTTATAACTCTTTCATGGTTTGCTTTTCCTATCTTTGCTCGATGTTCTTCAGTAAAAATCCTTCCTTTAAGAGATTCGCTAATTTTTAATCTTGTTTGTTCTGACATTGTTTTAATATCACGCGAACCTCCCGGTTCAATATTGTAACCAAAATCTTCATTGTCAGATTTGTAAAACGATATATAATAACGTTCACGCTCATCCAAATGTGCAGCATCGCACTCTTCTATGATATTAAATGTAAAATTTTTAATACCATATTTATTGACCGCAAATTGCAAATGTCTATTTTTATGCTTATTGTGTTTAAGTTTAGTTTTATGTCCATATAGCCTATCTTTTAAATTAACAGATTGACCAATGTATTTCTTCCCGTTTATAATATTTTCGATACAATAAATCCCAATTTTCTTTTCCACATTATCACCACCTTTTATCATAATATTAAAGTTGAAAGTAAATATAGGGCGCTACCCCTTGTTGATCTTTCGATCCTCTATTTTTCAATAGAGCGCAGACTATATCTTCACCCTTGCGGGTGTGTACCACTTCCACATATCAATCGCTTATATGTGTACTTCCTTTCGGAATAGTCGTTGAACCTTTTCCAGCATATATCATATATAATAATTTTGTATTGTCGATTAGCAAAACGTACAATAATATATGCTAAAACTTGGCTGCTGATTATCCATTCTTACAGTGTTTAGGGTTTAACCTTGCACTATCTTAATACTTTTTTCCACTTTCGCAGCATTCACGCTTAGTATTTAAACTTACGTTGTAGCGTATTAAGCTTTAGGAGTTTCCAGCAATTCGATACATTATTTCTCATACTCATTTCTGAATACGTGGACTATGTTGTTAATCCATATGAGTGCCAGCATCCTGAACCTGATACATCTGAGTGTCGCCTTCATAAACTAGCTTGATGAAAGGATCAACGCCAACGGGCATAATAAACAGAATATCATTGGCGATTAGATACTGAGTGGTATCGTTAAGCTTAAAGCCCTGCTTGAGTTCCACAAGGCGGATTCCTTCCCAATAACCAAACTTACCAGTAGTGTACTTCTCATCCTTCATGCTACCAGAAGCCCATTCAACCTTAGTAAGATCAAACACACTAGCAAGAGCAGCGCGAGTACCCATAATAACGACTTCGGAATCAGATGCCATACCAACATCCATACATAGAGTACGTAGGGTTTCCTTGGTTGCATCACTTAGAGCAGAAGTCTTATACCACTGAGCGCCTAGAGTAGTGCCAACACCCATTAGAGCCTCATATAGAGCCTGATTAACATAACGATCAAAAGCTTCAGTAATCTTACCAACTAGAGTTGCGAAATCTTCAACACCAGTAAGTAGTCTTTCCATCTCTGCATAAACTTTAATCCCGTACCAACTAGTCTCGACACTAAAGGTCTTACCGGCCCCTAATCTTTGACGTAGCAGATCATGATGGTTGCCAGAGACTTTCATTACAGAAAGAACACTCTGATCTGGGCAATAGAACTCGTTCTTATCACCAAGTGCTAGATTACGAATTTCGACGAACTCCTTGAAGAAAGGATTCTCCTGCCAGCCACTAACTAGAGCATCATCAATAACGACCTCAATTAGATCAAAAAGAACTGCCTGATTTCTACGAATACCTCTACGAATTTCTGCCTTGGTGGACTTTTCGTCGCAACCAATAACATTGCGGAAAATCTCAACAATCTTCTGATTTGCTTCCTTTACGGAAATGCCATCTAGAGCATTGTGAGCATAGTCAAGCATTAGCTTATTAAAAGCATTATAATCATTTTCATTATTATCAAATACATTCTTAACATTCATATCAAACTGCATAAACTTAGCCATAATTATTTCCTCCTTTCTCAATTTTCAAATTACGCGCCTAGACTTACGACATGGAGTCTGTAAGAAACGCTATTAGTGTAGTTAACCTTCTCAACGATCTGAAGAACAATGCCAGTCTTAGGAGCGGCATTAGCCTCCTTATAAAGACCATTCTCAATCTCTACATAATTACCAACAACAGGAGCGGTAGCTAGAGCAGCAATAGCATTGGCAGAAACGGTGAAAATATCATCAACGTATAGTTCATAAGCTCTTGCAACTTCACCAGCAGCATTATAGAAATATCTTTCCTCTTGGTAAGAACGTCTATCGGAATTATATCCAATAGGAGGAGTGAGTACTAAGTAGGGCTTCTTGCCAGCAGCATAATCTGCGGAATCAAAAACCTGTGCCTCAACCCATGCACCTCTAGTAACAATAGAACCATTGTCTAAATCCTTGTGGCACTTCATAGACAGAATATGACCAGCGCCGGTGGCTTTTAGTAGAGAACTTTCAGCAACAACGTGCTCAGCTCCGACAATTTTATCAAAAACATTTGCCATAACTAATTTCATCCTTTCATAATTAAAAATTGTTTAATATAACAAAAGTCGTTATGAATAACGACCTTAGTTTAATAATTTTATATTGTTTAATCTTTCTTAAATAAATTACCATAAGCAGAAGCCTTTTTATCTTCCTTCTTACTAAAATTAAATCCAAGACTGTGAGGCTTCTTATCCTTCGCAGCAAACTGTGCTTTCTTTACACTGGCAGCGAATAGCAAATCACACTTATTCTGAATCTCTTCAACAGAATACTTTTCGGAATCGTTCACAAGTGTCTTAAATTCATCAGACTCACGGATACTATCATATGCTTCATCTGCAAAAATAGCATCTTTTGCGGCTTTCTGCTCTGCGGCATCATAACTATCCTTAAATGTCTTAAGCTCATTATATTTTGCCTCAAGTTCAGCATAATCTCCACGTAGTTTGTCTACGGCTATTTTTTCAGATTCGGTTAATAGCATTTGGAATAATTCTGTACGCTCGCCATCAAGAGATACATTTTCTCCGTCAATAGCATAACCCTGTTTATAGAATTTTCCATTAAACCAACCCTGCATTATGAAGTAATTATCATAAACAGCATAAATTCCATACCATTCATTGTCTGACTCTTCATATTCTCCAAGAAGATTATAAAGAGCATATCTGATATCCTCATGAGAAATTTCAATCTTAAAAGTCTTTACAAAATTTTCAAACTTCTTTTTAAGCTCATCGTCATCTTCAGTCGAAGTGCCTTCGCCATCCTCTGGATCTTCATCTTCGCTTGGCTCTGGTTCTGTTGGCTGTGGATCTGTAGAGCCTGTGCCTTCGCCATCACCTTCCCCAGCGCTAGGATCTGTTTCTCCGGCGTCGCCAGTATCAGAACCTGCATCGCCATCATCATCTGCATACTTCTTATTCTTAAATTCCTCAAAAGCTGCATCTAACTGTTCATCCGACATGTTTTCATAATCAAAATCCAGCTCTTCTGCAGTAAAACCATACTTCTCTAGAAGTTCCTCAAAATGATTCATTTCTCTTCTCACTCCCTTCTCTGTATTGTTTTTATTGAAATTAGACAATGTACTGTCAAGCTTGTCTAATATTTCAACCAATTTTTCTTGATAATTAAATACAGGCTCCTTTTGACAGAAATCTGCAATATCAGCTCTTGCGCCAAGCATTCCTTCGCCTATTTCATTACCATGTTCATCACAGCCTAATAAAGTGCAACCGCCGAAATAAAAATCTGTCAAATCAAGATATTTCTCTTTGGCATTATAAGAAAGCTCATTGATAACCAATTCACAGCTTACTTTTGTTCCATTCTTTCTACGAATGATATTCGCAGCTTCAGTATATTCTTCTGGAATAACAGCATATGCATTAACATATGTCTTATCCTTTTCTTCATCATACTCAAGATAAGGATCTTCTGCCGTAAAACAACCAACTTGCTTTTCTGTATAAACTATCTTTTCATCACCATTTTCATCTTCTTCAATTTCCATATTGTGAGCATAAAAATCATATGTTCCATCATCAAGTTGATGAATATATGCTAAGACAGGTCTATATTTTAAAGTAGGCATAGCGGTCTCCATATTCTCTTTAGAAATATGACTTCCGTTTCTATTGGTTTCGGTGTGACAAACTTTAAATTTTAATTTAAGCATCCCAGGCATATCATTATCAGATACTTCAAAATTTGCAGGAGTAGAAACAACAATCGGGTTGCCTTTTTCTTTTGAACTAAAATTAACAGACTTATTTTGTTCTACAAAGAACTGATATAAATTATCAAGCGTTAAAATTTTATGCATGTAATTTCCTCCTTTCTTGCAGAATAACTATAAACTCTAAAAAAGAGATTACAGACATAAAATATTAGTAAATGCTATCTTCTTGCCATATTCAGCAAAATTAAAATTCGTAGACGCATTTATAAATACCCACGAATCATTTGTCTTATTTACCAGTTTAAAGATGGAAGCAAGTTTCTTTGCCACTTCTGGATCTTTTGTAACAATAAATTTTTTAGTATTCATGGCAGCTCCTCCTTACTTTACATTCTTTTCGCCATCTCTTGTAGCTTGACCTTCGTCACTTAATGGCTCATCACTTGTCGGTCTACCATCAGAACCATCTCCGTTTTCTGACAATCCGCTCTGCACATTGCTAGATACCAACGGAGCAACCCACTTCGTCCTTGCTAATCCAAGTTTATCTTCTAGATACTCTAAAGAACGGCACTGAGCAGGGTTAATTCCTAATAATGATGCCATTTGCATTTTAACTGGTAAGCCATATTGCCCCAACTTTAATAATTGGTCAATTTTGTCATCCTTAAAATATTTACTAACATCAGAAAATTCAACAATTACATCTTCTATGCTAAGATTCTGTTTAATATAAAAATTAATCCATACATTGAACTGATTCACGACAGCCATAGCCGTCATACTCTCTGCCATCATAGCAAATTTAAAACTTGTGCTGTTAGTAATCTTATTAGAATTTAAAACAATATCACCATTGGCTTCAATAAGGTTTTGATATGCCTTATTAACAACATTAGTATCCTCAGCGGCATTTTGATTAAAATCAATACTATCCAAATCCATTGGAGATAGACCAATAGCAATACCTTCTGGAATGATACCTAATAACTTTTCATAAAACTGATTTGCAAGCTCCAAATCTATAGCAAAATCATCTACTTCTTTCGAACCAGAAATAGTAGGGATCTTTGCCCAAATTAATTTATAAGCACTTAACTCATCCTTAACCGCCTGAATTTGAGATAAATCAACAAGATCAATTAAAGAGTTGAACATCCCTGAAAATGGTGGTACAGGATAAGCCAAATTATCTTCATTAATCTTTAAACAAAAAGTTTGTTCTGGAGGTAACTCCTGCCAACGTAACTTACTATCAGATTTATAAGAATTATACATCTTCTTAAAAACCGGATCATACACGTCAAGATAAAAACTATTAGAACCATCAAAAAATGAAAAGTTAAATGCAAAATTTATTTTTCCGCTATAATAATCCACGCTTGAAATTTTACAATAATCAGGATCTAATATATGTATAAAAAACATATCTTCTTCTGGATTACCGTAACAGAATCCAAATACAACATCATCCAGCCATGCTTTAATTAAACATTTACGAATTTGTGTGTCTAAATGCATCCCTTGAACATAATTGCTTGTCTTAATATAATTTTGATAAGAAGATTCTTCAACCTCACCATTATCATTTAATTTAGGATAAACAATATAACTTTTTGCATCAAATTGATTGGCCTTATTTAATATCAACCTTCTATATACATGACTAACGGTATATAAAAATTCAGATAAATTCCTTAAATTTTTCTGATTGGCTTCCGTGGAAGGATTCTGAAGATAGCTTCTAAGATTGTCCTTAGAATATACCGTATAAGACCTAGATTGATTCTGAGTTAGATCAATTAACTGCAAAATATCTTTAACTGCAGCAAATCTCGCTCTGGCTTTTTCGTCTTTTTGGAGAGCCGCTATGCGCTCTTGTTCTGTTAGCTCTTTCTTTTTCTGTTCAAAACTTTCCAAAGGCATCGGCCTCCTTTCTTATCCAAATATTTTTTCAATTTGTTTGCGTGGAGTAACAGGTAGCATGTCTATAAGTTTATAATTTGTTGTACGTTTTTTATTACGAATACGCTCTGCACGTTTTTCTGAAAGTGCCCATGCACATAACGCCGCACAATAGCTTCTATCGTCGTGTAGTTTATTGGCTTTTTCGGGTATCAAATCAAAAGAGTCTTTCCCTGAATCTCTTTTTTTACGTACCATATTAACCATTTCTTCTTTCATAGCATCGATATTTTTAAGTGCAATTTCTTGATATGGATCAAGTTTCACAATTTTTGTTTTAATACAGGAAGATTTTTTCATTTCTTCTTCAACCTTCTGCGCAAATTCTGCTTCTGGAATATTTTGCTTTTTTAGTTCTTCAGAAATACGTTTCTTCTCTGAATTATATAATTTATCATCAACCTCAAATAAAGTTAAATAACCCTTATTATCATAATCATTTGTGAAACTAATACAATCAAGATTCATCATTTCAATAAGTGCTTCATATATAATCGACTTATATTGAGTAGGAGAGACAAGCTTTAATTTATTAATAGCATTAGGATATTTACTAACATAATCAGCACTATATTCTTTATCTATCAAACCCCTATGTTTATTTCCCTTATCATCTACCCAATCTTCCATCAAGTAGTCTGCAATATTTACACCACCGCCACCAGAACCAGCATCTATTAAAACGGCTTCTATATTTTCATAATCTGGAGCATTCCCATTATAATCCAATATAAGCTCTTTTAAATATTTAATCTGATCTGGCGTTTGCATTGGAGTTTTTCTCTTCTTTCCAACATCAAGTAAATTAACACAATTTACAATACGTCCTTTATAATCACCATGCTCATCAATATAAAGTTCCATTATAAGAATAACGCTATTATCTCTAGAACGAGCAGGGTCATATGCAAATATAAACTTTTTCTCGCCCGTATCGTTATACAACAATGGAACACGAGTTTCACTATTACGAGCAATGGTACCGCGCTTAATAATGGCATTTAAACCAGCATCTGTCGTAAATTCACAATAATACTCACGACGTGCTTTTTCGGGATTCGTTGCCATTTCAGTTTCAACTGTACTACGCATAAGCAAAGGGGCAATGACCTTACCATGCATGGTCGGTTTAAAAGCAACTTCACAATCTATATGGGCAACAAAATAATCTTGATCTCCCATAAGTTGTCGTTTAGCAAATTCTCTATATAAACGATAAAATTCAGTATCAGTACTCGATGCTGAACTAATATAAAATTTTTGGTTCGGAATATTTGTAGGAAATGTACGAAGTCTAATCGGGTCAATAAGATTACCATCTCTATCCTTACCGGTTTTAAAGCTTTTATTAACAATGGCAAATGCACCATAAACTTTCATCATTTCTGCCGACAAGAAGCCGGACTCATCAAATATTACAGTTCCACGCATACCTCTCTTGGCATCTATATTACTATTTAAGGTTTGAGTCATTGAACCATTATATAAAGAATACGTAAAACCATTACTTGAATGACTGAATCCATCTCCTGCAGCATTTTTAATTTCCACTTCGTGCTTAAAAATATATCCAGTTGAACCAACCATTTCATCAATATTGTCATTCGCCAGACGTTCGAGCGTTGTAAATGTTTGTTCAGCCTGTCCACCTGATCCTGATGCTATATAACTCCAAAAGTTATTAAATAGCATCCCTTTAGACATAAGAATTAAATCAATTACTGTAGATTTTCCCAATCCACGGGTCGCAACAACCAGTACATTTGGACAATTCCAAGACCTTTGAACTATCCATGCCTGTGCATCAATTAATTCTATACCGAAAAAATCACTTATAAATCTAACAGGATTACATTGATAATATTTTTGTAATTCTGCAATTTTTATCAATGATTCTATTTTACGAGTTGACATTGCATATACACCGGGTTTTACATATACAACGTTACTTTCATTCATTATATCCGAAAGATACTCATCATTCATTTCATCAATTATTTTGATCTTCATCTGACTGCTCATTTTCGGATACCTCCTCGTTAACAGGTTCTATTTCACTAAGAGGGGAGAAGAGTTCATTTAAATTGATAAGATTCTCTTGCGGCAATAAATCATGCTCAGACAGCGTATCTTTCAAATCTAAATTTTCTCTCAATAAAATCCTACATATCTCTTTATAATTTTCCCTTTCACTAGTAAGTTGAGTTACAAGCTTTCTTTGCTCCGCAACAATATCAGAATATTCAGACTCATCAAGAGCAAGTTGCTTTAAAATAGAAGCATTACTCAAATCCATAACCTGTTGCATACCTTTACATGTTGCAATGTCAAATCCATTAACTTCTCCCTCGCGGAGATTTAATTCTTTAATTTTTTTAATTTTACCAGTCCAAGTATTTTCACCTTTACTCTGATTTTTATTATGTTTTAAGCTTAAGCAAGATTGTTCCGCCAACAAAGAAACGGTAGAGGCTATATTTTTCTTAGAATCTAGGTAAGATTTAATTTCACCAGATTTATTAGAAACATTTGGAGAAGACATAGCCTTTGCAATCATATCATCCAGTTTTGCCTGTTGCGAAAATCCACGAACAATAGTGATCGCAGAAGAAATTCTCATCATGTCATCATTTTCTCCACTTGCATCCAAATATCCAATCAACTGAGAGTAGAGTAGTGGTTTATCTTCTTCTTGTTCATGTTCAAAAGGATCATATCCAAGTAATCTAATAACATCTATACGGTTCTTTTCATACTCTTCATTGATTTCTTGATTTTTTGGGCGTTGGTCTTCTGATAATTCCTTTCCAATATCTTGTTTAGCTTGCTTAATTGCTTCCTCTTTATAATTTGCAAATAAATCCCCATCACGCCAACGCATCGTTTTATACTGCGGCATACTAATATTTTTAATATATGCCGCCCATATATTACTACGTTGCTTTGGATTTTTATCATTTATATACTCAAAATAACTAGAATTCCAAATATTTTCGAGGAAGGGTTTATCAAGACGTTCAAGTGCTTCTTGGACGGACGCCTTCGTGCAATCACCATATGTCTTAGTCCTAGCATTATAATTTCTTGCAATCTTTTCTGCACAATCCTTACACATTACCGTTTTGCCAGTCATCACAAGCGGATCAGAGCTCATATAAAAATCTCCAGCTTTTTTAATGGTGTTACAATATGGGCACAAATATTTTTCAATTTGACAAGCCTTAGAAGTTTGTCTTCTTCCAGCACTTTTACCTGCCGCCATAACTCTTCCTCCCTCCTGATTAGCATTTTGTCACGAATATTATATATTATTCGTGACAAATCTCAACGGATTCATCGTTTGCCTGTTTCTTAAGACTATCATTCAGCTCCGAAAACGCAGCCTCGAAAGCTTCGTCACGCTTAAAAACAAAAATAGTCTTATCTGGGTTTTCCTTAGACTGCTTAATATCTGCAATAGTACATCCAGCGCGCAATAAACGTCTGGCGCATCCGGGGTTAAAAACTAACTTAAAATTCTTTTTAATGTCTTCCATTTTATTATGTTCTCCTTTATTTTTTGTTATTTATATTATTAAAACGGCAGTAATTAATAATTACTGCCGAAATAATATTAATTTTGTATTGTTTATAATTTAATATTATAGGTGCACTGTCTACCATCTTCCGGTGTAAAAATTACTAATGTTTGTCCCGGAGATGAATATAATCTCTTGTTATTAGAATACTCATCTGCTCCACATAAGGAACGAACTAGAATAGATTCAATGCCAAGTTGTTCAAACTCTTCAATGTGGTGCTTGTCTGCAAGGAACGAATAATCAATTGTCTTCCCATAAAGCTTTGAAAAAATAGTATTTGCAATAACGCCAAAATTCTTAATCTTATCAAGGTCTCCATGGCAACCAATTATATTATATCCACACACACTAAATGCAATAAATTCATAATAATCACTTTCAACTATATTAACACGATTATTATTCTGTAATCTTTGCTTTAACCACCATGGAATAATACGTTCCATATTATCTGAGTGAATACTATCATCCTTATTTTGGATTGTTCTTGCATGATTACCATATGTAGAATATACATCAACTTGTTTCACTTTAGCAGAAAGCTCATTAATGAATTGCGCCAAAATTTCAGAGACATGCATAAGTTGCTCGCATGTATTTTCTTCAGACATAACTCTGCAGCCAGAATGAATAGCGCCATGAATTTCATCGCCAAGTAACATAATATGCAATTTTTCAACATGGTTATACTTTAAATATTGAGAAACTTTTTCATAAAGCTTTTGCACTCTCTGCTTGCATATATCAGTATTATATTTATTCCAAATATTGTCTGAGACTTCTCCATAGTGCCAATCCGCTAAAACCAAAATAGCCTCTTTGCCAGATTCAACTACTGGAATATCTGAAAAATTATTTAATTCACGAACCGGAAGAGATTTAGCGACCTTAATTAATTCTTCTGTTAAATGGTCTGAGCGGGCATCCATAGTAAGGATTTTATTATATTCACGCCTTTGGTCTTGAAATTGTTTTTTGGCTTTATAAAGCTCTTCCTTCTCTTCACGAATTTTCTTCAAATATTCATCCTCAGTGAAAAATGTACTTTCATTCGCTTCCATCATTTTATTAAAACTCTGTACCTTTTTTCTATATGCACTTTCGCCATAATTATATCCAAGAGATTCATTTAATATGTCCGCAATATTTTGCCACGTTAAGCCTTGTGACTCTTTCATAGAGCATATACGCAATATATATTGTTCTTCATTTTCATTAACTAATTTCTCATACCCCATAAAATCACCCCAATTATTCGCCATTAATTCTATATCTAAATGGCTGGCTAAATTTGGCATATGGAATAACTCTTTCTGGGGCCATCAAAGTTGTATTATCACGCGGGTTTCTAACTTCGCGTGGGGCAACTCTACGAGCGCCAATTGTAACACCGGGGATTAATTTCATCTCAGCATTTTCATCAAAACTTGCTTCCTGCATAACATCAACAACTAGCGCTTCTAGAGCAGTTAGAAACTCTTCAATATTATACTTATAAAAACCTGTACGATCTGCGAGTTCATTAATTATATCTTGCTTTTTTAGTATTTTATTCATTTTTTGTTCCTCCTAATTTGTATTTTATTCATAATCCTCATCATACGAAATAGACATAGACACTGGCTTTTCTAGAAAATCTACAAACAATCTAGATAATTCAATAAATTCACCAGTATCAGGGTTCTCAATACCAATAATACCATCCTCGTCTAATCCAAGCACTCCCTTTGCAGAGAGTTTATAATTCTTATTAATACTTGCCTTTGCCATATTTATTGTTCCTCCTGTTAATTTTGTACTGTATTTATTCTTCCAATTCATCTGCAAAGCGCCAGATATATCCATATGCAGTCTTTCTTTCACCACGGCATACTTGCGCAATATGAGTATACTCACGACCAATTGCTTTACCAGCTTCGGTCTCACTATCATATATTGCAATAGTTTCTAACGTGTTTTTGTCAATTTGTACAACTCTTTTTTTACCCGCATCAGACCACGTGCCATGTTCACGGATATATTTATTTCTTGCTTCGCTATATTTTTTTCTCACTTCTTCACTTCTATTTTTTGCTATTTCACTCAATTTTTTCTTCTGTTCTTCGCTCATTGGTCTACTTTGGCCAAGATGAGACTTTCTCATTTTTTCAATACTTTCTTCACTAAATTTTAAGCCACCAGTTCCCAATCCGCCTTTAGCAATATTATAAAATTGTTCATCATCAACAGCATTATAATATCCAATGAAAACTTCTTCCATATAATTTAATTCATCTGCGCTTTTGCATTCATATAAGATAGTACGCTCAAAATTTTCTTCACCATATTTTTGTATTGCTTTTTTGAGCAACACCCCAGAACCAAGATACCACGAATCATCAATGTCTGTAATATCCATAGTTCTTTTATGTTGACCTATATATAATTTGCCATTGATTTTATTGCGAGTCATATAAATAAATCCATATTGAGGTTCTTTATATTCATTTAACATTAAATCTGCGAATGCACTTATTTTGCCTCTATGATTAGTATGAAGACTAAATCTTTGTGCAATTTCAAAATGTTCTTTTGTCATATAATCTATACATGCAGAGAATCCAGATTTTGTTTTATCATACATATCACATTGAATCATATTCCCAATAATAATTACAGAGCTATTATCATTAATGCGACTAATAACCTTAGTTAATGTTTGTAAATCTGCATTTTCAGCTTCATCAATAATTACAAAGGCATTATTAATATTAATACCTCTCATATATGTTGATACGGCGCATTCAATATATGCTGTTCCATTTTCTATAGCAGCAGAAGAGGTATTACATACATGATCCGGTAATTCTCCTATTGTAATTAAGGCATCATATAATGGCTGAAAATACGGTTCGGACTTCGTAAGCAAATCACCCGGCAAAAATCCTTGTGTTTTCTCATAAATTCCTGGAAAAGTTATATAGACTATATGATCATATAGCCCATATTTTACCATTAACACTCCTAATGCCGTAGCAATAAGAGTCTTACCAGAACCTGCAATCGAGTCTACAAGAAATACCTTTTTATCTCTTTTCCATACGGCATCCATAAGTTCTTTTTGCTCTCTATCAGGGATTATCCCAAAGAAAGGGTGATCGTCTAATGTCATAGGAGTATCTTTACTAAATTCATTTACGACAGTCTTTTTCTTTGTAGCCATATAGTCCCTCCAAATTATAGAATTTCATCAATGTCTTTAATAATTCCATCAGCCATGCCAAGAGTAACAGCCTCTTCGCATGTGATATACCATTCTGTACTCTTTTTCTTATTAAAAGTCTTAGAGTCAATGGATGTTTTATCTAAAATATAATTTCTCATTTTGTCAACAAGGGCTTTATATTGTTTCATTTGCTCAGTTGTTTGCTCAAACGAACCACCACAGCCACCGCTTCCACTATGAAGCAAATAATTAGTATTTGGCATAGCAAAACGCTTATGTCCAGATAATGCAATTAAACATGCTGCCGAATATGCCCATCCCATATTAACAGTTATAATTGGCGTCTTACTGATTTCTACAAGTCCAACAAAAGACAATGTATCTTCTAATGTGCCGCCAGGAGAATTAATAAATATCTTAATTGGCTTTCTATCCTCTGGTGGAGTACCTTTGTCTTCTCTGTTCCAATTCATAATCAGCTTTGATGCTTCAAATAGACTTTCATCAATTTCGCCCTCGATCCAAATACTGCGATTTTCTACATCCTTATAGAACTGTAGGAGTTCTGGGTTTGGCAGCGAAAGATTCTCAATTGAATTTGGAATTGCGATTGCTAATTGTTCCATGTTTTGTACCTCCCTGTTGTGTGTTTTATTTAATAAAATATAAGCTTTTTCTTATATCATTACTATTTTGTATCAAATCATTTTTTATGGTAGCAAAAAATGCAAGTGATTTACTTGCATTTTTGCATTAATTTTGTATTGTTCGTTTCAAATGGTCGGTGGTAACTACGTATTCCTCTTCGCGTTATATTTAGCGTATTTCACTAAGGTCGCTTGATGCTGGCATTCTTTACACCTACAACTCCTAGAATTAGACGATGGCACTTTAAATATTTTTCCACATTCAATACACTCTATTTCTCTTTCAACAACTGGCTTATAATCATTCCTATGATTGCCACAATATTGTACGGCATTATTTTTTGTCCTAAACCATCTTCCACACGCCTTACATCTTTTATATCCACCATTTTTATAATTCAAAAACGCATAAGCAAGTTCCAAATAATCATATTCATCAAGCGTAAGAACGACTTCATCCTCATCATGATCTACAAAAGCGGCAGTCAAGGCATTATAACCTATGCTAAAATTATGTTTGAGCAATCCTTCCTTATATGCAAACCCAAAATATAAATCCCTATCTTTGGCTGGAATAACAACCCTTGCAAACTTAAATATTTCAGAAGTCTTTGCATAAAATGTATCATTATCTCTTTGACTTTCGGCATTTTGATATTTTGCTAGTGCTAAAATGACAAATGCAATTTTTTCTTTTCTTATATCATTTAAAGACATAATTTTATCCATTTCTCTTTTCGTAATATTAATAGTATTTACATCTTTAATTTTATATTTATAAGCCTTATTAATATCCTTATTAATGGTATTTATATACCCCTGATACATAAAACCATTATAATTTTGAGCCATAAAGTCAACAATTTTCCAAAATACGTCATTTTTATCTACAGGATTTAATTGTGTATAATAAATTGCTGCATTCCAAATTGCCTGAGTTATACTAACCCCGTCAATATTTTTATCCTCTATAATGCTATAAATCCTACTTTTCTCATTAAAATTAAATCTCATCTATAATTTCACCTCCAATTCTAATAGTTTTATTAGAAAATTTCGTTCCGCAACAACAAAAATCTGCATTTTCACTCTTTTCTGGATATGTGAGAGTATTATCATGTTTTTCTAACATATTTTTAATAATTTGAGCACCGCAAACATCCCAAACTATAGTTTTACTCATTTTCCCAGTATAGCAAATATCTAATAAAACATCACAAAGAGATTCTTCATTCGGGCAAATAAACGTCATATCTTCTATAAGAGTTTCAAGAAGTCTGTCTTTGTCCTCTAATAATATCTTTCTTTCTTCTTCATTATTAATTTTTCTACTATTTAAAGTCTTTAAATCCATTAAATAACGTTCACACAAACCTTTAATTTCTGCATAAGAGCTTCTTTTTACATTATTTTTTGATTTATAAATACTATAGCCAAATTCTAATTCTTCACAAGAAAAATTTTCATCAAATTCTTCTTCTATTTTTCTACAAATACGATTCATAGTAGAAGGAGACATATCAATAGGGCATTTTGCAGAACAATATTTAACAAATTTCGCCGCATCTTCACTTAAATTATCCATTTTTAGCATATCTTCAAACGAAATGCCATATAGGCCAATTGATTTTGAATTAACTTCTTCAATAAATTTTTGATAATTAATTCTTTCTGTATCATAGTTATACATAAAGAAATACGGCTTTTTATTTGCACAAATTGTTTGATTAAATGCTTTTTTCTCTTGAATTTCCTCAGAATCATCAGATTTTATAATATTTGCACCATATTGATACCATTCTTTTGGCATCGGAATAGGTAAAATCCCCTTTGCTTTATCAATTTCTCTTTGCTGCAGTGCTTGACCACATTGAGTTCTATATCTTAATGTTTCATATTCTTTACTATTTTGGGCATAATTTGCCATTAAACTTGTCATTTGCGTAATCTTATTTGTTATGGAACCAATTTTACTGCCAAATCCAGCCTTATTTGAAACAATTATATCCTCTTCTTTAACTACTTTTTTAGGAGCCTTTGTCTGTATGCAATTCAATGCAGGAAGATTAGTTTGTCTTCTTATCAACGACGCATTATTTGTTGTAAATAATAAATCACCATCAAAATCAAAGCCATTTAATGCAGCTGGCATTGTATCCCATCCGTTTACAACTATACAAGTATCAATATATTGAAACCAATCAAGAGCTTTTTTATCTTTACATATATTTTGAGCAACTATAGAATGAGCATTACTCATTGGTGCTCTGAAACAAAGAACTCTATCTACGCCTTCATCATACCAATATTTACTATAAATTTCACCAGCCTTTAAAATTCCATGTGGTTCTAATCCAAACATACTTTCACAAAGAGCGTATAAATCTCCAGAAAGGATTTGGAAGTTTCCATGCAGATCCAAAACACCAATTTTAGCGTCTTTTATTCGTCTATTTATCATTTTTTTGATTTTTGAACGAATATAAGGATCATTTATAGCAATTTTATCAATCATAAGCGCTTTTGCAATATTTTCAGCAAAAATTACATTTTTCTCGTTTAATCCCTTGCCACATAAATATGCAACGCTTTTTCTTGGATCTAACTGCATAATATCTTTAATTTCATTAACTGTTGGTGCAATAAGCTCATCTATATCATCATCTGTAAGATCTAAAGACTGTATAAATTGATAATTTAATTGTCTTATATCATCATTTTCTTCTTCAGATGTCTTTGTAACCCTTAAAGTATAATGATTCGCAATACATTTTTCATAATAATCTTCCCATGAAGAATAACTGCCGCACAACTTAAGCTGACTTTCAGTTAATATTAAATCAGCATCACGTATATCTCTTTCTTTTCCCCAATAATCTTTAATTAAATACTTTTCTGGATGTTCTGCAGACGCACCAATAATTTCTTCTGCGAATCTAATAAAATCAAAAGTGAGAGCCATGCCTTTTGTAAATGCACAACGCATATTACATCCGCTCATTGTATGTTCTGAGTCTCCATTTAGCTCTCCATTCCACCTTTTAGACAAATGGGGGAGCATCATTGAGCATCCATCCGACATATTATTTTCAAAATCTTCATTATGTTTTTCTGTTACTTTTGGCTCTACCGTTGGATCACTGTCATCTATTTCAATAAAATTCGTCTTAAAATGAACAACACAGTCTTTTACAACAATAATGCCTCCGGGAATATTACTTTCACGAGATCTAGGCCAGCTAACTGGAATTGATGCACTAGCGGCAAGTGATTCATAGGCTCCATACTTAGCAGGAGAGAGCTTTACATCTGTATTTCTGCCATTTGCTATGCGTCTCTTTAACTCATCATGAATATTTACACTTTGCCCATTGTACTCAACGAATCTATCTGCGGCATATACAACACTAGATGTTTTTACTCCATTGGTAGTGCAAATCAATCTTTTATATGCGACCCCATTTACTTTAAATCCTTTATTTGCTCTATCATAATCAGATTTTTTATCAAAAACCACACATAAATAATCCTTTTTGAACTGTAAATCATATAATTCTGTATATTTTTCTGAAACTTTTTTCTTATTGTCCTCACTATTTGGTTGTTTTTTAATTTCTTTTATGTCTTTTTTAATTTGTTTTGCTCTTGAATCATAATTCTCAGTTCCGTTTAATTCATTAATCCAAGTTAAAATTTGCGAATCAGCCAAAGAAACAACAACCCCAGGAATTTTTCTTGCGTCTGACAATGATAATTCTAATTCCCAATTATTTTGCTTGAGCAGACTTGAATTAATTTTATATATATACTGTTGTGTTTTTTGCTGTTTTGCCAAACGCACCACCTCCAAACCACAAAATTATTCGCCAATTTCTCTTATTTCATAACAATTTTCACAAAAATTATCGCCATTTTTTAATTTAACGTATTCGCCATTTATCCAATCTCCACAATTATCACATTTATATGTTTCTGCATAGGTTCCACCACAAAATGGGCACCCATCCCATTCTTCATATGGAGGGGAGTCCAAACCGTGTGTTTCTATCCAATGTTTAGGCTCGTCAAAAACACATCCGCAATCCAAGCAAATAAACATAATTATCACCACCATTCAAAATTACTCAACCGTCATTGTCATAAGATTTCCATTTTTATCTGGAATACCCATAAAACTTATATTTGTTGTTAATGATTTGTTAGATATATAACTTGCAATCTCCCTACCAATGATGTCATAACAGTTAACCGTATCTGTCGACATTTCAATTGTGCTCAATATTGGCTTTACTAATTGAGTAATATATACTTGTTGCCCATTCATATTTGTACGTATTTTCAAATAAAATGGTTCACCACTTTCAAAATCAATGGCACTCATATCATAATAAGAAGTCCCACAATACGGGCATTTATTCTTATCAATATCATATGGAGCTCCGCAATTAGGGCAGTTTCTTCTTCGCATCAAACCACTCCTTAATAGGCTGCTTCTTCTTTAATAAATTTTAAAATTTCTTTTGCGCAACCATCATCATCTGCATGGCACTCAAAGCATCTAAACGTAGTCGCACAATCATGATATACGAGCTTAGAAAACCAAGATGCAAGCTCTTCATCAGACATAGAACGAAATTTATCACCATTCGTCATTGGAACTTCAATTTCACCAGTTCCATTACATTCAAAACATTTTTCACTCCAGATGGAACAATCATTAAATTTTGAAATAAAACCATGCCCATCACAAGCAGGGCAACTAATTTTCTTTTTCATAATTCACCTCAACCAAATTGATATTCTACATGACCGCATTTATCACAACAATATTCATATTGTGCAGGATAAGAAGTTAGTACTACCATTTCATTGCGGCGCATACCACCCTCATGACATTTAGGACAAATATACTTTGGTTCTGACCATTCTTGTGGATAGTACATAGAATCTTCAATAATTTTACGATATTCATCGGCAGTTGGAAGTTTGATATTTAATTCACTCACAGATACATCGCCGGTATTTTTACCACAAGTAATTTGCAACGTCTTCATATCAGTAGTTGTAGTAGTGGTAACAGTCTTATTAATAGGAAAATCATTATTCTGACAATTCTCACAAGGGTTAATGATACTCAAGTATGGCCCATTATATTGACAATTTTCACATAATTTATTCATATATTTTACCTCCGCATATTTTTTAAATTATTTTTATCAAAACGGTTAATAGCGAAAAGTCCTACAATAAATGCTAGAACAATCACGCATACTTCTAAAGACATAATAAAACCTCCAAAATTTAATCATTATACAATTGGAGTACAATGCTAATTTAAGTATAAACACATATACACATGAGTTTATACTATTAAAATTTTCATTTGAATTAATATTGTATTGTAATAAAAATATTACTTATTTCTGCTTGCCTGTAGACGAGCGGCGATTGCAGCCCTTTGCTCATCTGATAGATTTACCTGTTTAGTAGGAGAGACCTTAATCCAAGACTTAGGCACCTCAAATTCCGACATTTCATCTGAACTACGAACAACATGGATATCCGGATTCACACCAACAAGTTTATTAAGCTTATTTCTCAAGGCCTTATTGAAAGTATAAACAGAGGCGGTCTTTTCTTCTTCGTTAAAATTAATAATTGTTTCACGCTCATAAGATGTTAACATAAATATATAACCTCCATTAATATCATATTATTCTCACTTCTTTAATCCCACAACGAAAAGAAGTATTCGCTAAAGAGCTTAAAAAACTCATTTTTAGCATTTATCCGTGTTTCATATTCTGTTTTCCAATCCATATTGTCATAAATTTCATTATTTTCGTCCATTTTATCAAGAAGGTCAATCATTTTATCAAGGATAATATCATATGCCTTTTCATTTTCTCCATCCCATGTTTCGTAATCATTGAATTCAACAACACATGGACTACCGAATCTATTATGACGATAATTTATTAAAATCTCTCGCATCATATATATAAAATATGCAAAGGTTTCCCATCGGGCAACAGGAGAGTAGCCATGCTTGAGCGTAAATAAAATGCGTTTAAAAAGAATATGGATGTCTCTAAAATTTTTCCAAAAATACTTACCGCGATACATAAAAAGGCCACAAGTAATTTTATTCATAGCCAATTCTCCTCCATTTTACACATGTCCTCATTGAACCTCTTTTCTGTAGCTTCAACATCTGCCAAAATATCCTCTTTTGTCTTACCAAGCTTCTTGAGAGTGCGTTCAATCTTATCTTTTGCCCAAACTGCTAGGTTGTCCCAACCAACGCACCAAACAGTACCTACAATATCATTATAAGGCTCTAGACCTTCGTTCAAACATTCTTCACAATAAGCATTGCTACAAGCGCCTAGGGTAGATGCTGCAACGACTATGGGAGCCTCTTTACCACATACTTCACAGACACCATGTCTAGCCATATCAGTAAAAGTCTTTTTCATCAATACAAATCCTCCGAATATAATTCATTTTTCATAATTTAGTCCTTTCTTTCATAATGTCCAGGAACCCACACTAGGTTCTCGCCGTTGATTTCCTCCCAAGCATCTGCCATTTCAGTAAGACATTCAAGACAATGAATCCAAGTACTGCAACATTGATCCTTTAGAAGTTCTTCGGAAATCTTATCAAAAAGGGCAGCAGGGATTCTTTTTTTTACTTCTTGTATGTCCTCATTAATGCGTCTCTGTATAATAGGAGAAATATCAATAGTAGGACACTTATCAATCAAATCATACTCATCATCAAATTTGATTTCTCCACGTATGTACTTGTCTCTTAGCTTCTTTAGTTCATCAGCATCAATCGGGCGCATTAGTATTTTGCCTCCTTTCTTTCACCGTACTTACAGAAAAACTCTGAACCATCTGGACATTTCATATGAAGTGCCCAACAATAAATATAACCTTCTCCTTCGTCATGATATTTGCAATCCTTACACCGCACTACAACCACAGCATCTACTGTATGTGCTGTATCAATGCAATAAAATGCCGTTTCCTTATCCTCATATTCACCGAAGTGTTCGTTCTCAATAGTACCTCTCAACTCATCAGCGTCAATCAGCCGCATCGCCGTCACCCCTGTCCATCTTCGCCCCGCATCGCCAGCAATATCCGCCTATAATTGCCGTATGCGGGTTTTCGTGTGCACCGCATTTTGAGCACTCAAAATATTTGCCCACAGGTACCGTTTTCTCAATCCACCGCCCATGTCTCACCGGGGCCACATCAGCAACGGGTGCGTTTTTAATTCGCTGGATTGCGTCTTCTGTTCTATCTCTTTGATATGGATATTCGACAGATTTCAGCCATTCAAATTCTGCAAGCAGCGCTTCCCGATCTATATATTCAGGCATTATATTCATCTCCATCCATTTTTGCGCCACAATTAGGGCAGTATGGCGACCTTACTTTATTTTTTCTATTACACCAAGCATAATCTTCCTTGTATACTTTTTTCTGACAAATTGAACAATATACCCCCGCATTCGAGCAATCGGTTAACGATATCCAATGTCCATGTCGTACCGGAGCAACATCAGTTATAAATGAATTCATACAAGAATAGCAAACCTGTATACCTTCTGGAATAATTTCTCCGCAGCATACACAACGATTTTCCATATTTAAGCACCTCCTATAATTTTGTATTGTTATTAAAATATTTTTCCCAAGTAGAAGTAGGGCAGTCTAGATAATTTAGATCAATGTCGTCATCCCATTCAACTTGTGGGCCAGTCTGTTCATCTGCAAAGTGGCAAACACAATTTACAGTAACACCATCTAAAGCATCTTGCTCAATTAGAGTTTTAATTTCGTCTAGAGATAGGTTGTCTTCTAGGTCGCAGACATATAACGTCATTTTATAAAGTTGTGCCATTTTCTGTACCTCCATTAATTTTGTACTGTTATTATAACACATTTTCCCAATTTGTCAATAGGTTATAGCTCATCAAAATCATCTTCCTGTAGTGCTCTTTGTACAGTTCTTAGACTACAGCCAAGCGCATTTGCGATTTCTTGATTATCCATGCCCTGTTCATTTAGTTCTTTAATTTTGTCACTTGAGTATTTTGGCTGCCTTCCTTTTGCTTTAAGGGCAGAATTATATCTTTCCTTTGCTTTATTCATACTGCACTCAATAGCTCCTTTAATAATTGCTTGAATCATTGGATCGCCTGTAGTAATTTCTCCAGATGTACCAAAAGACATAATTTGCCATAAAATTTCTTTTGCAGTAGTTTCATCAAAACCCTCTATCAATGTTCTCCATTTGCCATAGAATACAAAATTTTCATATTCCATTTTTCACACCTCCTCATTAATTTTGTTTTGTTGAGTGGATTATATCATAGGATGTAAAATTTGTCAAGACATAAATGACAAAAACTTTTGTCGTTGTCGCGACATAAATGACAAAAACTTTTGTCGTTGTCGCGACATAAATGACAAAAACTTTT